TTAAGCAGACCACTGTTGTCTTTGGTTTTTGCCCCTCCTCATAAGCCTTCTTGATCCATTTTTTAATGTCTCTCCCGTATGGAGGATTCATAAATACTGTTTCACCTTCCCAGCTTTTACTAAGCCCGTCATCCTCTTCAGTATAATATTTTTCACACTTCGCAGTTTTGTGGGTAGCGCATGGATCAAGAGTAAACCTATGGTCAAGATTCAAATAGTCATATAATCCTTGAGGAGTTTCCCATTCTTCAGATTTAGAAGAAAACATAACTTCTTGTGTGCTCTTATTCATACTAGCCCCGTGCTTCCAAAGCCCCCATCGGAACGACTAGTGTTTAGTTCTGATGGATCACGATTAATTTCGTCAAGCTCACAGATTACAACTGGGACCAAAACAGCCTGTGCAATTTTTTGGCCAGGTTTAATAATTTTTGTTGAACCTCCAATGTTATGAAGGTTAACAAAAACCTCGCCAGTATATCCTGGATCAACGACACATGCACCAACAAGTAATTTTTGTTTATGAGCGATACCAGACTTATTCTTGATCTCTAACATATGATTTTCCGGAACAATAGCCTTAAGGCCAGTTGGCACCAAACAAGATGCTCCAGGTGGAATTTTATATTCCCCTTCAGGTTTCCAATAGCAATCAGGATCTTGATTTGGATTCGGACAATAAAATAGGTCCATTCCCGCATCGGTGGAATGCGCTCTCATCGGTAATTTTGCATTTTTTCTAACCTTATAAAATTTAAGTTTCATCATAACTCCTTTATACCATTATACTTTTATACTTTTTGTTTGTCAAGTTTCTTTTGTTTTCTTTTTTCACTTTCTTTTTTACGCCTTTTATATTCAACATATTTTTCAGTTTTGCGATATTCTCTCTGCCATTCGGCTGCAGCCTTGCGACGTTCAGGTGTATCTTTTTCTCGCCTGCTAGCATTGTTGCGTGCTTTATATTCCTCATACCATTCGGGATCTTCTTGTTTTTTTCTTTGAAATCGAGCTGTGGCCTTCGCACTTTCTTCTTTGCGCCACTCAGGATCTTGACTTTTTTTCCGGTACCGTTCGCGCCGGTTTCGAGCGACTTTTTCGCACCACTCAGGGTTATTCCGTCTTCTTTCCCGGGCAGCGGCCCTACTGTACGCATTTTGTCTTTCTCGATATTCTGGATCTTCCTGTCTTCTTTGGCGTTCCCGCTGCGCTTGGCGCGCGTTCTGTTCAGCCCGAATCTTAGGGTCTTTCCTCCTCTCTCGTTGTCTTGCGCGATCTTTCTTGAGGCTTTCTTCACCAAAAGCGGTGCACTGGTTTAACAAAAGAGGATCTTCAGATAGTTTCTGAAGCATTTTTTGTTCTGCCAGTTTCATCTCTTTGGGACTCTCAAACTCCTTGATAACAATCCACTCCAAATCTTCTCTGCTCAGGGAGTGTTTTTCACAATGTCTACACAAAGTTGTCTTCTGACTACCATAATATCTAAAATGCTCTTTAGAACGTTCCTCCATGCCTTGCGTTGTCGAACCAACATAGTAATGACCAGTAGAGCACTGTGCTTTGTACAAATGATTTGCCTTTTTGCTTTCACGCCACAATTTATTTTTTTCACGGAGATATTCTCTATTATTTTCACGATATCTTTTAGCATACTCTTTCAAAACATCTTTGTTTTTTTCATGATACAGTCTAGACTTCTGAGAAAGCATTTCCTTGTTTTCCTTGTGGTATTTCTTCATATAGGAAAGTCTACAAGTTTTACATTGAGAACAAAGACCGTCTCTCGTACTGTGCTTTTTGTGAAACTCGGTTGTTTCTTTTTCTGTTTTGCATTCACTGCATATTTTTTTCATCCCAGCAACCTCCAATTATGTCTTATAGATCTCGAAGAAAATCCCCACTGCTCATTGTAATCAATTTTGCACATATAAGGACGATTAATATGAATTATATCTTTTTCTCGAACTCCCCAACATCTGATAGAAGTTTGATTGCTCGTTGAATCAATCACATTAACAATCCAATACTCTTTACCGTTTTTTGTTTTTCTTCTTATAATTTCTCTCGGAATAAACCAAACAACCTGAAGTTCAGGGTCATATTCAGCGATAGGAGGAACAAAATATTCTTCAAGTTTGCTTTTTACACGCTCAGTCAACACAAGATCAATTGGAAAAACACCAGTCAAGTTAGCTTTGTTGGCAATTTTTTCTTCGACTGTAAAGTCTCCCTCTGGCCTATAAAGTTCAATGTTGTCATGTAGTTGTTTTTCCTTTTTTGGACGATCAACAACAGCAGCCGACCAAAAATGTTTCACTCCAGAAAACCTGTCATCAATCAATCCTTCTGCCGCGCCGCTCCGAACAAGAACGTCCAAAGCTTTCTTATTTAACTTACTGTAAATGATATCTTCATTAAACAACAGTTCTTCGATAGTGTTAAACGGACGATTCTGTACAATCTGTTCAATAGCTTTGTCTCCTAGACCTTTAACAGAAGTCAATGGTTGAATGAGAGTCTTACCATCTTCAGTAATTTCCCAAACTGTCCCTGAAGAATTTATATTGAGTGGCTGAATCTTAAACCCCATCGACTTAGCAATGTTAATTGCTTTTTCTTTTCTGCTTTCAGGCTCCTTATCAAGGAAAGCGGCAGTCCACTCTACAGGATAATAATTAAGTAGCCATGCACACTGGAAACTAAGAATACTATAGCTTACTGCGTGAGACTTATTGAAGCCATAGCCAGAAAAGTATTCAAATGTCTGCCAAAGTTGATCAGCCTGCGACATTGATAACTTCTTTTCTATACAGCCTTCAACGAATTTATTATAAATCTTCTCTTTCTTTTTTGATTCATCTCCAGCCCCTTTCTTTGTCAAATATTTTCGCAGAGCGTTGCCTTCGTCAAGGGAAATGTTTTTGCCAAGTTTGTGAGCCAGCAAAGCAATCTGTTCTTGGAAGATAAGGAACCCATGGGTCTCTTTTGTTACATCCTTTATAAGCTTGTGAATGTAATTGACACTTCCAGGATCTCGCTTTGCGTCGACATAAGATTTGTCAACATCTGCGCCTAGGGGCCCGGGGCGGTATATTGAAGTGATGGCAGAAATATCAATCAGATTTTTCGGCTTCGCCCTCTTACAAAACTCCTGTGCTCCTTTTTCTGTGAATTGAAATATACCAGTCCACTTACCTTTCTGGAAAACATTTCTGTAAATATTTTGATCATTAAAATCAATAACATCGGGATGAAGTTTCTCGTTATAGAATTTCTTTACATTTTCAAATGTTGGATCCTCAACGCCGTGGTGCCTCTTGAGAATGTGTCGGATTGAGCCTTCAATCATTCTCAACGAAGCCAGCCCAAGAATATCAAACTTAATAAAGCCAAGAGGTTCAAGATGTCTTACGTTTTGCCCCTCAGACCAAGGAGTTTGCCTCACGCCGCCGCTATTAACAAGCGGCATCCACTTGTCTAGGCTCTCGCCTATAACGACGCCTCCTGCGTGCCTAGAGACGCTCCTAACCTGTCCTAGAAGGGCTTCAATATGAGTTTTGATGTTAGGGTACTTATTAAGGAACTTCTTCAAAGTCTCTGAGTATTCCATAACTTCTTCGAATGTTGGCGTATATACTCCTGATTTAATACCATGAACTTTTTTGGCAATTGGAGTTGCTTCAAAGATCATTTTCCCCGTCACATTATTAACTTCAATAAAAGGAACATCATAAAACTTCGATACGTCTTTGATTAAAGAACGAAGTTGTAGAGTGTTATAGTTTGAAATAGGAGCAACTGTGTCGGATCCCCATTCCTCAATCAACATCTCTTTCAACTCCATCGGATCACTTACATCATAATCAATATCAGGATAATCTGTTGCGTCTTTACGTAGGAACCTTGAAAACAGAAGTCCATGTTTAATTGGATCAACCTGTGTGATATTAAGGACATAGGCGACGAGAGAACCTGCGGCAGAGCCTCTTCCTGGGCCTGTCAGTTGGACGGAAGACGCTTTGTCAGCAATCGCCTTCATTGTCAGAAAATACTTGGCAAATCCACGATCACGAATAACAAAAAGTTCTTCTTTAAGTCTATCAACATATCCTTCTTTTTCATTAAGATCTTTTTCTTTTAGACCATCGAGACAATCTTGTGTCAGAGCCTGAATATCTGTTTTACCCGCAGGGACAACAAAACTTGGAAGTCTAACTTCATTATCTGGCATAAAGTCTTCGATCAGATCGTGAGCAATATATTCTGTTCTTTTGATTGAGTCCAACACAAGGTCATCATCGTAATCAAAACCAACCAACTTAGAATAGTTATGATATGCTTCCCACATCTGTTCGCCATTTTTTGGATACAATTCATATCCGACCTCTTCAACCCCGGAGGGAAGTTCAGCAGACATGTATTCTGGTAGGCCGCCTTTGCCTAGCCATCCAATCCTTTTATATAGTTCCCTGTCCTTCCAAGCGTCAGGGTTGGGATAATGACTATCAGCGGTAGAAATAAGCTTTACATCATACTCCTTGCAAACCTGAACAATATACTGATTAAGCTCGTGCTGTTCGGGAATATTGTTCCATTGAAGTTCGCCATACCAGCGATCTCCGAATATGTTTTTCATGCGCTCTGTCGTTTGGCGCATGGCATTTAAAACAGCATCACCACTAATGTCCCTATAGTCCCAATAATCACCAGCATAAACGCCACCAAGACAAGCACTAGAGGCAATAATTCCGTCGCCATATAGATCAAGAAGCTTATAATCAATTCTAGGGTAACGATAAAAGTTTTCATCTTTATAGCTCTCCGAAACTAATTTAAATATATTATTCAGCCCAACTTGATTTTGTGCAATCAAAATCAAGTGATCTCTTTTCTTCAGAATGTCTACAACTTTTTGCTTTGAAGCTTTTTCATCTTCTATAGATAGTTCAATTTCGTTCTTGATCCCTTTTTTCTTTTCTTGTTTTGCTTTTTCGTATTCCTCACGCCACTGATCTAAGGAAGGGTTGAAGTAAGCTTCAACACCAAAGATTGGCTTAAATTTCTTGCCATCAGCCTGCATTTTGCGCGCGTGAAGAACTTGATAAGGCAATCCATTCATGTGGCCATGATCGGTCAATGCAAGGGCATTTCCGTCGTTCTCATAGGCAAATTCCATGTGGTCTTGTGGATATCCTAGACCGTCATTTAAGCTCAATCCGCTATGTGCGTGCAATCCAACAAATGGAATTTTAGTCATTAATATGTGTCTCCTATTCCATATTCATGAGGTTTGAAGGATCGTTATGTATTACGGTCTCCACATCATATTTAGTTTCAATCCAACATCTTGCACCACAAGATAATGGTTTATGCGGACTGTATACAATTTTTGCAACTTCGTTGCCATTTTCATCACGAATTATAGCTTCGTGAGCATACCTGTTTTCTTTATACGTCTTGACAGTTAAACATGGCTTACTCTCACCAGTTTTTGTGTTCTTGCGAATAATATGTTGATTGACGTGAACAATAGTTTTCATTTTTTTACCTCTGCAGATAATATAACACAACTATCTCTTCGTGTCAAGCATTTTATTTTTATATGAATAACAAAAAAGAAGCGCTGGCAATAATGCCAAGCGCCCCTATCAGTATTGAGACAAGCTCTATTTTTTCAATCATTTTATTTCTTCTTTTTCTTCTCAGGAAGTCCCTTGTGTTTAGTTTTAGCAAAGTCTTTAACATCAGACTCTCCCATTTCTGCAGCAGTTTTAGATACTTTATCAGAAGGACAGTCGCCCTCTTCTTGACATCCGCGAACCATGCCAAAAAATCTTTGTTGAGATTTAGATACGGACTTCTCGCTGATAGGCTCTTCGTCTTCCTCTTCTTCAAGATAAACTTCCCTCTTCTTTGAAAATTCATCTTTTGCTGGTTCGCCTTCGCCAAATCCTCTTTCACTTAAGGCCTTTTCAAGCTTTTCAAGCTCTTCTTTGATGATTTGTTTTAATTTTGACTTGGTTAGTTTCATACTATTAATTAGTCCTGTTAATTCAAAAAAGCTTATAAATTGTCCTCGCCAATTGGGTTCCATTCGTGGTAGTCAAACAACGCTTTTGATGGTCTTTTCATGCCTTTTCTCATCTCCGAGCCCATATATTCACAATAATCTTCCCAATTGTCAATTTTGAAGTACCAATCAACTTCCACGTCTAAAGCGCCTTCGAAAGATAAAGAGCTGAACACCTGTTCAATAGGAAAGTGTCTGGCCGACCACCTTTCCTCAATTGGAAGCATCTTTTCTGTCAAGCCTTTGCCTGGCACATATCTGCCAGTTCCTTCTTTTCTAAGTTCTCGTCTGCAGTTTTTAAAGTCTTCCGCATCAAATGTGAAACCTAAATATTCGCCATTTTTGACTGTTGTGCTCAAAAATGATAAAATAAACTGCCTTTCACTTGATATTTGCTTTCTGTATGTTCTCAATATTTCTGGAGGATATACGCCATACGGAAATGCTGTATAATATCTATTTGGAACAACATAAGTACTTATCTTTTTACTGATGCTGTATGCAACCAACGCTCCATATAATACACTCCATCCCAAGCAATCTCTTTTATCGCGATCTTTTGAGTGTATTGGAACATAATAAATTGGGATTTGTTTTCTCGTCTCTGATGGGCGCGGATCCATGTTTCTTCCTAGCCAAATTGGATCTTCTATTACCTCGCCTATTCTGTGTCGAATAAGAGGTTGCATATCATCATGACAAACAATCCAAATTGTTTCACATCCAGCCCAGGCGCACTCAACGACTGCTCTCTCGACAGCGAGGTAATTGGGGGCAATGGGTGTGCAGGAATCATGCCAAGGAAAATTAAAATCTAGTGGCTGTCCTGCAACCGGTACGATTCCAGCTAAATGAAAAGTATGCTGTATGTTTGTTCCACTTTCAAGCACTTAACACTTCACTCACTCTTTTTAAATATCCTTCATGCCCATCGGACTGAAAATAAATTTCTCTTTCCCTTCTATAGTCGAAAATAATTGATTCTTTATTTTCAAATACTGGTTTTTCATTTTTTTGGATTTCTCTGTGGGATGTCTCAATTTTTACTGAGTGGTAATTATATTGCTCTGGATTACTAGGCTTTCTTCCGTTTCTCGCTCCTCTTATACCAGCTTTTTTCATTAAATCTAAAACTTTAAATTTGACATATGTATCTGAGTATTCAAAATCTTCCAATTGTTCTTTTGTCATGTAAGACACTGTCACAAGATCTTTTCTCTGTTTGTCACCAGTTCTGGGAGAAGGATAAAAATAGATATCTTTTACAAAATTCTTCTCAGTTCCAAAATAGTCATATTCATGTTTCATGCCAGAACGTACATCTATCCAGTCAATAACTTTAAAATTATCAACTTCTTTCGGGTTTTCCAAGCCGTTGATATTTTTGCTATCAAATATTCTCAATTTATCAAACTTGAATCTTAGAACTCTTGAATTATCAGTTGTAATTTTAAAAAGATTGTTGTCTTCAATCCTCATTGAGTAAACTTTATCTGATGCCGGGATAAGGCCAGCGAGCGATAAACAAAAAACTAACTTTTCCCAAACTTCAAGTTTTGAGGTCCCAACAATCTTAGAACCAGTTGGTGTTGTCAGTTCATATTCTACGGCATCAACCAAATACTTGTCCAGTTTGGCGGTGGCGTCGAAAAAATCAAAAAAGTAAGGCTTGCCTACATCGTTCAGTATGATATTTTTTTGATTTAAAAATGCATAGCTTACTGCTTCTAAACTATTTCCAACAACCAACTCATCGACTTCGTATATATGATGATTTAGATCACTCACGGTGCATACAACCAGGTATCATCTCCAGTTCAATTCTTCGATACGTTTTTAAAATTAATTTAGCGTACCGTACACCCTGCTGGTTGTTGCTCTTGTTTTTGCCGCGACATCGATAGCCAGAATTATAACCACATAAGCCAATGCTTATATCTCCTCGACCATATTTATAAATCCAATGATGAAGTATTTGTGCGCCTTTTCTAATCGCCATTTCAGGATTTTTTTTAAGCTGACGACAGCTTACGTATCCAAATTTTCTCGACCATTTTGGGATCACTTGAGTTAAGCCACAGGCTCCTGATTTGCTTTCTGCTTTTGGACTCCATCTGCTCTCAACATAAATTAAAGCAGTTAATATAGCTGGATCGATATCATATTTCTCGGAATACTTTACAACTGTGTCCATGTGTTTGCATGCATACTCTGCATTTGGCATACCAATTGACAACACGGCAGCACAGATTAATTCGGCATAAGTCATCATCCGTCGTGTACCACCCCACACACATGATTTTCTAAAACAATAGAAAATTCTTCTTCTCCTACCCTAATATCTTGAATCAGGTGACTGGGAGCAATAATTTTCTCGCCCTTTCTGGCCGCTACGGAACAGTCCGGACTTGCAGACAGTACACGCAAAAGTGAATATTCTTCAACTTTTTTATATCCCTCTGGCAATAAAACATTTGATTTTTCTTCCTCGTTTTCAAGCTTTTCCACCAACAGGTGCCTATTTCTTGGTTCAAATTTCATGCTACTTCTCCTAAAAGGTTTTTATATGTCTCGTATTCTTCCTGTGTGAAAAAATGCCAATATCTCCTCTCGCACCTTTTGCAAAAAAATTCCGCTCCAACAGATCCGTCAACAGACTTACGCAATTGGCCGCCGGAAAGCCACGCGTGCTTCCTCAGTCTAGTTCTGGAACCGTCACAAAGTTCGTTTGCCTCTTTTTCTGGTAATAAATAATTAAGTTTCATTTTTTATCCTCCTTTTTGATTATAGAATTTTTTGAAACAAATGTCAACCACATTTTGCGTAGCCACATTTAGCACAAGTTACACACCCATCTTGATAAGTCAAGCCTTCTTGTTCGCAAACTTCGCAGACTTTATCGCTCTCCACTTTTTCCCCATTTTGAATGTAGTTCTTAAGAATTCTCGCGACACACCTTGAGAAGCTGAACATGTCACTGTCTCGATCTTTATGGAGTTGTTCAACGAGGAAGCTTGGTTTTGCTCCATGCCGCAGTGCGAGAGAAATCATTCTTGTGAATGCTGAATTTGTTGGGTTGTCAAAAACGGTCACAACATCTTTGATAAAAATAGCGTCGTCCCCTTCGTCTACTTGAAGATCGTATCTGTTGTTTCTGGTTTTAAAGGTGTGTTTTGTCAAAGTTCCATGAATATGTTTTTTTGGGATCTCGATCAAGTTTGAAAGACCTCCTAAAACTTCATATGGCTTGTCATCATAAATACCGATAAGAATTGTCCATTTTTCACCTTGGATAGTGGTATGGTGGATATCACAAAGAAGGTCTTTCGGTCTTTTCGGAGCACCATTTTGTGGAAATGTTCCCTTGGAATTTTTTGTTACGAGAACGCCACTTCTGCTTCCGTCAACATAAACTGTTATACCTTTAAGCCCTTTTTTCCACCCTTCGAAATAAAGTTTGCCTACAACACTTGGGTCGGTGCCCTTTGGTAGGTTGATAGTTGAGCTAATCGAATGATCTATACTTTTTTGGACGGCAGCCTGAATTTCTACTCTTTTTGGCCAGTCAATTTGGTCACTCTCAACAAAAAAGTCCGGGACTTCTTCCGTTTTTAGTAGATCTAGATATTCCTGCAGATTGTGGTGGAAAACATCGTATTCTAACCATTTGTCTCCAAGCTCATCGATGTAGTCCGGTGTAATATCTTTTTCGTTGTGAGAAAGCTTGCGCCTTCGTTTGTAAGAATTTCTAAAGACGGGTTCAAGTCCAGAGCTGGTTTGTGACATAATAGAAACAGAACCAGTGGGAGCGTTTGTAAGAATGGAGATATTGCGTCTTCCAAATCTGGAAATTTGTTCCTGCAAAATTTTTGGCAGTTTCGAAATATAGGAATTCGATTTCTCTTTCTCCCAATCAAATACTGGAAAAGCTCCGCGTTCCTTTGCTAAATTAACACTTTCTGTATACGCAGCATCTCTTAAAGTTTCATAAATTTTTTCTATCACCTTCAAGGCCTCGTCAGAATCATAGCGAAGGTTCAGACATGCAATTGCGTCCGCTAGTCCATGAGTCCCCAGTCCAGTTCTCCTACCATTTTGACAAGCCTTTAAAAGATTTTTCCATAAAGCTCTTTCGTCCTTTGTATCACAAATTTTAATAATATTTTCGAGCTTCTCAATCTCAAGTTCCACCAAATCATCTGACAGTCTCATCGCTTGAGTTGCAACTTTATAAAGTTTATTAAAATTAAACTTCGGATTCTTGAACGGCTTACTTACGAAATTTTTGAGATTGATCGAAATTAAGCGGCAACTATCATAAGCAGAAAGTGGTATTTCTCCACAAGGATTCGTCGTAATAGTTTTAAACCCGACATCAGCATAACATTCTGCTGGAAGGTTATTAATGATATTGTCCCACATCATGAGTCCCGGTTCAGCCGTTTTCGTTGCTGACTCAACAATGAGATCCCACAATTCTTTTGCTTCGATTTCTTTTGTTATGGTTGGGTTACTAGAATTGACAGGGAACTGCAAAGTGAACTTTTGTTTATTTTCAACTGCTTCCATGAACTCATCACTTATTTTAACTGATACGTTTGCTCCGGTAACCTTCGTTAAATCGTGTTTCATAGCCACAAATTGTTCAACATCAGGATGCTTTACGTCCATCGTGATCATTAACGCTCCTCGTCTTCCGTTCTGCCCGATCATGCGACATACATAAGAATAGAAATCAGCGAAGGACCAGGCGCCAGTTGTAGTACCGGCAGAGTTGTTAACAGAGGCGTTTTCGGGACGCAATTCAGAAATGTCGAGCCCTACACCACAACGGCGCTTAAACAGGTTAGCGAGGTATTTACCTGAATCAACAATTGAAGAAATATTGTCCTTCGGAGAATCGACGACGACGCAATTTGATAAAGAAACGTTAACGTAATTGTTTCCAATACCCATCATTGGAGAGCCTTGAGGAACAACGTATTTGAAGTTTTTTAGCAGTTCATATATATCGTCTTGTGAAAGCGCACCTTTTCCGCCAAACTTTTGCTCCATTCTGGCAAATTCTTTCGCCATACGAACGTGCATATCGTTAGGGCTCTCTTCTACGAAGTCGCCTTTCTTATTTTTTAAGGCATACTTGGTCATCCAAACGTTAGCAGCCAGCCGATCATCGTTAAAATATTTTAACGCAGTCTCTTGTACATGTTCTTCACTGTGCATCTTTCTTGTTCCTCCCGTTTTTAAATTGTTTATATTTTTCTTTCAGTAAGGTCGCCTGCTCTTTAGTTTCCTTTGCTGCTTTATCTCTAGCTGCTTTAGCATTAAGATCGTCGATGGATTCATCAATAGATTCAAACACTTTAATACAGACATTTGAAGTGTCCATAAATATAGGGTGTATCAGTCCATCGGGACCAAACCTATTTTTAGCAACAAACAATTTTCCAGTGTTTGTATTTTTGTGCTCAATTGTCCTGGAAATGGAAAAAATAAAATCTGCGACGAAACATTTGTTAAAGGCTTCGGAAATAGATTCCATTGTTATAACTTCAGCATTCAATCCAGACCTATTAGTTTGTGAAGCTGTCCAAACAGGACAGTCGAATATTTGAGCAATCGCTCTTAACTCTTCATAAATAGATTCCAACTCCATTCTTTTCTCTTTACGAATAACATTTGGTTTTAAAAGATCTCCGTAATCAACAAGAACCATATCAACATTAAAATCTCGTTGCCGTAATTTTTCAAGATGATTTTCTAAAGTTCTTGTAGAGGCTGACTTTGTTGGATATTCTTTAACAATCAAGCCACCTTCAAGGTCTTGAACATTCTCATAAATCTGTTCTTTGAACACAAACAAGTCTTTAAGTGGTACTCCCGTTATACAACTGTCATATCTTGATGCTACCATAGTATCGGATAATTCTAAAGTGTAATGGACAACATTTTTTCCTTCTTTTATTGCTTGAGCACCAAGATGAACCAAAACCATAGATTTTCCTGCTCCAGTCGGCGCAACAACCACTCCAAGCTCCCCTCTGCCAAGCCCGCCTTTCGTTATGTCATCAATATAATCCCACCCAGTCGTCACAGGGTTTCTAGATCTAATCTGAAATCTTTTTTCAAAATCCTTCAGGTAATCATAGCCAAAATTGTTATCACATCCTAATTTGAGAGCATCGTTAATTGTACATGCAATCTCATCAAATGAAGAGCTTTTGAGAAGCCCAACACTTTTAAGCATGGCCTCTTTCAGTACTTGTTTCCTACAAAAATCAAGAGCAGTGTCCTTAATATACCCCTCTCCCTCAACTTCCATATCAGATTTATGAATTCTAGAAAAATAATCTCTCACTTGTTTTTGTGTAGCGTCATTTTCATCATCTAATTCAGAACGCATTATTGTTAGCATGATGCGAACTGTTGGGTGGACTTTATACTTCTCTCTGTAAGAGAAAACTTTCTCAATAAAAACACGAAGATACTTGAGTTCCAAGAACTGTATATCTAACACCTCTTCGATTTGATCGCAAAAAATTCTGTCTTGCAGAATCAGTTGGCATAATTTTTCTTGAAAATCTTTGCCATATTTTGAAAAATCTACTCTCTCTTCTTTTGTCATAATTGCTCTTTTTTTTTGGTGCGCCCGGCTGGACTTGAACCAGAGACCTCCACCTTATAAGAGTGGCGTTCTAACCTACTGAACTACGAGCGTGAATATTAACTATAAAAATATTTTATATCATAGTTATACATCTTCTTAATTTTTTTAACGACTGCTTTTGCAATCATCCTTCTAGAAATTTCTGAGGAGATATTTGTTGAATAACTGTTAAAATCTTCAAGTATTTCAATTATAATTTTCTCCATCTCTCTATCTTTATCGTGAATCATTATTCTAATATACACTAATCTTCTTTCTTTGTCAAGTTCATTCTTTCCATGCACTTGTCATAATATTTTTTATCTAATTCACATCCGATAAAGTTTCTTCCTGTGTTGTTCGCGGCCATGGCAGTTGTCCCAGAACCAAGAAAACAATCCAAAACAGTGTCACCCTTGTTTGAATGTTTGGTGACTAACTCCTCAAACAAAGGCAGACTCTTCTGAGTTGGATGACATCTATCTTTTCCCGAATGAATTGGATACTGGTACATGCCGTTATCATACGAACTGTTGAAAGTAGGCTTTTCTTTCTTAACTCCAAGAAGAGCTATTTCCCTACAATTTGTAAGATAATTAAGGCTGCTATTGCGAGGCTGCGGGTTTGTTTTTATCCACTCAACAAATCTCAGTTGCTTGAAGTTGGTTCCTTCCATTTTTTCCTTCAGATAAGATATCTTCCAGAGATCGAAGAATATAATACAAGTTCCGCTATTCTTAAGAACGCGATAAAATTGCTCAACAAACAAATCCAATTGTTCCATGGAAAAATCAGAATCCCAAGAGCCAAAGTCAGTTTGAACAGCATATTTTTTGCCGTAAATGCTTCCGTACTTTAGATAATCTTGTTTTAGTTTTTCTAGTTGCTTACTACGTAAATCCTCCGGCACATTGCCGGCTTCAAACCATCGTTCCCATTCTTCAGCAGACTTATAGTTGCCCCACTCTTTTTCGGTTTTTACATCGACCGAGCCAGACTTATTTTGTTGATTTACATGTTTGACCCATTTATCCATACCTGATTCTTTAGAGGTTATGTATGGAGGGTCAATTAGAACGAGGTCTATAGAGTTGTCTGGAATATCTAATAAAAACTCGAGACCTTCTTTGTTGTATATTTCAATATTATTCTGCAACTTGACGACTCATGACTTCTGGTTTTTGAAAATCAAAATGTGGTTCATTATCCTTAGAGCCCTTCTTTCTATTTTCTTTCGTAGTCATAAGTTCAGCATTTTCTATGGCTGTTTCACCGCCGTTAGCAACGGATTTAACATGGTCAGTTTCGTACTTGCCTCCCCTGTAAAGATCAAGTATGTCAACAACATCTCCGTCTCTAGTTTTCCCACCTTGAAGTCCCCACAATTCAAGCTTGTCATCGAATGTAAAGTTGTCCTTGCTGGTTCGAATCTTTGGTTTTTCACTTAGCACGCTATTGTTAATAAGCTCTTCTTTCTCATCATACAGGTCTCTGCCGAAAAGCAGCGCGGTTTTCCTATAAAATTTTTGATCACCATAAGTCGTAGTCCAATGAATGTAAGACTTTTCTTCTTTCTCTTTTTCTATAACAGTTTCAGCATATTCATTATACTTTGTATTCTTCGTTAGGAACCATGTCGAGAAGTCCTTATAATCGTCGATTTGGAGACCATACTCATCAACGAGGTAAATGACGTCACAGAGATTATGCCACAGTCCGGTTGTTATTTGGTTCTTATTCAGTACCGCAGCCCTACATTTTTTGACCTCTTTTAAAATATTTCTAACAGTTGTTTGCGTATTTGAGTCGACACTATTATTTTCTTCGTAATATTCATCCAAGGCTTTTTTCTTAAGACTGGTATCGAAGCTTTTGTCATGCTTAATGCAAAGCTGCGCTGTCATTGATTCGTGAGTTCTTTTATCGTAGCTATTAGCATTTTTGAATACAAATAGAAAACCATCTCTAATAGTTGACATATTAGCAATCTCTCTAATAGTTGCCGCCAAGTCAGTTGGATTTGCTTGCCTCCACTCTTGGTGATTTAGCGGTATTGCTCTATTTACGTTCCTAAATATATCACACATGGCATCTTTAGAAATTCTCCTTAGTATAATTTTTGTTAGCTGCTTGTAGTGGAGAACAGAGTCTTGCTCTTCTTCATCAAGATCTTTAAAATATTTTTTTATTCTCGCTCCAGTTACAGAATCCGGAATTAACGCTGGAAGCTTTCCTTCCACAAACCCACTGATCGAGCTTGCGGTGTTATTGCCATCAATGCTAATCTCCTCAAACCCCTGATCTAAGACCCCTTGAAAATATTCGATATCTTCCTGAGATTTTTGTTCTTTGGCCCACCTAAGACAATCTTCTACCTTAGCAGTCATGACTCTTGAACCAACTGCTCCTCCAGTGATAAGATTGCCAACAAATTCTGAACACTGCTTTTTATCCCAACCTGATCCACGGTCAATGCCGCCATATCTTTGAAAAGACCCATCCAAAAATGTTTTTAGATATTGTTTAGCAATCTGTTTTATGCTTTGTTTTTCTTCCTTTTCGTCCCAAGGATCCGCGTCAATTATTTTATATGTCATGCTTAGTAAGCTCTCCTTTTATTTTATATTACTTATCATACATCATCTTTTGCTTGTTGTCAAGCAAAATCTTTTCATTGTTGCAAACATTTCTGACCAATCGTATGCACCAATTCCATCTTCAATCATCAAGCCGATGCATTGAGTTTTATTCAACTCAGGTGTCATCTCCTGAATTGCGTACTTAATCTTTTGACTTGCCTGCACCGAGATAAGAGGAGTATATAACTGCATCATTTTATAATTTCTCTGTATTTTCTTCTCTCCGCTCAAAATATTATGATGAACTTTTAATGGCTTCTCCACTGATTCACAAGCTTCAAAAAGTGTCTGGATCTCATGCGGATTAGCCTCTGAGAGGAACGGAAACCGCTTAGCAACGGTCTTTAAGCCCGCTCCCCCTACACCGTCTAGATTGTCGCTCTTGTCGCCGCAAATGGCCCTTGCAAGGGCGAAGTTGTTAGGGTGTATACCAAACGTCTCAACTAGTCTTTTGACGTTTATGAACTCAATTTGGACCGGCCTATAAACTACTGTTTTATCATTACAGAGTTGATAGAAATCTTTATCACTTGAAATTATAACCTTCTGAGCGTCCTTAAAATGCTGCATTTGTGCAACATAACTAATGATGTCATCTGCTTCAATTTTTTCAATCATGATCTGAGAAACCGGAAGACAATTGAGATATGTTATCAGTCTTCGTTGCTGCCAAACTTTATTGTTTTGTTCTTCTTCCTCTGACATGATACGTACATTACGATTAAGACGAATGGGTTTTCTGCCTTGTTTATAACCTTTGTGCATTGTCTTTCTTTTTCTGCTTCCATCAGGACCATCCCAGCAGACCACGATATGATCAGGCTTCATCTCTCTACAATATTTTTGGAGAGATTTGAGAAAGCCAAATGCTCCTCCAATTGGCTGACCATTCGAAGCAATTGAAGGGTTAGATATATAAGCTCTCAAATAAATATTGAGAGCATCAATTATTAATATTCTTTTCAAAACCACCTTCTTTTTGGATACAACTTATTAATTTCGTCCATACAATCCCCTAATAAACGTTGATAAAATTTTTCATCTTTAATTTCTGATAGTGGAGGACTCCATGACGATTTAAGTTTTCTCCTTCCTGCCTTAAGTGTCTGTCTCTCGTTGCAATCAAAGAGCGGGCTAGGAAGCTCTACGTTGATGAGTCTAAATTTCATTTTTGGGAAACATCCCTTAAGATCCTCTAGAAATCTTTCTTCCATACTGTAATTAGAATCACAATTTATAACATTCAAGCTTGCCGTCATCTGTAGTATAATATATCCTTTTTATTCCAACATGTTTTAAAGCTGTTTCGCACATAGAACAGGGTTTGCTCATTCTAAATTCGCCTGCCTTATCAACCCTAACAACATAAATATCTGTTCCTCGTGTTATAGATCTGTCTAAATTAAGAACAGCTGCCAACTCAGCATGCAATGTTGATATCCCCTTGTCCCGCTCACGAAATCTTTTACCAAAAGAGGAATAAGACCACTTATTGCGCGCGGCGTTTATAATATTGCCGCCCTTTACTAAAACTGCACCGTGACTAGTTTTTTCACAGCTGCCCTGTTGAGCTACTCTTTTCGCAACAGACAAATAACGTTGAGCCCTTGACATCTTTATCGCCATCCAGTAAGATGATCATATTTTCGGGTTCGGCGCTTCATGCGGTGTCGTGGTGGTCGAATACGGTGATGGTATTGATGATTTGGCTCAAAGATGCCATGCCATGAAGAAAAATAAACGATAGGACTTATCTGTCGATAGCTTGATACTTTTGCACACGGTACCACATCTCTGTACCATTTCTGATCATTCAAGAAAGGAATTACCAGTCCATGATAATCTGTTTCAACGTACTCAATTTCGCAATATTGTTCTGAAGGTATTTCCTCGACGTAGGCAACACAACTAACACTAAAAAGTAGTGGCAGCAAAAAAACCAGGTTTTTCATTTTTGTTCTTCTTGTTCGATATCGTAAAAATCCGATGCTTCACCTTGTCTCTTGTCAAATTTGAGTATAACTTCTTCGTCCATTATTTCTAATACTCTATCACGAAACTTCTTATTTGTCAACATGCTTTTCCATTTTGACGGCTGAAATTTTTCTTCCGTACCATCTTTATATTGTAGCGAATACCATGCTCCACTTTGTTTAAGACAGTCGGCACCTTTAATTGCCTCGAACCAACTCTCTTCATCTTGAATACCAATATCATCTCCCCATAAAATTTTAAAACTTGCTTGTCTGCCCTGAGTTCCAAAACGGCTTTTTTTGAGAGTAGCTTTAATTTCTGTTCCGACTCTAAATCCTCTTTCATCAAGTACAAAACTGGCCTTCGCTTTTCGTCCTGTAAGCCAAACGCGAAGAGAATAAGAATAAATCATAGCCTTCCCACCAGGCGTCATATAAGGTTCAACCATCGCTTCAGAAGGACTCCTAGTAATATTTGTCTTAAGTTGGTTAAGCACTAGAAATGTCGACTGGCTATTCGCTATTGGAACAGTTAATTTAGACATTCCTTTAGCAAGGATGCGAGCTTTTACAGCCATTGAGGACAAAGGATTGAAGTCGCCTTCAACATCACTGACGGATGGAGTCAGAGCAAGACTGTCCCAAATAAAAAGCATACGATTGTCATTATTAGCAAGAAGATCTTCGATTGTCTCGAGAACAAATTCTACGCTCTGTGCTTGAATATAAAGCAGGCTTTCTAAATCACAGCCTGTGCGCTCTAAAAAAGAAGGATCAATTGCTGATTCAGAATCGAAATAAACTACATCGATGCCCATATTCTGGGCGTTAGAAGCAACTTGTGCGGCCATGTAAGATTTTCCAGTTGATTCTAACCCTGCAATTTCAACAACTTTGCCTATCGGAATACCAGTTAACCGCCCACGACAAATAATTGAGTCTAACCAACGAGAACCAGTGGGAATCCAATCTTTCACTTCTGTTGGGTTGGCAGTGGTTAAATCATGCGCAACAGACATACCAGCCTTTTTATTAATAAGGTTTCGCATGTCCGACATGGAAAGTTTTCCTGCTTTGGTTTTGATCTTTCTCGTCATTGTTAAACTCTTCACTTTTTCTCTAAAACTTGTTCTTCAACGCCCAAAAGTTCAATTTCAAAATTCAATGTTTTGCCGGCTAGCGGGTGGTTGAAATTTAATACAACAGATTCCTCGCCGACCGAATCAATTGTTGCAGTTACTGAATGGCCTTCAGGATTTTGACCTTGGACCATGGCTCCTTCTTGAAAAGCAAAATCAGGAGGAAATGCTTGTATCGGTACCGACTGAACATGTTCAGATCTAATCTGTCCATAGGCTTCATTCGGCTCCAGTTTAATTTTTTTGACCTCGCCAACGGCCATCCCGTGAAGAGCCGCATCGAAACCAGGAATTAATTGACCTGACCCAACCTCAAAAGAAATACTTTCTTCGCGAGATCGGGAGCTATCAAATTCAGTCCCGTCATCAAGTGTCCCGACGTAATGCACGTTCACTGTTTGTCCATTTTCTACTTTTTTAATCTTCGTTTTTTTGTTTTTTACTTTTTTACTCTTTGTTTTTTTGTTTTCTGTTTTTTCACTCATTATAATTCACCCCTTTTGTTAAAATTGAGACATCTGTAACCCCATGCCTCCCTGCGGGTGAGAGAGATTTACGAAAGAAGCTCGCTAAAAGCCTTATCCACCGAATCACCTGATTCAGTATTGTATTTCTCTATATTATCAGAGGAGACATCATCAACATTCCCTGATAAATATTCATCAAGAATAGTCTCGACTTCTCCCGGAGTCTTGCGCTCAAAAAGCTTATCAAGATCTGGAATAGTATCCAACCATTCAGCACATTGTGCCTCGTCTTCGCACAGCGGCGAAGGGCGTCGGCGTGGAGTAATCTCCGTTTGAGGAAACGATGCTCCTGCGGGTTTCCCGTAACGAATTACAAGGTCTGTTCCGGTTTCGGAATCTGTAATATCGCCATATTCGGGATTAAGGACAAGATTAAGAAGCTTTTCATAAGCCATCTTACCAAACCCCCAAATGCGCACACCTTTTTCTTCTTCTCCGCGAACTACCACGGGAGCAAAAAAGCGCTGACGAGCAGACAAAGACTTGGCCACTTTAATGCTTTCTTCCGTGCCTTCTTTATAAAGCTTGCGAACGAAAGAATCAAGTGCGTCGTCCTCTCCAAAGTTTTTCTTTGGACTCAGAAAGCCTGAGTTGTTTCCAACATTATAGTGAAACCAATAATCTTTGAAAGGATCGCCATCTGGAGTAGGAACGATGCGAATCGTTGTTTCTCCATCCTGCGGCTTCCAAAAAGATTCTCGGTTGTTACCGCCTCTGTTGTCTAGTTCTGTGCGTCGGGTGCGCATTTTTTCCATATCAATACCCATATTATTTTCTCCTTTGTTTGAGTAGAGTCAGAATGACTAATTTCTCATTCTGCTATGTTCATAGTAACACAATGAATTCTGTTTGTCAAGTGTTTTTTTCATTTTTTTGTCGTTGGATTTCTGATGTATGAGCAATGATATAAACATAATCCTGCTCATACTTCGTTGCAAAAATTCCGTAGCCAGTCGGAACTTCATTTTTTATCTGCTCTCGAACTTTTTTCAAAATGTCTCCATCGGTTTCTAATTTTTTCTTATTTATAGCATAATAATAGCGCATTTCTTCAATGTTGTCAAGCAAATAAAATAGTTTTTTTTCACCATCCTCGTTGTTAGCGATCCCGATTGTAGAGATTCGGTTGATGTCTTTAGGAGTAGAAAAATTGGTAGTTACAGGATCGTTATGATTGTAAACATTTATCATGTGTAATGTTGAAACAATCATTTTATTCAGCCGTTCATAATAACCAATAACTGGTATTTCTCCTAAATGCTGTTCAACTTCAGGATTGCTAACAATATAAAGTCTCTTGAACAGGCCCGACCTCGCATACTCTTGCAAAATGTTAAATGTGGCCCACTCGTGTTCCCTTTTTTCTAACGGAAGAAGTTCTATTTCTGGCCTTATATATAAAATGTTTATGTCACAATGTTTAAGATGTTCTAAAATTCTTAAAGACGCCCCAGAAATGTCTCCGGCGCCGCCTATGACGAAAAGAAGCTCTCCTTTGACGTCTCTGAAGAAGTTATTCATATTCGGGCACTTTTCTTCATATTCTTCTGGACTACTTAAGCGAGGAAATTTGCAAACGCCATTTTGTTCATGTTTATCAGTTCCCCCTTCAACACCATATGACGCCCAAGACCAGTCTTCCTGTGTAGTGTTATCTGAGGCATCGATCTTATAAATTTTATACTGATCGTGTTTTGCAAACTCATCAGCGATATTGCATCCAGCTTGTCCTAGTCCTATAACAGTATCCATTACGCTATAAGCTCCGCAAGGTCTCCGAAATCTCTACCAGTTTTGACGTTAGTTTTAAACTTGCCAAATCTTGTATTTGAAAATTCGTTTATAATATTTTTCATAAGATGCTTATCGTCTGTGTGCAGGTCAATAACTATGCTGTCATGTACGCAAAAAGCAATATTTGATTTTCTGCCTTTCAGCATATCATGAATTTTAATCATTTTTTGTAAAATGAGGTCAGCACACGTACTTTGTATTGTGTAATTTAATGCATGATGTTTATCTGCTGGTATCTCTCTGTTAAAACAGGTTTTTACAACTTCGCCATCCCAATAATCGTTCAAAACTTTATCTTTATCAAACATCTTTCTCAGTACTTTTTCATTTGGGTGCTCTTTTGAATTATAAAGCCAAGCGAAGATAGAATTTTTAATTTCTTGTCTCGATGAGGTTTTGTTTCCAGATAAATGTTTTCTGTTCCACTCGTGTATATCTGTTGCTGGCTGATTTTTGTCTGACAAAGCCAACAAAGTCCTCAATTCGGCTCCGTTATAATCTAATTCGACAAATATATCATTATTTGGTTTAATGATGGAGCGGTATTTTTTCGGAAAAGTAAGAATTGGGAAACTATATTTTTTTGTTGTTAATCTACCGGTCTTGGTCCCAAAAATATCATATTTTATATATGGCGAAATACTCTTAACTTTTTTCCTCCACTGTCTTGCCTTATATTCAGCAAGATGCGGCTTAAACCCATCTATGTCAATGTTGAGTTTTTGTTGATTTACGTCTTCAACCACTTTTGTTAATAAAGTCAAAAATCTCAAATTTTTGGGCGGCAAAAAATTTTCAAAAACGTGTTTTGTAATTCGGTTTTTTACTTCACAAAATTCAAGTAAAAATTTCTTCGGTATCAAGTCATAAAAACAATTATCATCCAATGAAACTTTTGCCAGATGGATTGATCTCATAAATGCTTTTATCTTCCTATTAACTTGGTTCCAGTCTTTTTTTATACTGGGGGGACAAACACTGTCAATAGATTTGCCACCACATTGCAGATGTGCGTATCTAATTTCTCTATCCCCGAGGAAAGATGCATAAGACCATGTTTTGTTAATTCCGTTAGGAAGTTCACGATTAAAGTAAAGATTTCCGTCATAGTAGACTCCTATACATTTATGTTTATTGTCTAGTGTTTGAAATAACACAAATTAACCTTTTTCGAATTAGTTTTCATATCTATTAATTTACACCATTTTTGTTTTTTTGTCAAGCTTATTATGATTTCGGTGGGCTGGTGCATGATGATATCTATTGTGTAGTTTCTTCTTTCACATTGGGCATCACAGGTTTTGTCATAACAATGGGATTTGTTTCCGGGAACCCTCTTAGCGATCTATTAATATACATTGCAGCGGCGGGAATGTCAAGTTCGCCAAAGCCGGTCGCAATTCTTTGAGCACTTTTTAATATACGTCTAAATTTTGGCTCCTTAAAAAATACTTGTTCTTCGTATGATCGAATACGAAAATAAACTTCTAGCCAGTAGTCCGTACCATACTTGTCATTCACAGTGTTCATCTTAATACGGGAACGGGTCACAACTCTTTGAGTTATCTTATCAGTTTTCATACCGTAAGGGCATCTCTTATGGTCAGTTATTCTTACTACAGGATTTGCGGTAACAAATTCATTGTAATTGTTCACCATATTTGTTTTTAACTCACTTATGTCATTAAAACAAGACTTAGTATAATAGGACTCAAAAAAATGTCTGGAAGTTTCAGGGAATGCGTAGGCTTCGCCGCCGACTGAAAGTCCTTGGTTGAGAAATTTATCAACAGTCTCTTCAGTGTCAACACACCCAGGCACTACTTTGCTAAGAAGCTCTTTCCCATCAGGCCTCTGCTCCAAAGAAGCAATGTGGTGTCTAATCCAGTACGTCACTGTGCGAGGAGATGCTATGTTTGCAGTTAACCTCCATGGGGCATATTTGTTCACTAGAAACCCGTTTTGTGCTGCCGTGTTAACATAGAGTGGAAAATTTGGATCCTTTACCCACAACATCCTGGCCTCGTCGCTATTATGATCGTTGGTTTCGAGCTGCACAGTTAAACCACTAATCAAGGAAGTACAAAGACTGCTTTTAATAAAAAATGTTTTAGTGAGTGAGTTTGTCGCGGCGTATTCTTTAGCAAATTCTAGAAATAATCTTGAATAATCGTCAAAATTTTGAACTAGTCTGGTTTTCACAGAAGTTTTAAGATAGACGTCAGAAAAAATAGAAAATATACTTTGCGCATATGGTCCGTACAACGTATCCACATCAACATAGCCGCCGCTGGGCTTTTGTATGGCAATTCTTATAATTCCAGAACGTGAACTTTTTCCCAGAACATCTGTTCTAACAAGGGCGCCTTGCACATTTTTAAAAGCAGTTGCTACAAAATCTAGCAGAAGTATATCTCCAACTTTATTTGCAAATGCAGATGTCGGCTGTACTACTCTTAATCTTTTTGATTTAGATTCGTTACTAAGATGGATTACATTACCTTGTTGATCAATTTTGCCATATAAAACTCTGTGGTACCACATATTCAATGGTCTTGGAGTAAGAAATGGGTATTTGTAAATTTCGTAATTTATACTATCGTCGAAAGATTTTTTTGTTGGCATTGTTACTCCACCCCCTCGGCTCTTAGAAGTTCAACAATCTTGTCGCGATTTTTCTCTATATCTTTAGCCAGTTGCGGTGTCACTTTTTGCCCTTCCATTGCGTGACCAGGTGCTACAACTCCGTCGCTGAGAGACTTATTCATGTGAGCAACTTGTTTTTTGGAGTCTGCAATCATTTTCTCTTTTTTGATGGCAGCTTCGGCAGCCTCAAAAGTGATATCTTCTGGCGGGGCGGTGAAGGCATCTTTTGTGGTGTCGGGTTTCCCAACATCCCAGGCTTGCACAAGTCTGACGCCGCCGACGGTAGACGTGGGCCGGGGCCCAGTCCCCGACCATGATGCGGCGGGGGCGACGGGAGTTATTGGTTTATTACCCCTGCCAGAATTTGCAGACGGTCGAGAATGACCTCCGAAAGATTGCCATAAACATTGCATGTTTGTCGTCCATTCCAATCTAGCGTCCAAAGCTTTGATCTCGTTTTTCGTTTTGAGAATAAAACAATATCCACCAATTCCTAGACCTATTTGTTCCTGTTTACTAAACCAAGTAAAGGGAAAAGAAATCTTTACATGTTTTCCTGGGACTAGAAGCGCATTACCATACATAGTGACATCATAATTATATGGCTCACCAAAAACATGGTAGCTATCAATGCCCTGTTGCTCTAATTTTGCTTCAAGATAATGAGGTTGGTTAGATCTATTCATTTGAAAATTTAAAATCGTAGAATTTTCTCGCCCAAGTTCAAGGTGGTAAACGCCACGTTTTATATCAGAGGATTTATTTTTAAACCACTTGGCAGAATTCGACGCGGCTTGTACGAGAATAAGCTCTCCTGTTTTTGCTTTGGATGAATCGTTTTCGGCAGCTGAGTTCCCAGGATCCGCACCGGTTGAATCATCATTAGAATAATAATATGCATTGTCGTTTGCGTGGCGGTACTTCCCGTGGAGTTTAGAAAAAACTATTTTGTTGTTTATATTTTTTATCGTTAAGTAAGATGGATAAGCGCGTACATTGACGTTTACGTTTCCTTCGTCTTTACATCTGCCCGTTAGTGCCTCCACTATCAGTTGAGTTAATGTGTCGTTGAGAAACGAATCAAAAAAGTATTCTGTTCTCCATTGATCGATAACATTTTCGAGCCAAAACTCTTGCCAAACTTTGAGGGTAATTGGAATTTTGGCTAGACTTTCCTTTACTACTTTTCGGTTTGCGGGGTTGGTAAATTCAACCTCTCCTAACAAAAATTTTACAGTACCTTTTTTGTTGCTGGTACCCCACCAATCTAGATCCATTTCGTCTTTGTGCTCATACAACATTTCTAAAACTATATCTAAAAGATCTCCGTAGTAGAAAAAATATATATTTCGCGTGGATAAATCAGCCGGGGTTACCATTTTGGTGTATGGAATTTCGTTGGCGGGAGAAGAATCTCCTGCTTTTCTCGCCTCTGCTGCTTTTACGTTCGCAGCTTTAACTTGAGCGTCTTTTTCCATATGAGCCTGAGATTCTTGAGCAGCTGCCTGGTTTGGCCCAGCATTCTGTACAGCTGGTGGCGCAGGACCCCGCTGTGACCCCGCGCCACCTGTAATGGCTTCGCCCTCAAGGACTGATTTTTCATCTTGTAAATCTAGAATTTTATTATTATTAGCCTCGAGTTGATTTAACTGTTCCTGTGCCGTCTCTCCTTGCGGAAGTTTCCCAAGAACTTCTATTTCTTTATCGATTTCTTTTAATCTATCTTTATTTGACTGCGCTACCGCTTTCGCTTTCCTAGTTGCAAACCATCTATGAAGTTCACTTTCAGGTAGTTGAATAAAATGTAATTTATTTTCAGCAGTTAGTCTATCTAAAATTTTACTATACATTCTAGACATCTTCTTAGCTCTATAAATTGTTTGACCAACATCGGTCCTGTTGTGATACTCCCTGTTCTGCAGGTAAGTTATAATTCTTGTGGCGCGAGCTTTTCCGGATTCAATTCCAAATTGTTCTCTGAGCACATTTTGAGTTGCTTCCAGCTCAATTGCGGACTGCGCAAGTGGGTCACCAGTCATCTGCGTCCCTCCGCCTTGTTCTGATATCTTTGTCGAAGCCTTTGGTCCCACGATGGCCTCGCCGGCGAAGTCTAACAGAGCTGAGATGCCTGGGGCGACCTCCTTCATTACCTCTCCCATGTTCTCGACCCCTCTACCATACTGAGTTGCTTTTACAGCTTCTGCTTCTGCCGATATTAAGTCGTTTATATTCCCTCCTCCTTCTGCGTATGCATTAAGTTTATCTCTTTGTTCTGGTTTTAAATCTCCGAAGGCCGCGTTTTGTGTCTTTAAGAAGTGCTTCTTCTTCTCCATTTCTCCTTTGGCTGCGCCCTTATCAGCAGGAGTAAATAATATATTAGCAGCCCTCGATCTAAAAGATGTTTCAATAGAACCCACATAATCTATACTTAACTCAAATCCACCATCCGGAGCGTCAAAAATTGGATTAATAGAATGTTTAAGAAGATTTAAATAAAGTTGCATCCTATTGGCTTTTAAGGCTGCTCTTAAATTGCGAGCTTTTTTATTCGGATTTGAGAAACCAGCACCTCTGTAAGCTTCAACTAATCGTTTAAAAGGAGGCGGCGTATATCCAACATCAACTCTAATTCGAAAGTATTTTTCATCATGCAGGAGATGCAGCTGATCAGATGAGACTCCTTTTTTATCGGACTTTTTAATGACGGCTCTCCTAATTAAATCTGCAAACGAATATTTATGCCCCTTCTCTGTGTACATCTTGAAGAGAGCTTTCGGAGATTCGAAATAAAGTTTCAAGTTGCAGTGAACATAGGTATCTATTTCAACTGGTCGGACACCTTCAAAATCAAAAGTGAACGAACGAAAAGCAACACCTAACTTATGAGAATCAGTAACCCCTAAATTTCTAAGATTATTAAATTTAAGAGGAATAACTATATCTTTATCACTTTTTGCTTTCTGGGTTCCGAGTTTTACTTTGAAAATCTTAATCCAAGGCTGAAAGTCTCCAGAAATCGACTTAGGTACGTCCTGAAAAAAATCCTGCCCTGCCTTCCCATGTCCTCGAAGGTTATTAAGTATAGCAGTTGAATCCGACGTGTTTGGATCTGTTAGAGCTAGATGCTTATACTTTTGAGGAATTTCGGTTCCTTTTTTATTTGCGTATAATTCAATCTGTTCGGCCAAATAACAAGCCTCTGCATATTCAGGTAGTTTCGACCGAGATTCATGCAGTATATGAGTATTCGATTTAGCCATTTAAATTTTACCCAATATTAAAATAAGTTAATGCCAGTTCTAAAGGCTGGGGTATGTGAATGGTGTCTCCAAGTTTGAAGTCTGACTCCAAAGGCTTTTTATTAAACCAGGGAATAACCCACCAAACATCTACGGTGCCATAATGTTTATCAGATAGCTTGTAAAACCTATCTCCAACTGTCCATATGTGAGAGAAAATAGTAAACTCATCCATTTCTTCAACTGTAGGATATCTAATAATTGGTGTAGATAAATGTCTAATTCTAGGAACTTTTCTGTTAAGAAACTGCTCTCTATAAAGATTACTGTTATTCATTAATAATATTCTTGCATCATTTCTCATTTGATAAGTTTTCCTGCAGCATTTTTATATATTTCACTTGTCTCACTATACGCGTCGCCCATTTCTCCCAGATCTGGAACTTTGTGAAGAAGGTGACCTTCCTTATAAGGGTATCCTGGATAATTGAATTTTTTATTTATCCAGGCTGGGCTTTTTTCATTCACGGGCAAGTAGGAAAAACTCGCCTCAATATTTTTTGGCAACGCTTTTCCCTTTACCAGAAAGAACCCTTCCTCCATTACAAAACTATAATTAAAACCATCTATGTATCCTAGCATGCCACTATTAGAAGCTATAGAATAAGAATCCACACTTGATGGAGACGCATCGCGTACCCAATTAACGAGTCTCAATTTAAATATTGGGCTGCCGCCGACTTTTGGATAGAAACCTCCACCTACACCAGCACCTCTTACTTGTTCTGGATATAGCATGTTAGACAAAAGAGAAATTTTTCCTAGATTTCTATCTGCTTCAATTATATCATAAGCTGGCAATACCCAGGAAATGTTAATCGTCCTTATTGTGCTTTTAAGTTTTCTAACAGGTTGTTGATTCATAACAAAAAATTGTTCATCGTAGGATGTATTGAATTCTTCACTATAGTTTGTCAAAAAAGCTTTGAATGTAACATTTCTTCCACTATTAACGTGATGAATATCAAGATATAGTTTATTCGTTTCTGCAAATCCGTTTGTAATTTTCACTTTTTAGCCTCCTACTTTGTTTGTCTCGCTAATCCTAGATTAAGTTTTTTACCAGTGTCATTATTAAGAGAATATATCGTTCCATTTGGGTGGTCGAAAAGAACACTCCCTAGTTCTCTTTCGTTGAGTTTTAATACTACTTGTCCCCCTCCTCCGCCTCCTCCGGTGGCGCCGGCAACTCCTGCTTCTTTTAGAGCCTCAACAATAGCAATAGTTATCGGCTTCATCAGCATGGCGATGCCGGTATAGGCGATATCGCCAAGGGCTCCGCCAGCACCGCCTCCGCCCGAGGTCGGTTCCATTTCGATCTTTGCAAGATCTTCATTGGCTTGTCGTGCCGTTGCTTCAAAAATGCTTTCAGTACCACTGTGATTTAATGGGCTCGTAGAGTCTTCGGCAGGTGAAGAATGAGCCCATTGGGATCGCACTTGTTTCAAAGCTTTCTTGTGAGCATCCGCATCTACCATGCCCATAGCATTACCAACTTTTTCGCCGGCGGCTTCGGCTTCGTTCCCCCACCATCCAAAGTATTCACCCAGCTTTTTCACGGCCCAAATTAGGCCCGTGAGGATGGTCAAGACTACGCCGAAGCCTGCGAGTTTCATAGCGAACCCAACGGCGGTTGTGCCGGCGGCGACAGTGGCGAGAGCGGTACCCATGGTCCACAACATAGGAATTATAGTAAACACAAGGGTCTTAAACACACCAAATTTAAGTCCAAGTCCACCAAGAAGCATTGTCCAAAAGAAAATCTGTTTCCCACCTTCGCTCATCCCACTAACAAACCCTGTGAATGAGCTTACAGCATCTGTCACTGATTCAATAAACGGTTTCATTTCTATGACAAGCCCCATAAAGGCAAGCCTGAGTTCCTCCGCCATCGTCATTGCTTTCTTTGTCATATCAGCTAGATTCTTTTCTTTCTTTGCTGCTATTTCTGCTTCTTTTTGTATCTTTTTATACTCCGATGCGGTGGAACCAAGAAATTTAGTCGCTTCTGCCTGATCGGTGATTCCTGCTGCAGCCATAATACTCATTCGCGCATGATGACCTAAGTTTTTAAACACTGTTCCGGACTGCTTAAGGCTGGCTCTAACTGCCTCTATCCTTTCATCCTCGGCCATCATGACCATCTGAACACTGTTCAGATATGGCCCACCTAATATACCATTTAACCTTGCAACAGAATCAGCGGAACTTTCAAATGTGTCAAACTTCTCTGCCACTCCCAACAATGTATCCATTGAGGCACCAGTAGCTCGAACTTGAGCTTGCAAGTTAACAAATATCTTTTCCATTTGTGGTCCGCGAGATGCTAGTTGTTTTGAAGCCGTAACAAATTCTGAATAGAATTGATTCAGAGGAACGTCTAATGTCTCTGCCACCTTAGCAAATTTCTTTAACTCTGCTGTGCCTTTCTTGCCTAAAACTTTAGTAAAAACGTCAAAGGCTGCAGCCGTAGTGTTTGCACTTACTCCTGCTATTTCAAGTTTTGCAACCGTATCTATTATTTCCTGTCGATAACCTCCAGTAGCATTCTTAAATTCTACCGAAGAAGCGATCAAAGCTTCAGAAGCCTTATAGGCTGCTTCCATGCCAAGCCCTTGTTGTCTTAAAGCTTCGCTAGCTTCCAGTACCGAACTTGACATTTCGTCGCTAGCTTGTGTAGATTTATGAAAACCGGCCACCAGCTGATCTTGTTGTTTGATAATGTCTTCCACCCATTCAACCGCAAAGCCCGCCATATAATCACCGAGGTTCTTCATATACTTCTCAATGATCGGGCCTTTTTTCTCTCCTTTTGCCAGCAACAACTCAAAATCTTTCTGAACCTTCTTTAATTTTGTCCCTATGTTGAAAAGTCCGCCAGACCACGTTTGAGTAAATTTCATACCAAATCCAGTTAGTTTTGAAACTTTATTGGCCCAATTATCAAATTCGCCGGCGCCGTCCTTTAGTAAATCTATTTCTTTTTCAAGCCCTACAATGCGATCTAATCTGGCTTTAAGATCTTCTCTCTGAGCTTGTACGGCATTCAATATTGCGATTCGTTGCTCTTCGGTTTTCCCGATCAATTGAGTTCTTAAATCAATTTCCGTCTGCGATTGCTGAATCTGTTCCTCGGTAAGCTTGCCCGCTAATCTCTGGACATTGAGCTTCTTCTGCATTGTATCCAGGGCGTTGCGCATCTCGTCTTTGTTGGCTATAGTAGCTTTTGTGAGCCGCTCCATAAGCTTAACTTCTTCAAGCTGTCTTTTTAGTTTTTGTTCTCCAGTTTCTTGAGCCACTTAAATTATCTCCTATTTAAATGGCCATTTTAAGCCAGATGAAACCTCAAACTTTCTTACTGCGCTATCTAAAGCGTGTTTTGAAGCAAAAGTCGATGGGTTGTTTAAACCATTTTTCATATATGTTTGCATATATTTTTTTTCTGAGCCGAGTGCGCCCATGAATGCTTCAATTTGAGAGCGTTCTCCACGAACTCTTAAAGTGTTGCCAAAAAATCCTGGTGCAAACAGCCTTTCTAAAGCATGTTTAATGAGGGCGCCATAATGTAATAATGTTCCTTCATTTAGTTGACCATTTTTTGCAGCATTTAAATCTAATATTTTATCTTGAAGATCCATTGGTGCGCTCCTCGACTAATAATTATAAATAGTTCTTTAAAACGAAATTGTGAATAAATTAACGCTTGTTAGCCTTTTCCATTTGAGTACGTTCGTTTTCAAGTTGCTTTAAAAGTCTCTTGGCAAACCAATTTCGTATTTTAACAGGCAAACTATATGCCTCGGTGAAGCTCCAGCCACCGTGATACTTCAAAAAGAAGAACATTTCATAAACCTGTCCTATGTATTTTTCACTTAGGCCAAAAAAACGCAGTTGTAAATGGGACATCGATGACTGAGGTAGCATTACACCCCGGACAAACAAAGTCGCACTCCATTTTAACATTTGGAGTTATTTCTGCGTAAACTCTTCTTAAATACCTTGAATCATATGCGAGCATATTATTTACAAAAGAACTAACAGTTTCCCTTTTCCCATCTCCGTTGACTGATATAATGAATAATTTCATTTGATCTGTCAAAACAGATTCTGGTAAATTATGTTTCTTTTTGCTCTCGCTTGAAAGTAAGAAATTCTTTTCGTCTCTTCCTGTCAATAGTTTGACTTCAACATTCACTTCAGAACGTGGCAGATGGATAATAAATGTATTGTTCTGTGTCTTTTCAATGTTTAAATCCTCTAACAGAGTTTTCTCAAGCTTGTTCACCTGTAAACCAGATAAATCAACTGCGTGTGAATTTGTTTCGGAGCAAGAAGGACACGCTAATGATACCTCATATTCTTCTCCATAACCCGTGATCCTAGCAGCGACCACAAGTGCATTTTTATCACCAACATATAAGTCATCTACTTTGATTGTCTTATCAACTATTACATTCTGTAGAAGACGATCAATAGCAACTCCTTTTTTCAAAAGAGTCTGAGAAGTTAATATATCTTCATCTTTCGCCGTCATGTAGCGAATTTCAATTGAATCCTGGTTATGTAAAGGGTGGCCTTCCGGATAGAATAGACCACCAGTTGGTAAATCAACAAATTCAGTTGGGGTCACAAAGGAAAAACCATCTGTTTTGTTTAGTTGTTCTACGGGTGCGTCTGCGTCGGGATTTGAGACCCCGAGGCGCGCTTCATTATTTCTAGCTGACATTTATACCTCTTTTTTAATGTATTGTAGCATAATCGTATTGTACTGTTATGGTAATTTCTACCATATCATCACTTGTATAATCTAAATCTCCAAACTTAATGGCTTGTATCCATGGGTTCCAGAGCTTAAAGGTTTCAATTTCCGAGTTATTAGCTCCAAGTTGTTGTATTCTTAACTGGCCGTTCAAGGCACCAACTGAGTCTCTTTTCGACATGGTAAAAGGGGCGCCGTCTTCAGTAACTGAAGGTTCTCTGTAGCCGCCGCGAGTTAAAGTCCTGTATAATTCTTTACCCACAAAAGGATCAACCGGGTCGACTAGAGTTATATCGATAGGCTCCCATGTAACAACACCAGGATAATAGAATTTATGTCCAAAGAACATATGTTCTGCTGCGTTAACTGAAAATGCCGGCTTCCCTGCTGTCTTTATAACATAAGCAGGAATATCTGTACCACCTAAGTACAACAACCATCTATGTTTTCTTTTTGGTTCTAAAGCACTATTTGCCCAAAATTTTTCTGCCATTTTTTTATTATTCTCCCTCTATAATATAAGTAGTAAAATGTTTAAAAAATAATTTTTTTAATCATCAAATGCAGCTCCAGTATCGGTAATAATGAAATCAAGAGCAATGAATTCAATAGCTCTTGCAGGCTTCAAAAACACCTTAGCATATAGAATATTTCTATCAACCATCTCTGGCGTTGTCGTAGACTCATCAAGTACTACTTTGAAATCTGTAAGACCAAACCCGGCTTTAATATCATTAAGGAAAGTTTCAACTTGAGAACTGAACTTATTCCAAGTTGAACGCACATTTTGCTCAAACAATGTCAATGCCGCGATTCTAGAAATTTGCTTCTTCGTGTGAATCAACAATCGACGAACATTAATTCTGTCCAAAGCTGATGGAGTGACCTGAAGCGTTTTCTGGCCAAATATTACAATTCCTTCCGCTGGGAATGAAGCAATTGGATTAACGTTTGCAGAATAAAGTCTATCTCTATCTTGAGAAGTAAGATGTTGACGAACACCTACAACATTAAGACCAGAAGCCCCCATAGTCAACCCGCCTCTTGTAAATCCAGCAGGAGCAAACCAAAGTGCTCTTTCTGCTTCACTGAAGGACATTACTCCAAGAGCAACAACAGAAGGAGGCATCCAAAGAATGGCGTTTGAGAGAGAATCTCTAACTTGTACCCATGGATAGTAAGCGCAACCATAGCTGGTGTTCAAATTTCTATTTTTCATGGTTGTTACAGCCTGATCAACGTTGCCGCGGCGAGCTGATTCAGCTGCGGTGCCTTCCGAATCGGCAACATGATCGTTTTTTATATCAATAATTGCCAGGGCATCCCCGCGATTCTCGCATGTAAGCATCAAATGTGCTGTAAGGGCAGAATCTGTAAGACCAGGCATGGTGGCCAAATTATATTCCACAGCCTCTGGGTCTTTAAGCGCGTCAATCGCACGATGAACTGTGTAAAATGCATAATTACTGGCTTCAGTTTTGCCCTCTAATAGCGAGTTTCTGAATGGTTCTTTCTCTGTAATATCTAAACCATCAAAACCATGAGCAAACACTGTAGTAAACCTATTGAATCGTTTAGTTTCAAGAAGGGTGCTTAAACTCCCGCTACCATCGCTGTTGGCAGTAATCGATGTTCCAGCAGTACGACTGCCTGAAATATAATGCGCTCCGTGGCCGGTATCGCTACCACTTAAGTCTTCAAGGGTAAACACCCACGCATCTTCAGTGTATGTTGAATCCGAATCAGGATTAAGAGCATTTGGTAGTAATCTAAGGACATCCTTAACGCTCGCATCATATTCAGTTGTACCGCTTCTGTTTGTATCAGCTCCCCAATAAGCTTGTCGCGGAGAAGACAATCCGCCTTGAATTCCATGATGTCTCAAGGAAACTTTGGGGAAGAAAATCGAACCGGTGAACCACTTACCGGAACCTGCAACGCTGTGGGATCCGGTTGGGAACAATGCCCATTTCGCAGCTTGCGAGGCCTCAAAATGCCAGTCAATCGCACCCGACATTAGAATGCCGTCACCTGCACCCTGAGCGAAAATCTTTGAGGCGTTGAAATGCGTAGTGGTGTCCATGGCTGCTTTGCGAATGTGGCCAAATGCGCCACCCGGGGTGCCCCCGGCGCCCTGCTCGGCTGACCCGCTGAAAGACTTCACGCTTTTTGGTCTTTTATGGCCAAAAACTCCAACGGGGATAAACGTTGGATCCGTTGCGCCACGATCTACATCAACATTCATGTCGACATAAACAAATTTAGACATATTGGGATAGGCGCCAAATCTTTTCCATCTTCTTTCATCGTCATCCCAAGTTCGAAATTGATTACCAATTTTTCTTGCGACATAAGTGGGGGAATTAGGGTTCAAAGTACAATTTGAAAATATTTCAACAAATTGTGGCGCGTTATCAGTGTCGTCCAACTTTCGTATAGCAACTGTAAATGAACCATAAGGATCTTGCTTGTTTGTAGCAGGCTTAAGATCTTGAATTGAGACTTTAAGATTATTCTGGAGCCATTCTCCGCCGTCTAACCCTTTAAGTCTAAAAAGTTTTTGCATATTTTCAGGTTGATAAACGGCGTAGGCGCCCAGATCTTGTGAAATGAACCACCCGGTGCCGCCATGGGTAACTCCGTTAGAATCCACCATACCTATAAGGTTATTCCCCCATTTGTTGGCGCCGTCGTCTCTGCTATCTAACCCAAGAATGATACCCTGGCTTGTGAGACCAGAAGCAAATAATTCCTCTCTATTTTGATCGAACGTTTCGCCCAGGAAATATCCTTTTGTGCTTGTTGTAATGGTATCATTAACAAGTGTTGGGTTTGTGTTGAAAACGTTTCTAATATATCTTTCACTATTTCTATTAAAATTGAATGTAACTTTTTCTCCAACATCAGCCTGTAAAGCAGAACCGCTTCTGATAAGAGCTGTAAATTCATCGCTTCCATTTGAACCCGTGTTAATAAATATTGCCGACCCTGTGAATACAGTAGAGCCGGAATGTGGTACTGTTCCGGAAAGTTCAATACTCGTTTGATCGTTTAAATACCAAACTGCGGCCAACGAACCCGTTGAGTGACCAGAGGTGAGGCTAGTATGTGGACTTGACCACGAATCAAAAAGAAATAATCCATAAGCACCGTTATTGGTGCCAACTGTTTTGGTCTTGGCATTTGCGCCCATGTCCCAACCGGCTTGACCGGTGGAGTTTGCCGCGGCTTTAGAATTTTGAACACCAAGAAGCCTCACAACATTTAACGGTTGATTATTCCTCAACCAAGCTTGTGCAGCATATGCAGCATATGTAGGCGCAGTTTTGTTTCCTTCTCGCCAAACATCTCCTCCTTGGCCGCCAGGAACAGGCTCTCCAAAAATATCAACAAATTCTGAAAAAGAATCTACCTGTACTGGCCTCATCGCGGGGCCGCGTTGCAATCGCCCAATAACAACTGGACCAATATCTCCGCCAACATTTGTACGTCGTGTATTATCAATCTCATCAATAAAAACACCTGGTGAAACAAATTTAAATTTCTTAGCTGTCATGTTTTACGTTCTCCTCTAGGACACAATTGTAAATGAATTCTTTAATAAATAGTTTGTGGAAGACTGAAAATCCATCTTAATCTCGATAAAATCCCCGCTTGTCAATATGCTCTGGGATATCTCCGACAATAACACGTTCTCTCGGTGTTTTAACCTCAACTGCGTTCTCTCTTATAACTATTTTTGGTTGTTCTTGATTTTTCCCTTCACCGATAAGATACCCCAATACTTTAATCTCAACTTTAGTTTGATACATTCTTTCATCAGTCTCTAAAGAAGAGACATTATTTTCTTGAGAAAAGTCTTGTTGTATAAAACTTTCATATCTATGGTCGTCTTTTGTTAAAAGAAAATAATTAATGCCACCAGTCTTTGTAATGAACGGAGTTATCATCTCGTTCATTTGTTGTTGGTATTCAGATCTTAGCGTAATAGCATATGTTATATCAATATACACTGGTATTGGTATTGATATTGATTGATAAACAACCTTTTTGTTCTTTGTTGGAAAATTATTTTGCCCTCGCGATCTAAAAGAATCTGCGTTGGCAAAGTTTTTTGTTTTATCTTGATTTATCCTACGTGCAATTGTTATTGAGCCGCCTTTTTCGTCAGAAACTGGGGGAATATGCCCATAAAATATACCTTTTTTTGCCGGATCTTTAACTACTGAAGTTCTTTCGACGGTAATAACCGGCAATATAATAGAACCAGAAATACTCCTTATTTCTGATCTATTTTTTGTTTGGTGAACTCTTTCTGATGCTACCCAAATTACTTCTGTTTTTTTCCAACCTTTGTTTGTTGTAGAATATATATTTAGATTGTTATCGATATGCTCATACATTGCCGTATCAATAGTTTCTAAAGTGGATGGTGTAATTATTCTTTCTTCAACTATGCTAGGGTCTGCAATGCCTGTATGTTTATGTCTAGTTGGCATTAGAAAAGCCCCTCGCGAGCACGTATGCATTTAGCAGTTATTTCCATTCTATTGTTAATTTGGCCAAATAGTTGTTTTGGTTCGTTCAGGGAAACAATCTCATAATGAATCTCGCCATACAGAACAAAATCTCCCTCTCTTACAAATAAATTTTGGTCTTCAGTTAATCTTCTCTTATGAAAATGAACGATTATCGAACTTTGTTTGTCAACACCAACATTGCTCATCCAAGCTGTTTCTAAATTTTCCCATTCTACTAAAGCGTAAACTCTTATTGGAGGCAAAAATGTCTTCTCAATCGCTTCTCCGTATAATGAATGAAAATTGGTGTGTTCTATGCTTATAGGATAATATAAAATTTGTTGGCCTATAACTCTTTCAACAAGCTCATCATTAACCTGCTTTACTAGATCGCGTTCCTTTTTTCCAACAAACAATGGTGGAGGAGGCTGAGTTGGTTGAGACCATTTATTTTTTTCGCTAGCCATTTTTTAAATTTATCCTACAAATATTGTCATTGGAATTTTTTGTTGAACATTTTTAGTTGATTCAAGTATTGTAGCGTCTGTTTCTACTAGTTTGCTGTAAGTCAGTTCGTCAAGCGTAGTCTTTAGCTCCTCCCTTAACTTTTCTTGTTCGTCTTTTGCTTGAGATAGTAAGTCGCTCGCATTTAATGTTACAGATTCTCCTGGTATTGGGATGGTTTGAAACTTGCCTCTAACCTGACCTAACATTTCCTTTGTTAAAGATAAAGCAAATCTACGAATCCACTGTTTACCAATAGAATTGATACTAGAATATGGTATATTTGCAAATGGAATTGTGTTCATATTGTTAATACCATCGGTACCCATGGTTCTATCATGATCTGCGTCATCCCATGCATCCTCATCTATTGTAAACTTAAACCATATTTTAGTTGGCCCCACTTTGGCTGAAGGTGGGAAAAGTCTAAGTTGATTATTTTTTAATTCATAGGAATAATGCGAATTTCTTGTATAAATTGCGCTTTCAAATGCTTTAGACTGAAGCTTGTTTTGCCACACTGGAACGATTTGAAACTGAGAATCATCTGCCCATTGGCCATAAGTCTGAAGATTGCCAACTGTGTTTAGGCCTCCATAATACCCATAAAATCTCCACATTGCATGAGGTGTTTTATAATAAACTTGTCTAATTGTAATCTTTCTCTTGTCTGCTTTATTATAAAAAGGAAAATAATCATTATCTGAATCAACTGATGCAGAATAAATAATGGCTTGCAAATCATAATCCTGTTGACCTTGAGCAGTGCCAAATGAAGCTGAATATTCAAATTTATCCCCTCCGACTCCAATTTCGTTGCCGACACCTAGGCTAACTCGTTTTTCATATGAGAGTCTAAATCTAGAATATTTTAAAGCTGCCCCTGCTCCTGCATGTACAAACTCCCCATCTTCTACTTGTCCGTAAGACAGGCTGGAAGAAAGAGGAGAATTGTTCTTTAATTGACCTCGCCAATCGAAAGAGCCTGTTGTGTCTCCCAAAACACTTCCCAGAACATTCTTTGTTTGATGTATGTTAACAATATAAGAATATTCTAAAACAGATTCTTCATAAGCTGCGTAAACATTTGAAGATGATAATTCAATATCTAATACATCTCCACCTAATTTTTTATAGGTATATGCGACTTGGGCTGCAGCGCCTTCTAAGAATTCAGCAGAGCCAGTGTACATGCCGAAAGGCACTACTGAAGATACATGGCCGGCGGTCCCAGTGGCCGGAAGCCTTACTGCGCTCGTCGTACTTGATGGTGATAAAGTTGGAACTGCCATTCATTGGATTCTCCTGTACACACTAAATAGTTTGACATGAAAGTAAAATCCTTGATATAGGACATTCTTATATAAAAAAGCCCCGGGCCGAAACCCGGGGCTTAGATTAGTCTAACTTTTCGAAAAAAGCTATTTTAGACTAGGTCAGTCACAACAACAAGACCGTACATATCTGCACGAACCATCTTCTTGGCGTAACGCGTCATGACACCCTTGCGGGGCACGAAGTCTTCTACACCGAAGATTGTAGGAGTGACTTGAAGTGGTACATATGGAGCATACACATACCCACTTTCAAGGAATGATCCGCCCTTGCGTCCAACAAGAACAAGATTCCTAGTAAAGTAAGGATCAACGTATACGTCCCACTTCTTGCTAAGGCTACCAGTCTTGACAGTGCCAACCGTACCTCTGTCAGCATCACCTGTTACATCGGCGCGGAAGCCAGCTGTGAATTCAAGAATATTAGCAACCTCGGGACTCACTACGATAAAGTTAGCCCCACCGCGAAGCGTCTTACGATGGATCTGAGCAGACACATCGTTAATGGTCTCGACAAGAGTCTCATACCATTCAGACACAGTACCGGTGAAATCAGGTGCTGCAGTAGCAGCGCCTACTTCTTTACCGGTCAAGCGGGCAACAAACTTACCAGCATGGCGTGACCAATAGTACGTACCAGCAGTAGCACCCTTCACAAGATCCTCAAGAATCTCGCGATCAATTTCAAGAGCAATCTGCTCTGAAAGGATACCAGTAAGCTCAACCTCTGCATCGAGGTTGTGATACGCATTAAGGTCCTGACCGAGTTCCGGAGACCATTTGGCCTTCAGTTTCTTGGTCATCGCCGTCACAGACACGCTATCGACTTTGATATCGATCTCGGGAATGTCGGCATCAGCCTCAAGTCCCCACTGATCTTGACCAACGATAGAACCAATGGTGTTTCCAGCGGAAGCAGCAACAGTTCCCTCGAAGTTGTCAACAATCGGGAAAGAGAAGTTGTGTGTATAGCCAACTGAGCTTGACACGTTAGCGATAGAACCGGCGGAGGCCACTGGAATCGCTCCAGCTGCCTCAGTTACGGTAGAACCACTATTGGCAAAGATAATAAGCACCTTAGTCTGCTCTCCTGCTGTTTGAGTAGGATCAAGACGGGTCAAACGACGTACCATATAGCCAGATTTAGTAGCTCCAGGCTCATAATCAGAAGCACTAAGCGCAACAAGATTGTGCTTATTGATTCTGGTGCTATTGGTAGCATCTACCAAGGACGAGAGCGGAACTGTTGCCGCTACATATGAAGAGCCAGAAAGATCTGGATCAAACTGTACCAGCTTATCAGCAAGAGCAGTATAAGTGGCACTAATGTCTTCCTGGGTGGAAGCTAGACCCGAATTTGACGTTGCCTCGCCAATTCCAGCGGTACCAGAAGCAACAACCGTCACTACTACACTAGACGCACTACCAGTTGGGGAAGAATAACCATTATTCAAGGAATAAAAGCCATCTTCAGCGTTCTCATCATCAAGGTTCATACCCCCAGTGATTTGCTGACCAACTTTACCGCCGCCAAAAAGTGACTCGTTAGCTACGAGATCTAGACGATTTTTATTAAACTGAAAGTCTAGAAAGAAAATGAGTCCAGACGGGAGACTCATTGGCTGCACAGATACAAGATCATTAGCAATGAGCCCACCAAAAACTCGGCGGACAATCGGGAACGCGACGGCTGCAAAGCCTTCCACGTCACCACCAGCGCCCATAGTAGAAGCCTCGCGAAGAAGCTCCTTGGCCTGGTTTTCAAGAAGACGAGCCATGCCATTACGCGTGGAGTCCTCAGTAAGACCTTCTAGAAGTCCGGTTCTTTCCCACTTCTCAAGTAGGGTAGCACCTTCTCTCTGGAGGTCTCTATTAACAATACCCTCAGTAAGGGTTTCTAAAACAGACATAATTTTTCCTCCTTTTAAACTGTTTTTAAGAGATACCAGCTAAAGTTTTCCAACGATCTTTAACTGGATCTAGTTTCTTTGTCTCACTGTTACGGCGAGGCAAAGTTGTTGAAGAGCGTTGAATTACTTCGCTTAGTGATTTTGGAGTTCGCTTGCGCGAAGCTCCCACAGCGCTTTGAAGCGTTTCATAAATAACTTTTGCTTCTTCAACCGAATCAGCCTTAGACAGAGCTTCGACAATTTTATTTCTTTGTCGCTCATTCAGGGAGGTGCCACCCAAAACACGATTCGTGTACAAAAGCTTAGCATTTGAAAGATTTACTTCTTCAAGTTTTTCTTTCAACTGCATAAGCAAGTTCTTATATTTTTTGTTTTTCTCTAAAAGTTTGTCATTTTTTGAAGTTAAAGATTCAGCTTTTTTGAGATACTCTTTTTCTCGCGCAAGTGGAAGTGGATTTTCTTCTTCTTCCAGCTCTTCCTCTTCAGCTTCTTGCGCAAGAGCGATGTCCGCATTTTCTTTATCACGTATACTATTCGAACCACCTCCAGGAACGCCAGATGGAACTTGTTTGATATCAACTGTCAAGGCTTCAAGAATATCGGCTAAATCTTCTTCGCTCAACTCAATTTCTCCACCTGTTTCCTCTTCCTCCTCTTCTTCTAATTCTTCAGCCAAATCTTCTCTATCAATTAGTTCATCAGGATTCATGTCCTCGTCTTGAAGATCTTCTGCTAATTTTGTTAGATCAATGTCCACTACTTCACCAGCCGAAGGACAAGGACATAGATCAGTTCCTTCTGTGGCTGCAGATGGTACATCAGGGGTTTCTTCTTCAGATTCCTCATCTTCCATGCCTCCCATTTCTTCTTCCGCAAAAGGATCCTCCACTGGCTGTTCCAACAAAGAGCTAACAGCCTCTTTGATCTCGTGAGAATACTTCTCAACAATCGCTGATTCAGCATTTTTTAACGCTGCTTCTTTCAAAGCTTCGGCATCAATAATAGCCTGTTCTAACATTTCTGACATTTAATTAACTCCTAGAAAAATATGCATAAATAAATAGTATGTTTGAACAGTAAATGACATTTTATATTTTATTCCAATTTCTTAATTCTTTCTTATATATATTCAATATGCTGAAGATTTTAATCCATTCCATAATATTCAATGATGACAGTTAATGTGCCAGCGGATGAATTAGTTGTGCCGTTTCCTGTACCAGCATTACAAATGTATACATACTGATCTGAAGAGCCGTTTCTTACAGTGTCCCTGCATATCCAAACTTCTTTTGGATCATTTTTCAAATCAATATCTTCTGCGCTGGCGCTGTCTGTACTATCAGTATTTGTTACTCCGGCGCCTAGTAATTCAGTTCCGGAAGAAATAGAAGAATCCGCGTTGGTTCCAGAAGTTGCAGACATTTGAACATTTACTGCGTGTGTCGACAGATTGCTTGCAGTTTTTACCACGGCAACAACGCTTGTTATAATAGCGTTCGCTGGAATTTTAACTGCCGGTAGTTCAACAATAACTGTATTGTCGCCGCTATCAGCATATCTAATGTCCTGATCGATAGTAATAATATGTTTACCAGAACCAATACTAAATAGACCGCCGGCAGGGGTCATAGCGATGTCGCCGTCAGGGGAAATTGTTAAGTGGCCGGCGGTTCCGCCGCTATCTTCAGTAAGTATTGTCGTTGCGCCGTTGGCTGTAGTGGCAATTGCAAAGTAGTTGTCTGTGTTGTCGGCACTCTCAATTACTAGGTCGTACGACGACGCCGCGTCGGGTGTGTTGAGTATCATGCCGATGTTTGTATCAGCGCCCGTAGCGACGGCGCTGACTCCTATGCAAAAAGACGTGCCATTGGTGTGACCGGTGGCGGTGAATCGTCCGCCCGTACAGATTCCAAACCCGGCGTCTTCGGCATAAGAAAATGTAGCAGCTGCGTTGATACCGGACAAGAAGTTAACTCCGTCTGTGGCTGTTGTGTTGTCCACCGAGCAATAGATGCCAGTAGTAAAATTGGGGCCCTCGCCCATGCCCGGATAGTTCCCGGCCGTAGATGCACCTGTTTTATCAACATCAACATGAAGACCAATTACGTTGGCGAGGTCTGTGTCAGAATAGTTTTTATCTATACTCATGCCAGTGGTGCCGCCATCAGACTGAACATGCAAAGCAATCGCGCCTGTTGCAGAGGCATTTTCTTGTACAATTTCAACAGTGTTCCTGGTGCTAGTATTTGAAGAATCATCCTCAACGTACAAAGCATTTCCAGTTGTTAGGCCGGCAGATGTTATGCTAACCTCACCTCCGGAGGTAATTACCAATGCAGGCGCTGTGCCTAGAGTGCCGTTGCCATTTTCAATGATAAGTTTATCACCGTCGCTGTCATCGCAGCCAATAGCCCATAAGGTGCCGCCGCCAAGTTGAAATTCAATTTTTGGATCCCCGTTGGCGGCAGTGTTGTTAATTTTGAGAGCAGTGTTGGCGCCGTCGCCCTTTAATTCAAGACCAACGTTGTGATCATGTGTCATAGTAATATCTGAGTCGGCGCCAAAATATAATGCAGCCGCGTCGTGACCCAAGCCAACATCTCCTGAAATGCTTCCAAATGAATTGGCGCCGGCGCCCAAGGACCAATCAATAACTCCGTCATCGCTGTCGCCACGAATTTCAAAGCCAGTTGTAACAGTGCCATCGTATTCAGCAACGCTCATACGGAGCTTGCCTCTTTCTGTCCCGTTAGAAGCGTCACCAATAAAAGTAGTGATTCTAGCAAACTCTTCTTGCTCTCCAGCATCATTATCGCCATACCAACTTATTGTTCCAATATTATCATCGTCTGCGGCTGTTCCAGCTGATCTATCTTTCTTGAGCGTCAGCCAGGCACCGTTAATATCATTGGTGGTGTTCGTTATAGTAACATTTGGCTTGTTAGCGGTGGCCGATTCGAAAGTGGGCGCCTCGCCTTTTGAAGTAATAGAACCACTAACACCTAAAGTATTACTAAAATGTGCGGCTCCTGCAACTTCAAGACCTCCTGAGCCAGAAATTACTCCAGCGGTATCGACTGGCTGATCAACTGGGCTGGAATCAAATCCTCCACCTTTTCCAAAACTAGGCATATTAGTACGTTCTCCTCAATCTAAGTTGTCCCATTATCAAGATCAGTTGTAAGGCCAGATCCTGTAAGATCATACATCTCACGTCCTTCAATACCAGTTAACGCTGCAAATAATTGAAAACCAGACCCAGCATTTAATGCTGTAATATATACTTCTTTACATTTAACAGGAAAGTTCATAGACTCTTCATCGCCATCCAGCTGAATATAATGGTGCGCGCTGATCACATTTGCTGAGCCCGGGCCATGGACAAGGCCACCATTTCCAGTTGTTGCAGCGGAACTAGTAGAATTAAAATGTACTCTTATTTTTGGGGTTGCGCCTGATCCGGATGCAATAACTGTAAAACTATTTGTCACTCTTGGAAATTCAACTTTTACTTCTTGCGCGCCGCCGATATCAGCTGACCCAGTTATCCATGGTTGGCCAGAAACCATATAAGCAGCTGAATTTCCTAATCCTGATTTATAATTATGTGGCATATTTTTCTCCTACTCACAGCTCTTTTTATTAATTAGTTTCTTGTTTAGCTTTCAACTTGTCTAAGACAGCTTTTCTTCTCTTTTTAAGCCTTCTCTTAACTTCAGATGGTTTTTCATAATACCTTCTTTCTCTAGCCTCTTCAATGATTGTTTCTTTCTTTACTTTCTTTGTGAATCTTTTTATTGCTCTCTCAATATTTTCGCCTTTTCGAATAACTGTCTCTACATTGATTGATTTCATATTTCTTATCCTTCTGCCAATGTTTTCCACATATTAGCATTTTTCATAAAGCCTGATATATCGACTCCAGGATCACTTGGGTCAACACCGGAGAGGGCGGACTGTGGCGAAGTTGTATCTCCTGGAGTTCCAGCGTTTGCTATTGGGGCTGTGCCTTCAAACAAATCAACTCCGTTATAAGAGCTTTTACCAATAGCATCTAGCATCTTTTTTCTTGTTTCGTTTATCTTTTTAGATTTCTTTTGTTTTTCTTGCAGTTGCATTTTATTAATTTTATCTTCGTTATCTTGTTTTTGCTCAACAACTAATTGCTGTGTTCCTCCGAGGCCTTTTACAACTTCAGCGATGACACTAGATAAAATACCTTCCTCAAAAAGAGTTTCCTTTACGCATTCTTTAATAAGTGGTTTTAACACTTTTTTAAGATCTGTCTTTTTCATTACTTAACCTTTTAAAATCCCAGCCATTTTTTTCCAACGTGAGAAAGTGTCAGACTCTTGAAGTGGAAGCGCTAATTGTTTTGGCTCCCTTGCAGGTTTAGTTGCAGGTGGCTTTTCGGACTTGCCTAATCCTTTGACACCTCCAGTTACACTTCCAAGTTTGGAAACCCAATGTTTAATTGTGTCCCACGTGCCTTCAGTAACAACGCCTTCATTGAGCTGGTTTTCAAATTTTTTCAAATCATGAATCATTCTCTCTAAAAGAAGGTATGTTTCAATTTCTTCTTTAATAACCCGTTTAATTGACTTTTTTGCAACTTTGTCATTCGACATTCTATTTGTTCCTTAATATATTATTTAATGCACGGTTTATTCGGTCTGCTTTTGTGAATATATCTTTTGTAACATTTTCATGAAGTTGTCTTGGTGTCATATAAGCACCAGTTGTTGAAGGTTCTGAAACCATATCAAAACAAATCAGTTGAAAATCATCTTCGACCATTGTATTTCCTTCAGATTCGTGAACTGAGCCCATTCCTCTCGAAGAAATGCCAAGTTTTACTCCAGCATTTACAAGTTCTTTTAATACTTGACCAGAAGGAGTATTAAGAACTTGAATTTTCCCCATTACAGCGCCCTTGTCCCACCAAATATCAGTTACAAGGTGAGAAGCATTCTTTAAATTAATAACTGAATCATCGGGATGGTCAAGTTCGCCTAATGCTCTTCGTTCTTTTACAAGTTTTTTATAATTATTCGTTTCTCTCTCAAGAATGGGGCCGGGATAGACGCGCCCATTACCATTTCTGGTATCTGCCCTCTGCATAACACCACTAAGGAACACATGACCTTCTTTAACCATTTTCTTTTCGGCTTCAGTTAGGAAATCTTGACAAACGCCGCCTTCACAAAGTTCATAGTATTCTCTTAATAGCAATTTTGACATAGTCACGATCCTTTGCAGCACCTTCTCACTGGCTGCAGCATCCATTTATTATCTGTCCAAATGTTTAAATTCATGTTTAACTCCGTTGTCTCCAAATAGTGTACATAAGATATAAGATGTTCCAGAACTCAAACATCCTAATAGAAAATAATTAACAATATTATTATCAAATATAAATAGTTCTGTATACCTGTTTATGCCTACTAAAAATACACCAACCCAGAATCCCACACACATGGGACAATGGAAGAAATGATGTTCTGGTCTTATTTTATCGAATACTGAACCATACACCAAAATTTGCGTTAAACCGTAAGCACAAAGAATAAAATATATTAGCCCCATTTTAATACCTGTAAAATGATGTCATACCATAAGGACCGCGAATATATCCCGGGATAAGAGATCCTTTTCTTTCTTCATGCGGGACTTCTCCAAGTTCTGTTGAATCTTCTGAGCTTGGATCTGTCAATTGTTCTATTTCGTCCTCTTCATCATATCCATATATGGCATAAAATTCTTTTTCTTCTTTTAAGTATTCCCATATATTATACAATGCGGAGTCTATAGCGCTTATCTCTTCATTTATCGATACAGCAAGTTTAGCTTCTAACGACCCATAAATATTACCACCTTGAATATTTGCAAGTTCTACGACACCTCTCTTTCTTAAGAAAGAAAACAATCTTTCTTGGGCTTCATATACTTGATCTGAAAAATTCTTTTTAGCCAATGCTAAAACCTTTTGAGTTGCTGGTATTATAACAATATCTATTTCTTTATGATCAAAAATCATTACGTTGCCATCAAGACTTTTTCTAGCATTTAAACTAATAGTTTCCTGAACGGGCTCCATGTTGGCGGCCAATTTATTTATTGTAATATTAATAGCCATTATTAACTTTTAATCTCTTTTACTAAATCTTGAATTTTCAAAACTTTATTTATTAAAGCTTTATCAATTTTTTCTTTTTTAAAGTTTTCTAGAATACTCATAACTTCTTTTGTTTTTGTCAACATGTCTAAATCATCTTGAACTTCTTTCATGTCCAAAGCACTTGAAATGTTTTCTTTGAGTCTGGTTATTTCTTCATTTAAATAAACTTTTAATTCTATACCATTATCTAAAAAAGAAGTGATGTATTTATTTAAAAGTGTTTTCTGTTCTTCTAGCAATTTTTCTGAATATTTGCCATTAAATCTCTTAACAAAAGACTTATAGACCAAATTACCCATAGTTTTCATATTTGTATCTTCTTTCTTGTTTCCATAAGTTAGTCTTCCAAATATATTTTGCTCAAGCAAAATTTTCTTCTTAATTGAATTAATATTGAAAACTTGATAAATCGTTGCTAAATCTTTATAGTTTGGTACGAAGTTTGAAAAGATTGATTTTGATACTATTTTATTAATTTTGTTAATTAATTTAGTTTGTTCAGCAAACAATCTTTTTTTATCAATGGTAGAATGCTCTTTCTTAACTTCAAAAATTAATTTTTCTGCCATGTTTGGAGACAGACCATATGTCTCATTTAAAGTACTATAAAGTTTTAATTCACGATAAAGAAGAGTGTCTTCGTTAAAATGTTCTTTGATAACTAAGATGATCTGATCTTTGTTTTTGTCATCTTTATTAATAATCGACTTTGTTAGTTCTCTTATCAAAGATTCATAAAGAAAAGCAGTATTACGCTTCTTGTTGTGTTTTAGTTTCATCATCCTTTAACTCCAATTCTGCAATCAAATTTCGAACCTGATGGTTGACTTCAAATAGTTTCACTTCCTCATTATAAGTAGTATCTTTTTCTTCAGTTAGCCCTCTTCCCAGCGTTAATAAGTCTGAGGCCCCGGGGTATATATTTCTCTTTGTATTTTTGCCTGTTTCATAAGCAAATTGAGATCTCATGTTGCTTCTTCTAGCTGCTCTTTTTCTCCCGTCATCCGTTACGGGTTTATACCACTTTCCTTTTGATTTAGAAGTTGTAGTTTTACCATCTTTCCTTCTTTTTGCCTTATACCAATCTTCATCACGTTTAGCCGGAGGGGTCAAAAGAGCTGTTTCGGCTTCTTCGGCCGGGGCCGCTTCTCCCCCAAGTTCTTCACCACCTAATTCCTCACCACCTAATTCCTCACCTCCGAGTTCTCCTCCAAGCTCTCCTCCAAGTTCTCCTCCAAGCTCTGCGCCGCCTAGGCCAGCTTCGTCTCCAGCAGCTTCTTCCCCGACGCCTTCGAGTGAAGCTTCAAACTTGCGATCATAAAATAGCTCTCGTTGATTCCTCTGGAACTCTTCGTCAGAAAGATTAAATACATTCTTAGCGACCCAGCGCTTGCTAAAAAATCCTTCTGTAGCAGAATTAGCTGTATCAAACTTTGTTTTCCAGTTCTCAAGCTCTTGAAGTTCAGCAATTTTAGACGGATTATTCAGACTTAACTTGAAAGAAACCAAATCTTCATTTCTAAAACCTAAAGTAAACAAATGAACAATGCCAATTTTTTCTAACTCTGAAACGATTGACCTTTGAAGTCTTTGGATTGTCCTTGCAAAACGAATATCTTTTTGGGCAAGAGTTGTTTTGTCTTCCTCCGCTCCTTCTCCTCTGAAAAGATAAGCCTGCGGGATCTTAAGTGCTGCAAATAATTTATCTTTTAAATATTTGACATCATCAATGTCTCCGGTATAAGAGCCGCCTGCGACTGTTTCAATCTTTGTTCCCGTTTCACCTCCTCGAACAGGGATAAAATAGTCTTCTTCTATGCTCAAAGGATTATAACGTAAATCAACACGACCAGTACTAGAATCAACAACTTGGTTACGCTTCATTTGCGTCATGGCCTTTTGCATGAACTGTTCGACATCTTGTGCTGGAATGCTCCCAACATCAATATAAAAAGCTCTTCTTTCCGGGGCCCTAACAATTCTATATGCCATCATAGCATCTTCCAAAAGAATTAACTGGCGCCAAATTCTTCTTGCCGGCTCCAAAACGCTTGTACCATAAGGAGCATACTTATCATTTCCAAGTACACGAAAATGAGCAACTTGCCAATTTTCTAAAGTTAATCCTGCAGAGTTCCATTGATATTGAATATAATTTGGATTCTCGGGATCTAATCCTTCTAGTCTTTCAACTTCGGAATTGGGGATTCCAATTGCATTTCTAACTCCAAGCTCTTCATCGATATCTATATACAATATATAGTCACCGAACTTACACATTGTTCTGGCCCAGCCAAAAAGATTAAATTCAAGATTAAGAGTTTTGCGATAAAGGCTATCAAGAATATTTTTTATTTCTTCATTTGGACACCGTATTGTTAAAAGTGATTGTAGTTCGCTCGAAGTTGTCATTTCGTCAGCATACACATCCATAGCAGAAGCTATAATTGGTTCATATTCCATTTGTTCAAAATCTGCATATCTTTCAATGCGATTTTGATTTGCCATTATGTTAGCGGTAAGATTTTCAAACGGATCATATGATGTCTTTTTGAACTGTTTGCCGGCGGCCGATTGAAATTTGTATTTATCTAAATTTCTTCTCTTGTCCTTTTTTGGGGATTCCCTACGATAATTAATAATAGGGCCTGATAACAACCTTGTTAGTCTTTTAAATAATCCTGATTCTGGATTTCTTGGATTGTTTGTTTTTTTAGCCATACTCTTGTTTATCCTTTAAGAAGCCATAAGAATTCTTTATTCTTATTTTTTTCATCTGTAGTTCTTATTGGTTTGTGTCCTTGCATTCCTGGAATAGTTGTGTTTATAACACTATCAGACTTGAACATTGCGCTTAAACATGCCTTTTGATAGTCTATTTTCTTTTGATTCTCCACAAATACAGTATCTTTAATCCAACAACCCATCGCAAAAGACATAACTAAATCATCATTTCCAGCTCTCATAGCTTGTGCCTTTCCGTTGTTCCAAATAAAAGTCTTGAATTCATTATAAAGTCTAGACGAATACGTTATAATTAGCTTGTTCCTCACAAATTCCTCCATTTTTGCAACAATGATTGGTCTTGTTTTTAAAGAGGTGGTAAATCCTGCAACACTATTCGATCTATATTCTGCAGTTAACTGATCAACATATTCATGAGTAGATTTAATTGAGTAATAAATGTTTGGATAATCTATATCCTTGAGTTTATCTAAGACAGCGAAACCAACTGAGTTGTTTTCAACCACCAACAAGCAAGATCCATATTCTTTTCCTGCATCAGAGAGTATATTTGCGAATATATCCGGAGCTACTTTTCCTTGATATTCTGCGACCACTTCAGATGTTTCTAATTTGAAAACATGAAAAACTGAATAATCCTGGCCATCGCCGCGTGCGACATCGGCTGCTAGCATATATGTGTTTTCTGGCTTGTATTCTTCCCAGATCCAAAAATTTCTATCAAAACCAGTTCTATATTTTGGCTCTTTAATATTCTGTTCAATATATTTTATGTCATCCGGGTGCAAAACAGTTTCGCCAGAAGTGTTAAAGTTGCATTCCAGCTCTTGTGCGATCTGTCTAATTGACATATTTTTGGTTTCTTTATCGAACCAACCTTGATCTCGATCAGGGTGTTCGTCCCACATTAATTTTATTGGATGAAAATCATTTCTTCTTGCCTCGGCATCAATATATGTTTTATAGAACCATCCTCCAACGCCATTTGGAGTGCTTAGCGAAATACAACGACCACCAGTTGAAATCGTAGGATAAAGCCCCGTCCATAACTCTTCAAGGCCGTCGACATGGGCGGCTTCATCGATAACTAACAAAGATAGTGCTTCTGAACGGCCGGCATCCCCAGAAGTTGACGAAGCCTTGATCTGTGATCCGTTACATAATTCGAAGCTTGTTCTATTATCGACAACAACTTTAGTTATTTGCATCCAAATTGGAAGACGTTTAATAATAGATTTGACTTTTTTTACAAGATTCCCTGCCGTGCTAAACTTTGTAGCCATGACAAGAATATTTTTGTCACGATGAAACATCATCATCCAAACAACATATGCTGCTGTAATTGTGGATATACCAAGTTGGCGTGCTTTTAAAATAACATTAAAACGATAATCATTAAAATCATTAATAAGATCTTTCTGATAATGATATAACTTAAAAGGAATCAACCCTTTCATTGGGTGAGAAATCTTACAATAGTTGTTTATAAAATAAACTGGATCCTTACCACTTTTAAGGACCTCTTTTGTGACTTCTTTTTTTGTTAACTGATAAGACATTCATCCCTTATCATTGCTCTTTTTTTCTGGTGACGTTTTTTGGCTTTGGTCCGTTGCCAAGAGAGATCCACTTTTTAACTGCGTCGTCAAGCCTGTCTTTGTCGCTTTCGGCGCATAGCGGTTCGACTCCCTTAAGCCCGCCAATTTTATAAAATTGTTTTGCCTGAACCCAAGTTCTAATGTTGCTCATGTGTTGAACCAAAATATTTGATTCGCCTTCTTTTGTAAGAGATAAGGAGTTATTTGTTATTGATTTATACTCTTTTTGCAAATACTTTTTAATATTGTTGAGCATGGTATTAATTTCACCTTCAAATTTGTTCCTGTTGTGAACTTCTTTTAATTTGGTTTCTCCATGATATTCAATACAAAGCGAATCGCCATAATATTTAACATTGAAGCCGTCCATAACTCTTGAATCAAGGATAGGGTTTCCTTCTTCTCTTTTAAGCCCTACTTTTCTAACCTTGCCATCATGAGAATATTCTTCAATGTGAGAACCGTCATAAGCATTTGCTGCGGCTTGCGAAATACCTTGAATTATGTCTAAAACAGTGGCCATTATTTATCTCCTATATTTGGTCTCCAGCCAGATTCCCAACGTTCTTCTCTTTCATCAACATACTGAAGAAAACATTTAAAACAACAATCATATTTATTCATGTATATGTCATCCTTAATGTTGAAAGAGTAAATATCACAAACCGGACAGGTTCTATTACTTCTCTTTGTAATTAGTTTCTTGCTAATCAAAAACCCGTCTTTTTCTATCTTTTCAGTCTTGTCTTTGCTCTTGCGTTGTTTTTTTGCAAATTCTTCAGCTTGTTCAATATATTTCTTTTCTTTTTCATCGTTCCAATTGCTTCGTGGATGACTTACTGCTTCCTTGCCATATTTTTTTTCAATGGCTTGTTCAACTTTTGCTACGTAGTTGGGATCTTTGTTTTTTTTTTCATTATTATAACAAAGCTTTATTAGCTTTTGTCTTCAGTTTCTTCAGTTTCCTGAACAGGTTCATCCTGTGAGGGGGATCTATCAGAAAATAGTTTAACCGCCTGGGAAAGAAGCGCAGCTTCTTCTAAGTTATAAGCACCTCTTTTTTGAGCTAGTTCAACACCTTGTACTAGCATACTAAGAGCTTGATTAGCAGTTTCTATTTGTTGTTCCTGTTTGTCTGTCATGTTATAAATCTCCTATTATTACAAGCACACTCATAATTATAACAAATTATGGGCGTTTGTTAAGCATTAAAAGCTAGCGCCATAAAGCTTGATAACAAATTTACCAGCGTTATAAGTGCCACCAGAATTTGCACCAGTGCCATTAGCAAGATATACGTAATGCGAATTCGCAGAAAGAGCAGAACAGTCTAGTCCAGCTGCGCTCGAGCGCGTCATACCTACAGTCCAAGCTGCAGTGGCGGGAATGAGTGCAACTTCAGTTGTGCCGCTGTCGTATAAAGCATCTTCTGCCAAGGAGTTAGAGCTTGTAACCAAATCAATATCAACTGCGGCATTGTCATCTGCGCTGTCGGGCACTTCAATACAAGACATTTCTGCTTTGTAAATAACACCATTGACGGCCGTGGTAATTCTTGTTAAATAAGCTGCAGCTACATCATTTTCTCCAATAACATCTTTAAGGGTGCCTGAATCAACAATGCTCCCAGCGCCAATGTCAACTAATATAGTTGTTACAATTTCGCCATTAACTCTGGCTACGTGTAAAGTTGGCGAAACAGCGTCAAAGCCGCCGCCAGTAGCAGTTGCAGTTGCTGTATTCATCTTAATTTCAGGATAATCTGGTCCATTTTGCGTGTCTCTGCCGCCAAGAGTTAAAATAGATAGCATCGAAGGATCATTCGCAACTTGGAATGTGATTTCCCCGCATTCATCGCCGTTCACGATATCGGTTGATTTTACTTGTATCTTTGCATAAGTATCTGAACTTCCGGCGCCATCTGCACCAGTCCAGGTAATATTGCCCAGAACATCGTCGGCGGCGACTATGCGGTCATATGAACCGCCCCAACCGCGAGTTTTAGCAAAAGTTAAATGTGGTCCAGTTGCATCGTTTGCACCGTTGCTGACATAAATTTCTGGCTTCTCTGTTGTTTCACCTGATGATATAACCCAGAAAGTGCTAGCTTTTGTATCGAGAACTGGAGAACTATAATCAGTGTTGTACCCCAAAGTGAAGTCTGAGTCGTTCCCGAAGATAATATTTTTTGCGTCTGCAGTTGATATATCACCAGTAAACGAGGACTTGCCATCATCATCTATTGTAAGTCTTACTGTAGGCGCGCCGGCATCATCAGCGTCTGATGTGGCAAAAACAATTTTACCGGGGGAGGAATCAGCATCTGACACGGCATCATTCGCGAATTCGATATAAGAAGACAGGGTGGCGCCGTCGTCGTCATCGACTCCATAAGCTTCAATACGGCCTAATATTTCACCAGCAGTAGTGTGATCGCCGCCTGTAAAAGTATTGATTGCGCCAGTACCAGCTTTTTGAAACTTGAGGACGCCGGCATGAGCTGCTGTGGCAGTAGCAGACCATGCGCTTAATTCAAGAGAAGGTTGTCCAGAGACTTTACTAATTTCAAGCGTAGAGCCCGGGGCTGGATTTCCAATACCAATACTACCATCGCTACCTTGAAGGAAAAAAGCATGTGTATTGATATTAGACTCAACGCGAAAGTTACAGTCAATGCTCGAGTCGTTAACAGTAACTTCACAAGCTGAAGAATTTGCAACGTCTTCGCCACCAATGCTAAGAAGGTTCATAAGCTGCGCCGCTCCGGCAGTTCCGGCAGCCATGACATGAAATTTAAGTTGACCACCTTCGTCGTTGTCGGTCACATCACTAGAAGTTGCTATTATTTGAGCAAAGACTGCTTCCGCGTTGTTGCTTTTGTCGCCGGAGAACTTAATTGTCCCGAGAATGTCATCATCGTCTTCTCCAGCGCCGTTATCTAGTATGAAGTGAAGAGTTGGCCCATGGGCCAAATCACCCACAGTTTTAAGAGTTAACACTGGTTCGGCGTGCGCGTCGGTTTCCTGAGTCAAGGTAAGGCCTGAATCATGGTCATGAGTCAAAATAATGTCGCTGTCGGCTCCAAACTTAATCGAGGCGCCATCAGTAGTAAGAGACAAATCTCCAGCGCTGGAAAGAGCCATTTTTTCTGCTGCAGTTTCTGATGCAGCTGTTTTGAAACTTAGCTTAGCGGCGTTGTTGTCGGCAGCATGTGCAGCCGTCGCGACAGCTTCAATACCAGCACATACCAAAGTTGCGTCTCCGGCGCTGTCGTCGCCACCCTTGAAATCAATTGCTCCAATAACTTCTCCGTCGAGGATCTCGTCTTCTTCGGACTTAAGAGTTAATTTAATAGGAGTGTTATCTGCTGTGGCGGTATGCGTTAAAATAAGCCCTGTGTTATGTTCATGAGTTAAAGTTATTTCCTTGCTGGCGCCAAACCAGATTTCGACGGCATCTGCAGCGAGACCAAGATGGCCAGCACTTGTTAGTCGCATTTTTTCAGTTGCAGTCTCAGACTCTCCAGTCAAGAAGCTCAAATACGTTTCGTTGATTGTTGAAGTAAATTGCCTCTCCGCTACAGCCTCGATTCCTGCCGCCACCAGAATGGAGTCGCCTTCAGCGGATGCATCTGGCGCCTGGAAGTGTATGGCGCCAAGCTTCTCGCCGGCAGATTGAATGGTGTCGTCGGACTGGAATGTAAGAGTGGGATATCCGGCGGTTCCGCCATGTTTTTTCAAATTTAAACCATAGTCGTTTACGTGAACAAGTTTAATTTCTTTATCGGCACCAAACTTGATTTCAGATGAATCTGATGCGAGAGCAATGTTGTCTTCGATATTGATGTCGGTAGAGGACACGGCGCCGATATTTGTTACATAGAGTGTACTCATATTTATCCTTCCTTAAATAGTATTATATATAAATAGTATTATATATAAATAGTATTATATATAAGTATCTTCACTGCCATTTATTCTGCCCCGGCGAATAGGGGTTATAACTAAAAGCGTCTACAAAATCTATAATCTTTACATTGCAGTCATCGCTAATAGTCACCGTTTTTTCGCTTCCAACTGTAATTGGTCCAATTAAAACAGCATTGTGATTTGCTGGCAAAACCGCTGTATCTAGGGTTTGGCGATTAGCTATAATAGATCCTGCAACCGTACTCGCCTCCAGGATCCCATTGATATCAATTGTTGTGGCAGTTAGATCGATTTCATCAGTTGCTCCAATAGAAAGCACAGTCGCGGAGGAACCATGAATAAATTGTGATGCATCGTTAAACTCAATCTTATTGGTAGAGGCCATTAATAGCGAATCAGCAGAGCCATCAATTCTAAAGATCTCTGTTCCGCCGGTGTCTTTGACAATTAGATCATCTGTAGCTGACATATCGAACGTTGCATGCGTTGTACCGGCCTTCTTTAAGTTGACTAAATCTCCACCAGCATCAATGTGAACATCATCACTAGCATCAAGAATAATGTCGCCGCCACCTACAGCAATTGTCATATCAGTCCCATCAGAAGAGATTTTGTCGGCCTGGCCAGTTCCATCGAATGTTAATGGAATGTTAGCAGGGATCTCAACAAATGCTGCAGCTGTCAATTTGATGTCTGCGCCAGAAGTAATGGTAAGATCCGTATTATCACCTTCAATCTTTTCACCAGTGCCAAAAGTTATACCTACGTCGGCAGGAACGACAACATCTTCAACTGCTGTCAAATTAATGTTATTACCAGAAATAGTGAGATCGGTTCCGTCGCCTTCAATTTTTTCACCGTCGTTGCCGAAAGTCAGACCGATATCAGCAGGAATGTTTATGTCTCCGCTAGAGCCAACAGTAATTGTCAGGTCGGTGCCGTCTGACTCAATCTTTTCGGTAGTTGCAAAAGTCAGGCCGACACCGGAAGGGATGTTAACGTCATCGACCGCCGTTAAATTAATGTTATTACCAGAAATCGTTAGATCAGTTCCATCACCTTCAATCTTCTCGCCGTCGTCTCCGAACGTGAGGCCAATATCAGCAGGAATGTTTATGTCTCCGTTCGAGCCAACAGTAATTGTCAGATCAGTACCATCCGACTCAATCTTCTCGGTAGTTGCAAAAGTCAAGCCAACACCTGAAGGAATGTTAACGTCCTCTACCGCCGTTAAATTAATGTTATTACCAGAAATCGTTAGATCAGTTCCATCACCTTCAATCTTCTCGCCGTCATTACCGAAGGTCAGACCGATATCGGCAGGAATGTTTATATCACCGCTAGCACCAACACTGATATTAATATCAGTTCCGTCAGACTCAATCTTCTCGTTTCCTGATCCATCCAGGACAAGTCCAACATTTACTGGGATGATAACATCATTTGTGGCGGTGAGGTTTAAATGCCTGCCTGACCCAATTGTCATATCAGTACCATCAGATGAAATATGTTCGCCGCCTTGATCATAGAAATAAAGTTTTCTGTCATCTGCAATTCTTATGACTTCATTGCCATCATATTGTTTGAATACAAGATCGTCACCATCAACTTTTAACTGAAAGAAGATCTCAAAGTTGGTGGTATCCATATCAAGCGCAAGCTGGGCTACGCCACCATCCATGAATGTCACATCACCGGTCCAGGAATCGATATCAATACCATAAAGAGCATCAAGTGTTATTTTATTGCCTGATGCTATTATAAGACCATTAGAGCCATCGCCGACAATGTGCTCGCCTGAATCTTCGCCCCACTCAAGCTTGGAGGTGGCGCTATTAATTCTAATATCTCCCCCCGCACTAAGTATCAAATCTGTTCCGGTACCCTGAATCCATTCGTCCCCATCATCCTTAAATTTTAACTTAAGATCATCAGTAAATCGTACAACCTCAGTACCATCGTATTGCTTAATTACTAAATCTTTACCATCAACCCCCTGCTTAATGACTCCCTCTCCAGAATTCTGATGGGAAAAATCTATTTGGCCGGCCGCACCTCCGAATTTTATTGTAACATTGTCACCATCAGCATCAAGGATGATATCGTACAAGGAGTCTAAAATGATGTTTCCGGCCATGTCGCCTGACCCATGGGCTGTTTGTAGCGTGATGCCCTTCAATCCGTCCAATGTCAGATCCCCATTATTAGCATCGATTATGAGATCCCCCGCAGAACATGACCATGTTGCGCTTTCTGCAGAAGTAATAGTAACTGGAGAGCCAGCAATAGTAGCCCCTTCGTCGCCGTCATGAGTAATTGTAAAATCGGCGTCGACGCCTAAAGAAATAAGAGAACTATCACTTGAAAGAGTCAGGTCATCACCAACATTGATATCGCCATCTGAACTATAAATAACTGCTTTGCTATTCACAACAGTGCCGCCGGAAACGCCATCAAGCAAATTCAGTTCTTCGGGAGTGGAAGAAACCGCTGTGGTACTAGCAGCAGCTAAGACAGGTAGACAATATGTACCGGCATCCATGGCTGGTAAATTAATTGTTGCATCAGCTGTGGGGTCAATGATTGCCAATGTCGTCTCGTGGGCGTTGGCAGTGGCTCCTTCGAAGACAAAAGCGTTTGTCACATCAATCGTCGTTTGGTTTATAGATGTTGTAGTGCCGTTGACAGTCAAATCGCCTGTTACCGTAAGATTGTCATTAACAGTGGTCTCAGAAGTGGTGTGGCCAATAGAGATTGGCACGTTAACCGTTGCAGTGCCAATAGTGATACCGTTAGTAGTATTTGAACAATCAATATTGAAGGTGCTGGTAGAATCTAACGAAATAATACTTCCATCAGCAACCAAATTCGCCGTAATTTCGGTGTCATTTGCGGTAGTGAATGTGCCGTCGACAACAAGATTATCACTAATATGAACGTTTCCATCGGTAATATCCAATGCGTTTTGACCATTTGTTCCAACAATTGTTAGTTTTTCTTCAGATGCGTCCCATAAAAAACTATCGCCAGATGTGGCACTATAAAAGGTGACGTCATGACCTGAACCATCGGACCCGACAACCATATTATCGTTAACAGTAAAGGTCGTACCATCATATGTAAGATTAGCCTCGCCATCGAGTTCAGTTGTGGCGTTGCCTATCGTGACTAGTCTGCTTTCTGTCTTGTTATTAAGTGCGGAGACGGGCAGGACGGCATATCTATCTAAATAATTCTGTACGGATTTCCATAGTCTTTGTATTGACCAATTTCCAATTGTCCCTTTCGTGCCATGGCTTTTACTGGCCATTTTCTTCTTCTCTTTTTAACTCTTCTTCCCAAAGTTTGTTAATAACTTCCCAAACATGTTCTTCACCAATTTGTTCTGTCATCTCATGAAGATTTCTCCAAGCTTCATCCAAAGTTAATTTATTTTTATTATATTCTACACATATCAAACACATTAGTCTCTCTCTCCTATTTCTACTGCTGCATAAAAAATCACAACTGATGTCACAATACCCGCTACGACACCTCCAGCAAACCACCAATGAGAATTTTTATTTGGTCTTTCTAAAGCAAATTTTTGGAGCCTGTTAACTTCTTCATCTTTAATTTTCAATATTGAATCATATTTTTGTTTTAAAAAATCGACTTCAACTTTTACTGTCGAAACCAAAAGATCGCACCTGATCTCTTCTTTCTGTTCTATGTGAGCAGTTCTTAACCTGCATTGTGCAGCATTATATTCTTTCTCTGCAATCGATTGCGCAACAGCAGCTGAATTAAAAAGGACTCCAGGAAAAGGAGCTATTTCACCTTGATTCATTGGTTTAATTTTTGGCGTCTCTTGAGCAAAAACCAACAACGGAAAAGTTATAAGCAAAACAGTAGCTAATATTTTATTCAACAATTTCAAAACCAAAAGTCTCCTTAACTAAATAGGCTAACTCTTGTGGTTCGTCAGAATGTTTTTCAACAATTTCTTTAATTCTTTTCTTTTTATTTTTGTCGAGAGTCTCATTCTTCTTTTTTAACTCTGTCTCAACTTTTTCAATTGTTTCATTAAAAACTTTATTTAAGTGCTCTTTTTCTTTCTTCTCTGCTTTATGAACTTCGTTTATGACATTAATTTGTTTTTTGTAGCTATCACTTCTTATTTCTAAAACTCCAATAGCAGCAGAACCGTCTTTTTTAAAAACAATCCAAAGAACATAAGTGTATATCAAAACAACTGGAAAGTACCAATAAGTTTTTAGCCAAAGCCAGCTCTTCTTAGCAGAGAGCTTAAATGTTAGCCAGCTCATTCTTCTTTAAATCCATGCTTCCAAGCTGTGGCCATGTCAACCAGCGCTTGAGTACCAATATATGCCAGTGTAACAGCAACCCAATTATCACTAGAAACAGAACCATGAACAGCAAGTCCTGTTGCAGTTAACCAAGCCAAAAATTTTCGACTTATAAATCTCTCCACATGTTTGTCCGCAAAAGCTTTTAAATTAGCCATAATAATTTCTCCTTTTTAATATTATATTATCTAGTTTTATTTATCTAAAAACAACTCATATTCCAACAAACTTTCATCTAGTTTGTCAAGAGCATATTGTTTTTCATTATATGAAGCGAATGCATCTTTGTACGCTTCTAAGACGCGGGCTGCCTCTTCAGCAATCCTTTCTAATTTAGCATTTTTCTCCAAAATTTCTTCTAGTGACAGTTCGCTAGTGACAAGTTTTTCAGCTGTTTGCATTTTGTATGTTCCCTCCTTAATAATTAACATAAGCAAAGTTACCCTTCTTTTCAATCTCAATTGTCATATCTACACAATCTTTCAATGTGTCCAAATGAGAAATGAGAAGAACAGTTTTGAAATATGATTTGACCATATCTAAGATTCTAATAAATCCTTCCATATTTTCTTCGTCTAAAGCCGTTGCTGGCTCATCTAATATAAATAGATCCGGCTTTGGCAAACTTGACACATTTAATAGTGCCAAACGAATTGCCATGGCTGCAATTGTTTTTTCTGAACCGGATCCTAATTCAATTGGTCTCGCATCAAATTTTGGATGCTTAATAAAAATCTCGAGTTTTTTGTCCTCTGCTTCAAAAAAGACCTGGAAGTCAACAATGTTGGCCAGCACTTTCGAAACTTCTGCATTAATATATGGTAATCGCTTTTTGATGATATCATAAGCAACTCCATTAGAGTGTACACATCTCATAAATAAATCATAAGCAGCATATTCTTCGCGAAGATCATGAAGCTCTTGTTTGTTGTTCTCAAGATTTGTTAACATCTGTTCAATTGAACCATGCTCTTTGGAAAGTTCAATGAGACGATTTTGGCATTCTGACAAGTTTTCTTTTTCTCTCGTTGTAGCTCTCAAAAAATTATCTTTTTCAAAATTTAATGCTTCCAGATTTTCAATTGCTAACTTGTTCTTATTATATTCTACCACTTTTTCATTTAGTTGTTCAATCTCTTTTTTAAACCCAACAATTTTTGTTTTATTTTTTTGTATCTCCAGCTCATATGAAGAGTTTTCAGAATTTAGCTGACTTTGCTTTTCAATAAGCTTGTCATATTTTTCAATGTGTTCTTCAATCTTTTCTGGATTTAGTTCTTGAATTTCAGAAGATGTTTCTGTTTCTGTATTTCTTAACTCATCAATTTCTTGTCTTACTTCATCAAGCTGTTTCAAGGCTCCGTAAGCATCTTTGATAAATTTGCAATGAGAAAATTCTTCGCCACAAGGAACTTCTTCTAAAAGTGCTGTTTTACCTTCTTTAATTTTTAGTTTGGTTTCATGCACTTTAATATCATTACAAATTAAATTTAATTGATTTTGTTTTTCAACAACAATAGATTTGTTATTTTTAATCTCTTCAATATCAAAATCATCATCTAAAAAGCTTCCAATTTTATCTAAAGTATCATTATTGTTCTTAATGTTTCCAAAAAACTTTTTATTCCTTCCAGTCAACAAATCTTTTTCTTTTTTGTTTGTTTCTAAAGATTTTTCTGTTTCGTCTATATCAATCATTTCAACTGGAATTATATTTATTCTTTCGTTAATATCATCGACTTGTGATTGATATGAATCAATCTTCTTTTCTATTTCTTCGCATGTGCTCTCTTGACTTTTATTTTCATTTTCAATTGCAACAAGCTTTTCATTTACTTCTTCTATTTGTTTATCAAATTCTGTACCCTCTAGTCTTTTAAGCATTCCTCTTAAATCAGCAACATCATCTTTTGCTAATTTAAACTTGCGTTCAAACATTTCTAAATCTAGAAACTTGGCAAGAATTTCTTTTCTTCTTGTAGAGCCTTCACTAATAAACATAAGAGAGCCAAGTTGCGAAGCCATTGATGTAAAAAGAAAATCATCCAATGTCCCAAACATCTTTCTTATGCTTTTGTCAGTATCGTTTCTTGATAAACCATTCAAACTAATGTTTTCTCCAACAACTTCATCGCGCCTCGAAAAATCTATATCTGTTTTTGCTTCAACCGTTGTGCTGCCATGAAGCTTCTTTTCATATTTTTCTGTAGTTCTTTCAATTTCATAAACGTTGTGTCCAATTACAATCTCTGCCTTGCCTCTGCAATTGTCTTTTGTTTGATTAATCAGGTGAAGGTTCTTGCGATTGTTTTTGGAAGTCGAGTTGTACACAGTGTATAATAAACTATCGATAATGCTTGATTTGCCTGAAAAGTTCTTTCCAAAAATACCAACAACCCCATTTAAGTTTTCAAAATTAATTTTATTCTTTTTACCATAATTGAATAGATTGTCCCATTCAATACTTTTAAGTCTCCAATTAATATTTCTCGCCACTTCTTCATCTTCCTCAACAACAGAACTATATTTTGTATTGAGGTCCAAAACTTTTTCCATCACTTCATCGCTAGGATCGTAGTCTTTAAGATAATCTTTTATAAGTCTTTTTTGAACTGCCATATCTCGCAAATTTTCTTGAAAGATGTTCTTAATAGAATCATCCATATCTGCTCCATCACTGGTAGCTCTGTTTAAGAAAGTCACACTTTCTGGTTTAAATTTGGCCTTTGCCACATCAACTGCTTTTTTTAATATGTCCAATGAGAGATTCTTATTAGAAACTAAACGAAGACGAGCGCCATCTGGAACTTTTATTTTGTTGGGGATTCTTCCTTTTGGTGTAAGATTAACAGTGATAAACGGTTTTGGGTTTATAAAAGAAACATGCTTGCAAGTAAATTTATCTTTATCTTGAACGTCCCATATCAACAAACCTTTATCATTTGTCTCTCCTTGGTTCTGTTGAATTGTACTACCTGGATAACGAACCCTACCTTTAAGATCTAGCACCTGATTTGTTTTGTGAATGTCTCCAAGAAAAGCAAAATCAAATTTATCAAAGATTGATATATCATGATCTCCATGTTCCATTGTCCAACCGAGATCAGTTTTAACTCCAGAGATCGATCCATGATAAAGAGCAATATTAATTTTGTTTATGTCAGTTGGTTCAACCCACTTGTCTTCGTCAAAAATTGAAAGCACATTCAAGACAAACTTATCACCCACTAACACCTCACCAGATGCCTTTAGGAGGCACAGATTTGGGTGTTCTAGGGCCTCAACGATAGGAGTGATGGCATCTTGCCTACTCGAGTTTCGGAGGTTTCCATCGTGGTTTCCGGGGATGACATAAGTGGGTGCAATGTCCGCTAAATTCTTGAGAAAGTTTGAAGCCATCTCAAAATATTCAGGACTCAATTGAGTTTTTGTATGTGCGAGATCTCCACAGTGAATAATACAATCGACTTCTTCCTCTCGCAACTTGTCGTATATTTGGTCGAATATTATACGATATTCATAGTGGTATTTTAAGTTGCGGATATGCGTATCCGCAAGGTGGGCGAACTTCATCGGACTCCTATTTTGCCTCTCTTGTTACTATAACACAAAGTATTTTGCTTGTCAAGGATTAATATTAAGATCTTCTTCAATCTCTTGCAACAAGTTCAAAAGCGCATCAAAACTTGCTGCAGCTTCCGGCGACCACTCCTCTGTTGTGAGCGACCTTAATTGCGATAACAACTTCATTGCTTCTGTGGCTTTGTTCTCCGGAGGCATTTTGTAGCCGGGTGGCAGACGCTCTGAGGGATTAAATTCACTTTCATTAATATTTTCAAGCTCTTCTTTAATGATTTCTTTTAATCTTTCAGTCGAGATCTTCATTTTCAATTTCCTTTATTTGTTGTTGAATATAAGAAGCAGCTTTAAAAAAGACACTCTTCGCCAAATTGTAATCGCCATTTGTATTTTTAAGAGTCATGTTAACAACTTCTTTTGCAAAGTGTTCTACAATAGCTCTTCTATCGCCTTCGCTTAAATTATTTGTGGTGGTTAGTTTCAATCTATTCTGCCACCGCTGCGTTCATGGGATGCCTTAAAAACAGCATCTAAGAGATCGTGGGCCGCAATATTAAATTTCTGTATAACTTCTGGACCGACTTTCAATTCGTCTGCCAACTTAATAAAAAAGTCTTGTGAAGACCTTAACATTTTTTGAGCTTGTTTTAAATCGTCAAATCGTCCTTCGGTGATTTCCTGAAGTTCTTCTTTAATAATTTGTTTAAGTTGAGACTTGGTTAGTTTCATTGCAACTCTCCTAAAGCTTCGTATAATAAGTAGTCATCAGAACCGCATAATGACGCTTCATTTTTTCGTTTCAAAAACTCATCTTTTGTCATCGACCCAATGTCGTCATAGCCGGCTGTATTTATTTTATATACTTCAATTCCATAATTCAATAAGTCTTTTATTATCTTCTTTGATTTGTTCTCGGCATCAACATCTAAACCAATATAAATTGGTGTATCATTCTTTACGATCATCTGAAACAACTTTGAGTTCTCGCGCAAAGTAGAACCAAGAATTGGAACAGCATTTGGGCCAGCAATTATTGCATCAAAGATGCCTTCAACAATCACAAGATCTTGATCGAGGTCTAGGTAAAGTTCATTAAATATTATATCTTTTGATACTGGAGGGTTGAGATATTTTTTCCATGCACCATTAAATGCTCTTGCAACAAAATAGTTTACATAACCTTCTTCATCAAAAGATGGAATGATAACTCTGTTATTATATTTTCCATTCATGCAACATCCAATTTTCCAACGAAGAATCTCTTTCTTTGTTATTCCTCTATTCTTCAAATAATTTAAAGCAGGCGTCGTTACCAAAGGAAGGTTTTCATTTGCAAGAGATATAAATTCTTTTGGCAAGTCAAATCTTTGTATTTGTTCAGTTTCATCGTCTTCTGAAAATATATCATCAAATTTTGTTACATCTTCTCGACCATTTAATTTGTCCCATTGTTGAAGTGTGCGAAAATCACCATACTTTCTTACGAGACGCCGAAGAGAGCGACCATAATAATCACAAATCCAACACTTAAAAGCATCTTTCTCTAAATTAATAGAGAATTTTCGTTTATGATGTTTGCATTTTGGACAATAAAAAAGGTGTTCATCGTTTGAATGATGAAATTTTCCAAAAATACTTTTTAGGAGTTGGAGCTTCTCTCCTTCCATAAATTATAACCTGCTCTCGCGATAATTAAACTGTCTGCCCGATCATAAGAACCAGGCTTGGGATTACCTTGTTTTGTATATTCTACCACAAAATTTGGTTCGTTGTCAAGAATATATTGAAGAACGACCTGTTTTGCCTTTTCTCCACGAGGAATTTTAATACCATTTGATTTTCTAGCAGTTGATGCTCCAATGTATTCTGGTTCAATTCCTACTACATCTAAACATATGTAAGATACTATACCATTAAACTTCGCTAATGTCAATAAAGTTTTTGCTGAAGAAAAACCAGGTCTAAAAGCTTGCAGAGACTGTTCAACAAAAATATGTTCGATGCGAAATTTGATAGTTAAATCTAATAATTTGCTTTTAACAAATTCTGCTTTTGTATACGGACTTGGAAAACGGTTTTTGTTTCTCATATCCCAAGCTTCACAATATAATACTTTGCCAGTAACATCAAGAATAGTCACACCAGTTATTGATGTTGAAATGTCTAAGCCTAAGATCACAATTACATTATATCAAAAATCTAACTTAAGCTTAAATGTAAATTCTCGATCTTCAGTTTTTTTAACTGGTGTTGCTAATTTAGCAACACCTAAAAGATTTTTATCATCGTCGTAAAGCCCAATTTGAGAAATATATGTTTGTTTCTTAAAACTAGCGCTGTGATGTGAGTGAGAACTAGTGACTATATTTTTTATTAGCATTTTATCACTCTCAAAGTAACTTGTCATACTAGCTGTAATGTCCGTAGATTCAGGTCCGGACCCAGATTTTCTATATGTTGGATTACTTGAATGATTTAAAAGGCCTTTTGGAGCATGAGCTAACATTGTTAATGTCGGAACATAATTTACCCCTTCAAATTCCATAGAATAACTGGAAGAGAACGCATCACCAGTGTCGTATGTAGGGTCATTAGCTCCGTTCGCGAAGAAATACCATGCTGGGGCCTGTGAGGCGCCGGTGGTTCCGTTGTGATATACATCTGTAAAGGCGCCTTCGTGTAAGTCCCATGACCCAGTTAAAATAAGAAACCCTTCATTGTATAATACAACTCCAGCTACATTACCAGTAGCATGAACCGAACTGGTAACTTCGATTAATTCTCCATTTTTACCTATATCATGCAACTCTGCCAATAAAGTTCCACTTACATAATATTTTAAACGAACAGACCCTTTTCTTATGGAAGATCCATAAAAAATAGAAGGAATACTTATTAAACTTAATCTTTGTGAATTTTTTTCACATCCTGGAACATTAGATGATGAATATGCATAATGAGGACTATTAACTGTGTAATAATCTAAAGTAATACGAAGAGCGTCAATATAGTCTCTTGGATTAGCCAGAGCAGAATGTGAAAATGATATAGAAGCAGATAAAGGATAAGAGCCCTGTATCTCATCTCCGTATGAAAAGTCAGTATTAAAGTCGCTAGTTGCAGCTGTTCTGAACGATGTTAAACTTCCCTGTTTTGTTATAAAAGGATATATTAGCTGGTCAGATGACCTATCAACATTTAGCTCGTATAAACTAACATATCCATATGGAACGTGATTCAAAAAATCACTTGTAGCTGTGCGATTAGCGTCGGATCGCATAAATTTTGGATTGTTGTTGTAATAAACTTGGCCATCATAAATAACAAATTCATTTTTAGGATAAGTCTTTATCCTATTATGAAATACATCCGTTGGTCCAAACTTATAGTATGGCATTTTTTAATAATCCAGACGCACCCTCATTGTCAGCTCTGTATCGGGCGTTTTTTTCAGAGGCTCAGAGAGCTTGGCAACTGCTAACAGTTCATTATCAGCAGAATATAGTCCAACTGTAGTAATATATGACACAGGCTGATCTAATGAAGTGTTTTTAACTTGAATTTTACTAGCGCTCAGATAAGTTGGATTTGCGCTATAATTAAACTCATTATGATTTGCTCTACAGAAATAAATTGTTGAATTTAATTCTGTTGTGTTATTAAAAGAAATACTTTGAATTCTGTTTCTTATCGCATCTGCAGAGGCTGAAATTGCGGATCCTGTCAACACTGCTCCGAAGGTAGCGATTCCGCCATTATTTGGATTGTGAGGAAGATGGACTGGATAATCTGCTCGCGAGGCTGTAACATGATTGAGAAAATGATCAGAAGCAGAAAGAACAATTATACCAGCTTGATAAAAGATGAGACCAGAAACACCAGAGCCTCCGACGCCCGGGCCTGCGATGGGGACCGCAGATAGGTCCGAAACTCCAGCAATTACAGATGCCGACAACACACCATATTCTCCAGCTGGTGAATCAGTATAATATGATCCGGTACCCTGATCGTCGTGAATTTTGGTAATGTAGCTCCAAACCTTCGGTTCGGCGGAGTCGGGACTTGCAAGAGAACCAGTGCCCATATAAAGACTAAAGGAGCCTTTTTTAATTTCATCTTTTACTAATAAACGCGAGAAACTAATAAAATAACCTTGAAGAATTTCATCTCCACCTGGAATTTTAAACTTCTTGATTGTTCCATCAGTGTTGTGACCCATAAGAATCTGAGCCATTTGATTGTAAATATTTAATTTATCACTATTTTGATAGTTATTAAGTCCACTTAGATCTGGTCCGCCCCAAATATGTGTTTTCCCATCATGGTGAGCAGCGCCGGTAGCGTGCCATCTAGAACTGGAATGGTATCCGCAAGTGATGTCAAAAATGTGATTCGCAGATGAACTCAGATATGGATAATCATAAACAGATTGAAACATTCCGTGAGAATAATTTTTGATATTATTTTCGCTTCCAAGTTCAATGGTGGAAGCACCATATGTACCAGAAACAATTGTCCCTGTTATAGGAATCGCTTCATGAAGCAGCGTTCTAGTTGTTGTAACATCATTATTTGCATAAGTTTTAAATGTTGTAGCCATATTTTTTACCTTTTTTAATCTACTCGTTTAACAAATCTAAATGGAATATCTATTCTATACCCAGTTGTAGCGCCAGTGATTCGAATTGTTGTATCAATATAATGTACTGTTGCGTTCCCGGCTCCGCCGTTACTAGTGGTCGGCAGCGCCCAAGAGGCATAATTAGTTGTGCCCAGTCTCTGAAATAAGAAATTGCTTGTTTGCAACTCTGTTGAAGCAGCAATTTTAAATCTCAACGTTGTTCCTCGCGGACCTTTTAATTGGCTGTTTTCTCGGGATGTTGTAGCGAGGTCTGTCCAACTAGTAATATCTTTAACAAAGCCCGGATCCGTTCCCAACGACACAAAATAACTAGCAATATTATCGTCATCAATAAAAGAGACTGCAGCGGGAGAGCCAGTTGTGCCCGCCATTTTACCCAAGGAACCGGGCGCAACAATTGTTCCTAATCTATTATCCATCTCAATTATATATTGAGTTTCAATTAAGTCACTCGATAATCTATGTTTTGGGTGAATTTCATCAGTGTTTAATCCTTGGTCTAAACGAACATATACTTCTTCAAACTTACCCGGCTCGAAGCCATTCATAGTGCCATCCGGATCTTTATCGACAGAATCGGGAATAAGTCCGGGGTTTGTTTGATCGGCTTGTGGGTTCAATGTTGTTCTAGATGTTCTTTCATCAACAGTAACAACGTAGTGTGTGCCATCAGCTTTTCCAAAACTATTATTAAGGCGTCGACGCGTGTTTGATTGGTTCAAAAGAATGACCGGAAGATATAAAAGATTTGTTCTAGGGATTGAAAGTAATTTACTTTTCATCATAGATGTGTTGTTTGTAAACGCTTCTAAAACGGGAGTTTGCAAAACAGTCAAATCATAATAAGCGCTTCCGGATGCATGGTTTTTATTGTAATTATTATAATTAATCTCATCATCGCCTAAAGCAAATTTTGCAATTTTAAAAGTACCATCTCCTTTCGCAAGCCTCATTCTACCTGTATCGGTTAATACAGCGTCTAAAATAATATCGCCGCTATTGTCAAGAAAAGCCATAGATTTACTCCTTTTTATATTATAAGTAGTTCTTTTTTTATAAAAAAGTTAATTTTAAATATCTCTTTAAGCAACCGTAGTCCCAGAATCAGAATCCCTAATATCTTCTTTCTTTTTTACTTCTATGTTCATATGTTTGGTTTCAAAAACAACATTAACATCAATTTTTCTACCAGTCTTTTTTGAAATAAGTCTAATTTTAAAATATTTTTCTGGACCTCGATTAAAAATAGACTCTTCAGCTAAACCAAGTTCCGGAGTAAGGTTGACGGCTGTGGTACCAACCTCACTTTCATCAAACTCTATACCTGTTTTAGTTTCATCAATAAATCTTTGTTCCGGCTGTGGAATGACTGAAATATATCTTCTCATAACTTTTGTACTTTTGGGCTTCTTTTTCTTCATTTCAAAAATATCGATTAACAAATAAACAGCGCCGCTATTATCGACTAATTCTACTTTATAAACTTCGCTAGGGTTAGAAACATGGCCATGTACATCTTTAACTCTAAAAGTATAATAATATTTTGTATTTGGGATAAGATTATCAACAAGGGAAAAAGAAGAAAAACCTTCTACACCGTGTTCTCTCATGGTGCCTTTAAAATCTTGATAACTGGCGGGCTCAATGGTGGTCCTAAACACTTGAAAAGTTTGCGGAGGATCCTCACTTTGAAATTCTATTATAGATCCTTGTGGAAGCTCTTGTGCCTCATATATCTCTTTCAAAGATTCAGCATCTCCATTTTCAGTTTCGATAATAATTGGTTCCTGCTTAACCTCTCCTGTATTGCTACTTAAATTAATTAAAACTTTATTGTTTACATTTTTATATGGAAGAATGTTTATATTTGGCGGGATTGGGGGGCTATCCATCATTCTAGTTGCACAAGAAAAATATGGTACTTCTACCACTTTGACATTTGGCCTAGAAATAATATCAACCTCAAAATCATAAGTTGCGGTGTCATTAGAATATTTTTTAATCACCTTTTCGAAGCGTTTCTTGATCTCCTCTTCGCCCGCCATGGCGGCGGTGGCGAGGTTCCCCATGTTCGCCAAATATTTTCGATCTATTTTATACTCATATTCTGTTCCAAAAATTACTCTCCAAGCATATATTCGATAATGATATCTTTCACCATATCTCATTTGAGTATCAATATGTTTTAATACATCGAGCTTTCTAGTGTTTGAATAATAATAATTTTGTATTACTTCAACAGGAGTGCCGGCTGCGTTGCAACGCCATTTTGCAACTCTATATGCAATTGTTTCTGAGGGCGCGGTTTTGCCTGATAAAATTTGTCTAAAACTTCTTGTTTTATCTTTGACTAAATTCATAAATCTAGCCTGAAAAATTGTCATGAGAAGATTTTTTAAAAATTTACTCTGTCCTCCATCGTCTTCAGACTCATGAAGCATATTATAATATTCGGAATCAAGTTCTGCTAAAACAGTAAAATCTTCTCCAGTTTTGTTAGCAAAAATCTCGGCTCCTTTATCTGCAAACTGATCAGTCCAGTTCCAGAAGCTATCATCATAAAAGGAAAAACTACTTCTACCATCAATTACTTCTTCAAAATCTGTACTGGCTTTTTTAACCTCACGAAATCCTCGCGCTGAGCCCCAACCAGATCTTGCAGCATTTTTTTCAACTGTAAATATTTCATCGCCGGAGTCTGCAGCAACATTTGATTTAAATTTAAGTCTATTTTTCATGCCATCAGCAAAATTTCCCTGTCCTCCTTCAATCATAGTTTTTAAAATTGCACCATCTAATTTAGCGTCTACTAATAAATCCGCTAAAGAAGTATTTGTATCAGTAGAAAATTCCAATTCAAAAAACATAGGAAACATAAAACGTTTATAATGATATTCAACCATTCTTTTATTCATTTCATAAGGAGCAAGAATGTTGGCATGTTTATTTCTCATAGTACTGAAGACCTGGCGATCAACTCCACCATAGACAGCAATTTTACTGTTATAAACTCTGGACCATTTTTCAAAATACTGCCCTTTACTTTTTTCTCCTATTTTTTCTCCCTTCTCGTTTAACGCATCTTTAAACATGTCTGGAAGCTGATTCTTCAATGTTACAAATTTATGAAATTCAGTAAATTGTTGTTTTCCTGGTATGCGATCCGGGGAGATTTCTTCCATCAAAAACACATTCATATTTGGCAACAGCACAGTGTCGTCGAGTCGCTCTCCCGGGAGCCTCCAGTCTAAATTCTCATAATCTTTAACATAAAAATTGTAATCAGATTTGCATTTATAATAAAGAGGCTTATTCATATATGATGTTGCCTCCAGTTCTTTAAAAGAGAATGGTTTATAATAAATTGTTGTGTAATCAATATGTCTTTTTCCAGTCGTTTTATAATAAACGTCCTTGTTGTAAACAAACTTTAATTCATTAAAATATATCCTTTTCGCGAAGGCGGCGAGCAGAGATAAATTCTCCCCTTTCAGGTGTTTATCGGCCCCGCGAGGGGTTCTGATGGTAATTTTCTCTCTTCTTTCGGGTATGTTTCGTTCATTCCCTTTGTCCGCGGACCCTCTCTCCGCCATATACCACTTTTCAACGGACGTAACGTCTTGATGGGTTATTCTAGGATAAACAACAGTATTGTTACTAATGCCGTTGACGTTCGCGTCCGTCTCTTGAAAAAAGTTTGGACTAAGCCCACCGTCCGAGGCGTCAATAGCCCAATAAGCGCCGATGGCTGCGCGGACTTCATCTTCAGGTTTCCAGTTAAGAAGTCTGTTTGTCCAAAAATGAGAGTAGTCGCCAGACCAGTCTTCAGTATGAGTAAGAAGTTCTTTGTTAAAGGCCTCCATTGATTTCTGTTTAACATAATAAGCTGGGCCTTTTTCTAGGCCGGCTGTAGAGCGATCACGGTAAAAACGAGGGGCGTCATCAAAAAGGTAAACCTTTCTTGGGGAAGAGAGGTTTTCTCCAGCTACTTTGTCCCCATCGTCGAAATCGCTTTCCGGAGCAGTTACAGCTTCTTGGCCACTTGTATTGTTACTTGTTGGTGCCATTTTGTTTCTCTTTATTATAACTATTCATTTTATTAATACATATCCCCTTTTGTCGGCTTTTTCTTACCAGGTTTGGTTTGTTTCTCTTTCGCCGAATCGAAAATGCCAGAAATATCAAAGCCGGTTTTCGGCGGAATGTACCCGGCGCCCATCGCGCCGCCGATTTTGGGAGTTAAAATTGGGATAGTTGATTTCATCATTGTGTTGCTGAGACTCTTAAGTCCCGCCATTATTGGCTGGCCGAGGGTCGGTATTATTTTAGCAGAAGAAGGAAGAAACCCACCAGGCAATGTGCCTGGAGATAACCCAATTGCGGTCTCTGCGGCGGAGGTAACGGCGGCAGCAGTCGCTGCAGCGATCTGAATTTGGCCAGCAGTAGGAGCGCCCACTGCGGCAAGAACTGGCGCTGCAGCCTGAATTGCGGCCGCTGCAGCTGGAGATATCGGAGGTGGGTTCAGATTCAACGCGGCAGCAAAATTAATTTTCGGTTTCCCGGGTTTCATAAAAAAGTGTTTATTATATATTGGGAAATCAAACGCTTCAATCTCAGGTATATTTACTTGAGAATTGCTATGTCTTTTAACTCTACAAACAAGTCTGTTATCGCGATCATCCATCTTAAAACTACCTTCGTTAGAGTTAATCCTTTCCCACTGTTCCATTCCTATTTGTTGAAATAATGGATCACTCATTTGTGCTTCATTTTTTCCAGTGCCATCTACAATTCTGTACCCTGTTAACATCTCAACACTGCAAAGGTTCATAAAATTCAAATAAAAGAACCCCAAACTGTCACTTTTTTTATTCGGATTAAAAACTTCACGTTCTAAATCAAGTGCTAAATCATGTTCTTCTTTAGGTTTCGATTTTTGTGTGCAAACGGCAATCATTGCTTTATATTGATTTGGATAATTTGATAAATCTCCAGCAACATCTAAATCGAAAACCCTTTGGACAGGACTATCAATATTAAAATGTGCATATGGATCAAACTTATAAGTTGGATGAGAAAAATAACTTGACAATTTAAGTAAAGCTTTATTAGGGTTTGTTAAATCATTTACATAAACTCCTTGAGGCGTATTTTTATTTACGCCATGCCCAGCCAGAGGTGCGACTAATGGAAGAGTGCTGAGAACACTAGTAAATTTTATTATATCTGTAAAAGGTGTTGTTTCTTGACAATAATCGGAGATTTGATCGTCTTCAACGTGAACATTAAAAGATTCCATGCTGCTGACAGTACAACTTTTACTAGCCATAAAATCAATCAGCCCGCCGCGTAGCCTCTGCATTGCATTTGCTTTTGGAACTAAATTCCTTCCTATGGAGTACGGATTCTTATCAATATTCAAGCCATTGTTGTACCTTAAAGCTTCAATCAATATTTGATTATATCTGTGTGGTTCATAAAATTTATTAGCTTGTTTTAATGCTTCAGATAAAAGATCGTAAACTACACCTTTTCTAGTGGATATTGACATTGGGCTAAAATAAGCAAACTTTAAAGGATCCAGCCCTAACCTTACGCCTCCTTGAAAATCTTTGTCTAAATGTAGTGTTCCGGTTTTTTTTCCAAAATACTTTCTCATTTCAAAATTGGATCGCTCTCTAAAATCCCCAGTATTAAGTAGCATAAGTCCAAATTCATTTGTAGAAGGTTCAGAAGTGAGATAATCTACTCCAAAATATTTTGACGTATCACTATCAAAGATGTCTTCAAAATTAGAAAACTCTTTTATTACTTTAAATGTTCTCGTTGCATCGACTTTAAGACTTTGTGGCTCTGAGCCGGGCCCGGAAGGGGCATCTTTTGTAACTGGTCCACTTATAGCAGAATCTAACATTCTTTCAACATTTATAGACAAATCAGAAACTAATTTCAAAAATGATCCAATTCCTTCAGGAGACCCAACAACAGGATCAACCATTTTAGCAATCTCCCTTATGAGGTTCTGTTGTGGGTGATCCTCTGCAGGGGCCGGGCCTGCTCCTTGGTATTGTGGTTGGAAGCCTTTTGTTAATAATTGAAAAATATCAACATATTGTGTAATTATATCCGTAAGAATGTTATTTTGCCCAGAATGTTTTTTAGCTGATTGAGCGACATTGTTCAATAAAGTATTTTCAGCTATTGATCCTTCAGAAAACAATTGAAGTATATCGTCTAAAAATTCTGGAATAAAACTTTGTGCAACAAGACTATAATTAAGTTTGTATTTTCTACGACCAGCCTGGTTGAAACCGTGGGATTTCTCAACTGTTTCTGGAGAACTAATATTCTGTGAAACTGCAACGTTATAATACTTTTCAAATGTTGTCGTTATATTAACTAATTCTTGTAGTCTTTCTTCCATAAAATTTACAGTCGGATCTTCAATCTCAATTTCAACATCATATCGATAAAAACCATTTGTAATTTCTGACATCATATGATCAACTGCTGCAAAATGTCTCATAAATGGGTAGTCTGATCTAAACTCCTGCGTCATTAAATTAACTTCTTGTACAGTTGCAGCGACTTCCTTAGAGCGATTGGTACCATATATACCTGGATCGTCACCGACTTCAACAATTCTTTTCCCAGGCTGTAGCCTGGCGCTTCGGCCTCCAAATCCAGGACCAGACGAGAGTCCAATTTCATTATCTTTTGTGTGTACAAGCATCTCCGGAGGAATATTTCGATCAAACTCAACTGACCTTTTTGTCCCGAGCTTGTTAACGCTAGAGGCAGTTGAATCAACTCGATTGCGTAATATCTTGAACGAACGTATATAACTTTTTCGTAGTAACTGACTTATGAACGAAGGACTAGAATTTTCAAATAAAATAGGGAAAGCTGAATTTTTCTTTACCATGGTCAAATAATCTACGCTAAAGAAAAATCTACATTTTCCTTCGCGATCTTTAGATGTAAAAAGTTCAGAAAAATATGATGGCTTTCTTGATATATCCAAATTATCATTAATTGGAAAAGTTATAACATTTTGACCAAGTTTTTTATTTTCTACTTCTCTAAAATCAAATATTTGTCTCTCAATTCTTTTTAACGTTCTAAAATCTTGTACAGTTCGGTTATATACCATTTCAGCAGTTAATTTTGGTTGATTTTTTTTAGGATTGTGAGCCTTCCCACCCATCCATCCAATATAACCTATACCGCTTCCGGGGCCATGATAGTGTACTGGGCCATGCCATATTTTTCCTTTTGCTATTGCGTTGCCTTCTGAAGGGGAAAATTTGATGATCTCTTCGGCGGTTGGTGTCTGACGATAGATTGTTTTTTGTGTGACTAATTTTCCACCTCTGATAATAGGCTCATCTATATGTTGACCAAGAAGAATCTCGACTTCATCATCGCCTTTAAGCCCAAAATTTTGTTTTATTTCATCAATATCTAAATAGGGAACTACAAATAAAGACAAATGACTTGGGCTCACCTCTTTAACTGATATAGTGTGTCTAAACGGTATGTCATAAATAATGTTTCCATTATTATCAATTGTTTTATTATAATCCTTAATGTGATCTAGTATATCTTCGTCATCAGTAAGTTTAAAAAAAGAAGTATCAGACAAAGATATAGTTGTGCTTTTGGCACCAGGGGGTGTCTTTTGGCCTGCCACCAAATCTTTTACCCGTTCGTTACTAGCATGCATGCCGCTATAAGCTGACTCGCTTTCCACGCTAATGATTTTTATTTTATAAAACTTCAAAAAATCTTCGTTAAAAAGAAAACTAGAAACGAGATCTCTTCCTTTTGGAACTTTCGCCTTTAAGGAAAAATCAACAAAAACATCTAAACTTTCTTCCGAAGTCCCAGATAAATTTTTTGCTTCTGCAGACCATTCGGGCTCAAGTGCAGGTTTTTGTATATGAGGGTTTTTATTAAATAGAGATTCCCACTTTTCATTGGCTACATTTAAAACAATTTTGTTTATATAAACGCCCGGTAGAGCACTTTCAAAATAACTTGATAGATTATCAGACATCAAGACGTCTCCTTCTCAAATTCTGGCGGGCATGGATCCTCTTCGGGATCAAGATCATAAATGTTAGCAAATCCAACTTCTTCTTCGAAACAATCAAAAACACGGTCTTGATCGGAAAAAATATGCTTTCTTCTTTGTACATTAATTGAAGCACAATAAAGTTCATTATCAATCTCTTCGTCAGTTAACATTTCAAAATAGTATTCTACATGCTTTTGGCTAGGAAGACCGAGATCCGTTTCTGGATCATGGAAATATAACAATTGCAGGTCATCTCCATCGACCTTATATACTTCAATATCAAAGTTTTCTCTTTCAAATAAAGAATTTTTTTCTTCTGCCTCAAAAAGAAGATAATGTGGCCTAACTTGAAATGTAGAATTATCTTGGTACACAGTCGCATGATACGCATCGCCGCCGCCGGAGTCGCCGTATGGCATATCAGAAAACACACCTAAATCTAATTCGTCTTCAACATTATCTTTTACCCAAGTTCCATCATCATTGACAAAAGAAATAAAAGTTTCATATGAGCTTGTTAAAAATAATTGTGGAATTCTTGAAATACCATTTGAACCAGATAGTGTTGGCTTTGAGCCAGTTAATTCGCTATTTAAAAATTTTATAGACCACGCAGGGACATAACTAGAACCATATTCTGAAGTTCCCAAAGGATGAGACAGCACATAGTCCTTGAGAGCGGCTGGTTGAGCATACATGACTTGAAATCTCATCATATCTTCTTCAGTCAATACCGGGTTTTGGCCCACTTCTACTTCAGTATCGTCAAATTCGGGACCCATAGTTCTGGCTTCCTGTGCCAACTTACTCTTATTTTCAAGTATATGTTTGTTAGCCTTAGTCACCTCCGTCCCGGGTCCTGGGCTGAAAACATATTGCGTTTTTGGTCTCACCGAATTCTTAATTCTTAACTCTGAATCATTTTGAGCTTCACTTAAATCAGTATATGAGGAATCATATATAACATCGGCATCAAAAAAAGCATATTGAGAAGGCTTAAACTTCCCCAATGATAGTAAATGTTTACCATATTGAGTAAGCTGAATTTCAATTACGTCTTCTTTTTTATTAAAAAATGTCATTTTGTATAAATTCCAACCTTATAATAATTACTCATATTTAATAAAATATTCTTCATTAAGTTCCTGGAACCTCCGAGCCCGGTGGTGGCTTTTGTGGAGGAATCGGAGGTAGCCATGGCAAGTTCACATTGCCGGCAACATCAGATAAAGTAGCCACATCATCTCCAATGGCTCCTCGAAGCTTGTATTCAGCTTCTACTTGTACTAGTTCAACAAGAGAAAAGAAATCATAAGGCCAATTATAATTATAATCTGGCTTCTTTAATTTTTCATCTCCAAACTCAAATTTAAACCTTTTGTCGTCTTTTGTGTCCTCTGTTACATTAAAGTAACTTTGCTCTGCTTTTTTCTTAACTTTGAAAACCATCCATCTGACATCTTTTGGCATCGTATTAAGATTTAAGAAATCCCAAGAGGCTGCAAGATCTAACGTTATGCTTGCCTCATCTTTTTGCGCTTCCGTAGCAATTTTTGGCATAAGATTTTGCCAAATATCAATAAGATCTTGTTTTTTCAAACAATGATGAAACTCGAAAATAAACATGGCAAATGGATCTATGCTACGATTTTTAATAAAATTCATATGTGGCGGTAGATAATACTTGCTCATTTTATTAACCATCTCGGTTATCGCTTTACTTGGAACACTAGACCCAAAGGCAGCTGCGCGTTTTGCTAGGTCGTCGAGATTTGTTTCGGGCGACCTTTGTAAAAGCTGGGCATAATCAATGTGTCTTCGTGTAATTGGAAAGAATGGACTTGTTCCTTCGTCATAATTTGATCTTATTGGTATAGCGACAACAGCTTCAGAGATGATTTTATTATCTGCAATTTGACCTAATTTTCTGTCCGGACCAACGAGACCAGAAGGTTCTTTAAATCCTAATACTTGGTATAATGATCCTGTTTGTCTGTGACCTAACCTAGTTTCATCAGACGGCTGAGTTCCAATCCCGTGTAGTGCATTTTCTCCAGCGCCTCCGAGCATTGCTTTTAATATGGCTGTTGGGTGTGATTCTCTCAAGCCCATATAAATTCCTTGAGAACCGGTTGGTTCGACTCCGTAACCATACCACATTCCGCGAGTAGAATAACCGAGATTCGTATCTATATTGCCAGAGAAATTTAATATTGGTGTTTCAAATTTTGGAGAAATAACCCATGCATCCAAAGACTCATCACCTTTCGATGCCTTCGCTTCTATCGCCTGACCAGTGATTGGATTATATGTAATCTCTGGTACAGTTGTTCTACCAAAAAGATTTATTGACGATGCAACTCTCATTTTGGATTTGAAAGCAAGACTTTCATTGCCTTGCCCTTCTTCGCCAATCTGAAATGAACCAGATCCGTAATCTTTAAGAAGGTTCCAAGATTCTCTCCAATTAGGATCATATGTTGTTTCAACCTGGGCGCCGGCTATAACTTCTTCTATTGTAAACTCAGCAAGTTCTCCATGAGAAGAATGAAGATCAACTGCTGAAAGCAATAGTCTGTGTTTATGTGGAGAAAAAGCTAATCTCGCTACTGATTTGCCATAGAAATATGGCGGTGTATAAGGAGCAAAAGCGGGATCTTGCGTTTGTGCTGCGACGTAGACCAAACTGGTAATTGGATCAAGAGGGTAATTATGTGTTTGACAAGTTGGTCCATAATGTATTCCCCTTGCTGAACCAGATTGCATATCTTGTTTATTGAAAGCCAAATCGCCGGAGCTGCGGCCAGCTTTGAATGGGAAATCTGGCCCTTCAAACATGATCATATCTTCATATGGGTTGTGTCCGGGAGGTTTGTCAACTGCGCTGCCGCTCATGCTGTATTTTTTTCCTGACTTTCTCAATGTCACATCCATAAAATATGTTGTTCCAGATAACATCTGAAATCTTCCCGGAGTCGACGTAAAGCTTTGGAACTTGCCTTTATCCAAGAAAAATCTTGGTATTTCTCCCAAGAAATTGTGCATTGCCATTGAGTAATTTGGTGTGTAATCTCCTGTCCAAAGCGCGTGCTTTCCTTGAGTGAGATCGGTTATCTCGCCGGCGAGCCCTGGAGGGTGTATTAATGGTATTTCCGATCCTACGCCGTGGTCTCCGGAGTGGCTGACTGGCAGATATGTATGAGGTTCTATGAGAGACTCGAATGGAAAACGAATATTATGAATTTTTTCATATTCAAGACCCTCAGTGCCGACGTCGTCCGATCCTGTTTGGGTAAGATAACCCATGCCAGCGAAGCCGATTGCGTTTGGCAACGATCCAGTCCAATGTGGCCAATCTACAGCGATGCCTGATTTAATTGTATTATACATAATACCAGGGGCGAACCATGGTTGCAATAACGACTGTAATTGTTCTTGTGGGTGTACTTGTGGTGTCTTTCCGGCGAATGCAATAGATGAGGTTAAATGTGGTCCATAACTTTGCGAGAACATAGAACCCAATTGCACACATCTCAATACTGGATAAAAACCATTATATGGTAAGAGTTTTTTAACTGCTTTGCACTTTAATGTAAATTCTTTTGCCCTTCCTTTAACATCTTTCTGATAGTCGTTGCCAATAAGCTCTACAAATTTCATAAAATCAGAATGAGAATATAGTTTGTAGAATGGCAAATTTCCAGTGCTAATTGGAGTATCTGAACTTGCAGTGTGTAATGCACCGACAAGAGATAAGAATTTTTTGTTCGTGGCAGCAAAGCCATTATCAATATAATAATCCATATGATCTGAAATTTTAAATTCTGGGAGGATTGAATAACCTTGTCCCATTGTTCTTACATCTACTGCCCACTGATCATATGAATCATAAAAAGGAGACTTCCCAGACAACAGTGAAGCACTATAATGAGGTTTAAAGTGTGCCCCACTGATGCCCTGGTCCGCATCCCATGAATCATGCTGGATGATGTGAAGATATTTAGGAGGGATGAAGGTCTCAAAATTTGCAATAGGCGTCATGGACATATATTTATTTTGGAATAAATATGTCTGTGAAGCGGTTGGGACGGATCGTAAGCTATAATGAACAGAATCGGTTTTTAAGGTGTTTGCAACGATAGCATTAGAAGCAGTCATAGATGCATATGGGTTTGAAAATAACTCTCCACATAGAGTGCCGGATTCAGCAGAAGCATCTAATGGCCACATACTTAAACAAGGTGGAATCATTTCTAGACCATTTTGAAAATCATGTTCAGAGGGTCCGATTCCTTTGTTGCGGTCGATCTGGCCGTATTTAAATATATAACCTGTCGTATCGTCATTCCACATACTTTCTCTAATTGTATTACCCATTGAATTTAAAGCAAGAGCATCTGTCCTTAATCTATGTTCAGGTCTAGTTCTCCAGAACGTTCTATAATCTCTTCGATCATAACCCTGATGAGTTAGTCCCGAAGATTCTGTGTAATGTTGTCTTCCACGAATTTTGCCTAAATAAGCATTTTCTTCTTTCGGAAAGACAATTTCTCTATAATTCAGATTAAGCAAATCAAATGATTTTTCTTGTTGAAAGACTGGATTAATTTCATTTGTTATTTCATCATATATGACTTGATCGGGATCATTGATAATTCCTAATTTTTGATCCAACTCTCCTTGACCAATTGGGAAGTAATTCATATTATTGCCAAGTGTATGTCTAAAAGTAAAGACATTATTGGCCTTTCCACCTCTTGCAAGAACTATACGTTGTTGTTCTACGTCGTCCACAGAAATATCGAATAAAGTATGCTCGATTGGTTTATATTTGTTTGTAACAGGCGTAATAGTTTCTTTTCTTACTGGAGACTTGGCGCCGACTTTTTTCAGCTCTTGGAGAATGTTATCTGTGTAGCCATTAGTGCCATATCGTAATTCGGTTTGTGCGTCGGCCGGCGTGAAAAGTTTCTCGAGTTTGGTGGGGCTACGCTCGGAAGCAACCGGGCCGATTGAAAAATCAAGTAAATTCTTTTTCTTATGATATCGCGCAACAGGGTGTTCGCCTGTTCTAATTTGTTTCCAAGATGGGTAATGATATGGTCCGTTGCGGTGAAGCATAAGAGCGTTGAAGGCTTCTGGGTCTCGCCTTGGATTGTGCGCAAGGCCGGCGGTGTTCGCTTCAGAAGCTCCAATCGGATCATAATTTGTGACAAAGCCTCTCCCATGAGATGTAGCGTTGTCTGTTCCATTTATATAAGTGGGTGACTCGTGGTAGGCTGTCCAACCCAAATACGCTCCATGTGGGTGCTGCAAGCTATCATTATTACCGGGGGCACCTGTATCGTTGGGCCACCCAAGAGTATTTGTGGATGATGATATTGGTTCATATATAATTGTGTTTAACCCTACGAAATCAGTCGGATGAAAGCCACCAATATCCCCTTGAATAGCCTCGGCAAAAGGAACGCCCCAAGTTCGGACGGCGCCGGCGTTGTACCACGCAACCCCAAAATCACTTGCACTAACAAATACAATATCTGTTGAAGCGTTCCAAGCGTTGTATGCATTATGTTCTTCTGATCCGCTTCTCATATAAGCAGGCTTTTGATATCCAAGAACTGTAAAGTCAGCTTTGGGCCTAGCCGGATCGGCTGGTGTTACGCCGAGAGAAAGAGGCTCAGTCGTAACACCAGTAACGTGATGCACAGAAGCTGTAATCCAAGCATATTGCAAATCGCTTCTTGGAATAACGCGGGTGACATACCAATTATCATAAGATGAAGCAGTTCCAGCAAACTTAGGAGCCACAATATGTCCGCTGCTACTGAAAACTATTTTTGCTCTTCGATTTCTATGCACTTTATGATATGATGCACTTGGTTCTTTTAAAGAGCTGTCATATCCGCCGGTGCCGGCATGTCTTGTTAACAACGTTTGCAAAGGCTGCCTTACACTAAGATTTCTATTGTTTAAACTATTGTATACTGAAAATTCTTCCGCAACAATATCTAAGAAGCCTCTAGACATAACTTCTGGGCCGCCAGGAGCGGAAAACTTTTCTACAAACACAGAAGCATGTCTTCCTCTATCTGGCAATGCAAAGTCGTATACTCCTGAAACAAGTGTTGATACAACTGATCCTGATATAGCTCCTTTTGTTTCGGCAAAATATCTAGGATTGGTAGAGCGACCGGATGTTTGTACAACTTCATAATTTTTAGTGTAATTGCCAATAACGGTGGAGCCGGTTGTAGTATGACCAATAGTTTGCTGTATGTTTTTGATATTAACCGGTCTTTTTGCATACCCATCGCGGGCTATCCAAGATCTGGCTGCGCTCCAACCTGGAGCGTCTTGATCAGCTACAGCTTGGACTACATGATCTACTGGTACGAGCTTAAGTTCTGTTGCATATCCTATTTCGCTATAAGCTGGTAGAACCACACTCCATGCTTCTTCTCTTCTACTAGGAGATGCCGTTCCGAATGCTCCTGTTGTCGTAAAGAAAACATGTCTATGTGGCATGCCACCAACATATTTCTCTGTAAATGGCCCTTGCATAGGGGTCTCTTTGCAGGTTCCATATGCGTCAACATGAATGTTTGTCGGTCCGCCAACTCCGGAAATAGCAGTAACAGAACCTGTTGTAAACGAAGAACTAAAGAGACTAAATGGAGCATAAATTTCTCCTTTGTTTTGCTCATCATACGGCAAATAAACATTAAATGCTTGCCTAGTTTTTTTATCAAGATCAAGAAGATCTGAGCATGCAGGATTTACAAAATCACTTGATTTTATATGTATATAATTATCTGATCCTGGAGTTAACAAGCTTTTATAGAAATCTAATCTTTTACTGGGAGCAAAATTAATTCCACCATGAAGTTCAACATCCACTTTAGCTGAGAATTTATAAGGTTTTGTTAATTTTCTATATACATAAGGATTGGATCGATAGGTAGGACCAGAACTTGAAACAATTGTTGTGGCAATTGTTCTAATTGATTCTTTGCTGCTGTTAAGTCCAGCGTCTGAAGTACTACCTAGGTGGGTTTGTCCATCTCTTCCGAGACGATCTTTCCACCAGAGACAATTGATGTTTTCGGTTGCGCTCGATGGATAGGTAATGAAGGGACTGTTTTGAACCATTCCACCGACGGCCCCGTTAGCTAATACAATGGTGCGCCCATGAGGGCCGGCCTGGTCGACCACTAAAGTTATTTTGGTATCGGAAGACCCCAGGATCGCCGTGATTCCTTTAAGTCCTGTGGTTCCTCCGGTGATTTCGCTTCCATATTTGATTGAGTCGCCATCGAATCCTGGAGCATCTGTGCCATTAATGGCTGCAATCAAATATGTGGTTGCAACAGCGTCGTTGCCGGCGCCGGCGATTCGAATCGCGTTCGCGGGGGGGTCGCCGCCTGGAACACTATTATAAACTACGATGTGGACCTTATTACCAGAAGATGCCCCATCGCCCCCGCCTGCAGCGTCAGATATCGTAATATAAAAGGAGTCACCATGAACAACTCCAGCCCCGGGGTATGCTGGTTGGCTCGAGCCAAGATCCAAAACGTCAAACGCAGTAGCGTTACTGTCGGCTGCAAGGTAAAATTCTATGGGCGCATGTCCCTGTTTCCATGGATACAATAATTCGTTAATAGCAAGAATTTGCCCAGTTGGTATATCATGTTTCATTTCAAGTGTCGGGAACTTACTCCAATACTTGTTTCTCTCTAAGACATGGCTTTCAACCATATTTCTAATGGATTCGGAAGTATCAGATGAAATTGGGAAAAACTGTTCAATTATTTTATCAATTGAAGAATCTAACCATTTATAAAATTCCACATATCTGTCCAAATCAGAAACACTTTCGACCCTTTCAAAAAATAGTTGCCTTAACTTTTCCATCCTTTTGTATGATTGACGATATCTGTTAACTGGGTCTCCGATAAGAGAATTAAAATCTTTAATTGTAGCAAACATTTTCAGCATTTCTTCTGATATTGTTTGATACATGCTTTTTTCAACAGCAATAAAATGTGTTATCGGTCTTGTTTCTCTTGTGAAGTTTATATCATCTCTATTTCTGATCTCGATCATGTCGCTGCTAGCTACTGATTCTGGCAATCTCTGTCTAGCAGATGGCAAATAATTTTTATCAACAACTTTTGCATTACTAACAAGAAAGCCATAGCCGATGCCAGTATGTTGTGCATTCAGAATATTGCCAACAGGACCGTATCTTCCTGTAAGCGCTGTTGATCCAGAAGAAATATCTTCTACAACAAATTCACCTCTTGCATCTGAACCAGTGACTCTGTCAAAGTCCCAATCTAGCGCCAATGTTTCGATTCTAGGAATGTAACAAAGGCTGGCAGTTGGAGCATTAAACAAATAAGCATAATCATAAGGATGAAGAACACCAGCATTACCGGCATCCAGGGCATGAACTTTAATAACTTCGTCTGGCAAATAATCGAGCCAATATCTTACAGAAGATATCTTAACGTCTGTATATTCTTCTAGTGCTCCTGTGAAATTTGTTCTCAAGGCGCCAGCATATACTCTTTTTGGTGAACCTATCCAATGATTAACACGAGATGCGGGTACTGAATCATAAGGTATGCCTATAGATTTAGTTATATAAAACTCATTTCTTATGGCATTATTTGAAGCATTTACGCCGCAAAATTCAATAGTCCCGGAACCATGGATATAAGCATTGTTAGTGCCGCTCACCCGGGTGGCCATTGGATATGTCGATGGTCGAACTCTAACTGCAAAATTCCATTTTTCATTTTCATAAACATCATAAAAAACAGAAGAAGTTATATTAATTGCCATTATACTAGATGTTAATTTAAAATATGCGTTTGTAGATAAAATATCGTTTGTATCTTTTACAGCGTAGACTCTTAGATCGCCGGTATCAGATACTGGCCACGACGCTTCAACTTGTGCCGATTGAGCAGAATCAGGAATTGAAACTGCGCCCTTAGTTCCAAACAAAGAAGAAGTAAGCGAAGGAGCTAATATAAATTGTCCTGGTTTTTCAACAGTTTCTCTACGAGGAAATATGATTTCAGCTTCTAGTGTTCTTGCAGAGCCGCTTAAAAATTCTTCACTCCCAGAAATGAAAGATACTGAATTGGAATTACTGCTGGCTGTTGCTTGATAAACTACAGCAGTATTATGATCCGGTTTGTGAAAATCTATAAAATTCTTTTTTTGAACTGTATAATTGTAGCTGTCTTTAAGTTCATATGTTATATTGTTGGCATATACATTTATCTTAATTAATTCATCATCTATACCAAAACACCTAATTGCGTTTCTAAATGATTTTTCAGTACCCTTTGATTTGTATATATAAACTAAATTATTATACAAATTTTGATAAATTAAATTTTTTGTATCATAAAGATCATCTTCAAAAAGTTTTTTTTCATCTCTCGCGGAAAGTTTAGAAATTATATCAGCATCAAGAAATATTTCTGGCGTGGTTAGGCCAGCAGATTCTAGCAATCGATTTGCGAAAGGAAGAGGTTTGTATTCACCACTACCAGTAGGTCCGGAGGCTGTATGGAGAAAAGAAGAGGGATACGACACATAAGACTGGTTTTTAATTGATGGCAAAGCCTTGATCTGCTGGGCTAAAGTATCAAAATAACTCGCCATAATTTGTGACAATTTTAATAAATTTGAACCAACATATCTATCTTCAGATGTTATCCATTCAGGAAAACTATTATAAATTGAAGCGTTGTTTGTATAATCAAAGTTTTTACCTAGTTTAGAATAAGTATCTAAAGTGCTAGTAACGTTTGTGTGGAACGAATAAAGAATAGGATCTTCAAATTCGCGGGTGGAGGCGCTAGCAGAAACTATTGCTGAACCTGTGTTACGAGAAGTCGATAGATACCCTTCCCAAGATCCTGAAGATATTCTTCCGGAATAATCTAACACTTTAGAATCAAAGCTAGATGTAACTGTTATGCCCTCATTAAATTTATAATATACGCCTAGTTGAGTATTTGAATCATCTGTATTTGTGCCGCCATGAACCTGAGTAAACCAATGACGTCCAACGGCTTTTGGTGATCTTTCTGCTTTCCAAAATCTAAATTCATCCACTGAAGCGGACAGTTTACCGTATCCAACGGCATCTTCCCAATCTGTGCCTTCAGCACCAGATAGTTCAATTATTAATGCCCCTAATGATGCATTAATATTTCCACTTACATAACTAGCGCTAGTCCCAACGATGGATTCTGTGTTTAGAACTCCATCAATATATAATCGAACTTTAGTCTGGCCTTCGTCGGTACCACTTCCGGTTGGACTAAATGTAAAAGCATAATGATGCCAATTCCTATCAGCAACAGAAGCAGTAGTTAAGCCGGTGCCAATTGAAGCGCTATAAAATCCGCCGCCGCTTTCCAGGACGGTGCGAGCATCATCATATAAAGCACCTGATAAATATGTTACATAAAATGGAGATTCAGTTTGTCTCGTTGTGGCGGATAATTCAATTCTGAAACGACCGTAATATGTACTAGAAGATGCATGATCTGTTGTAACTGCATCAAAAATAACTTCTTTCTTTGTTTTAGAAGGGTCGAACGAATGTTTCCATAACCAAAATTCAACTGTATTCCCATCTTCTCCGCCAAATTTTAAATTGGATTCTCTATTTTTACTATAATCATAAATATTAGATTTTCCATCAGCCGATGGAAATAGCCTAGACATTGAGGAATAATTTGAATCTTTGTGAGGACCTCCTTTGATATAAATGTATTCTGGTGTTTCGGAAAGGCCGTATTCGTTTTCTGCTGTCATGACGCCCTTCGTCGCGGATAACGTTCCCCAGCCATTAGAAGAAAAAACGGCATATCCTGTTGAACGTGGATAAACATTATCGAAGACGTATTGATCTAAAAAGGAAGAACTGTTGTGCCACTGAGTCTTTTCTTTTAAAGAGCCATCATACGGATATGTTTTGTAAATTCTTTTAATCGACTCAGCATAATATTCTTCAGCAGAACCAAATCTAACAAAGTTCTCTGGTTTCGAAAAATCTATATAAGGTATAAAACGATCTTTTTCTTTTATTTTTTCTCGTATAAAATCAGCTGATTCTATTTCATTTCCCAAGCCATCTAAAGATGCTGACGAAGCGATTCTACTAATAGGCTCTTGTTTATTAAAATAGTCTTTGGTACTCATGGTTATTCAACTCTAAATTTAAATATTTCTGGTTGTTCGCGATAAGCACCATTTGTGTAATATGCAAACTTTATTCCGTAGGTGTAATCGGGTTCTAACATGTTCATTTTTAAATCAAAATAATTTCCATTTGAATCGTAAGAAAGCTGAGTATAGGGCATATTACTTGGAGGAGGGAAAGTTATAGTACTACTTCCAGTTCCATATGTGATTATATTTAAGTCATCAGTTACTCTAAAGATTTTATAATATGCTTTTTCAATAACGACAGGGTCAATTGTCGTAACAACTGTTGTATAGACATTTGGATTCCAATACCTGTCGCGAACGAAAACTCTGAAGCGGGCTTCTTCATCTCTAAAATATGTTGATTTAAGATTAGTAATTTTAGTAACATATGATGGATTTGGGTTAAAAGTTTCTGCAGATGATGAAAATTGTTTCGTTTTTATAGAGCCGGTGTAATATACTGTAGCATCGTCGATATCTACACCAGCAGAACCACTAAACCATCGATCATAAATAATACTAGCGCTTGTGTTGAGTGCGAAACTTGCTGAATATATCCCAGTTGATACATATCCTCCTGTTACAGCTTGAGAATTTGCCGGAGGATCATCACCAAGAGTGCTATGTTGTCTCAAATTATACGGGGCATCCGTATTCATTAGTTCTCCATGGGAAGCTGACGTGTAAAACTGCACAAATATAACGGGATGGGCCTGGCCTACATCTGGTATATTTCTAAGCTGTCCGCGAACATAATTATATAAATATATTGTATTCAAATTCCCAGATGCATTTACAAGAGAACTGCTTACATAACAACTGCCCCTATCATCTTTAATTGTCGAATCCCACCTTGCTTCGATGCAAGGCCTTTTAAAGAAATATTCTGATGTTCTAGAAAAGAATTTTTTGGTATAATAAGAATTTTTTGTTCCCGCAGCATTGTGTAGTACAGAACCAGTATCGGCTCCTGTTGAACTAGAAAAATATCCCTCTTGGCTGGAGGTAAAATATACTCCTATCCCATAATTATGTTTGCCGTCGTTATTGTGGTTTGCTCCGCCAACAAGCCAATGCTCCACCAAACCAGTTATATCTACGTCTAAATCTTCATCTCCATTAGGAAAACTAGCAGTATAATGTACATGACCAGAAGCAGTATGATATGAGCCTCCTTTATTTGCCCATAGATCTAGACCGGAAGATGCGGTACTGGCATTAATCCAATTGGTACCAACAAAATCTCTAGTTATATCGGTATAGCCTTCCATATCAAGACCAGTGCCTTCATCCCATGATTGGGAAATAGGCAATATAGTTAAAATTGCACTTTGTGGAAGAGTAAATGCATGCTTTGCATTGAACATTCTTGCATAAAAACTTACGCTACCACTTGCTGGAATTTCGCCATTATCTCGAGAAGAAGAAATAGTAGAAACAGGAAATTTAATTAATATTCTTGACAACTCAACAGAGCCAGAAGATGCGTCACTATATTGGCCGCCGCCGCCTTGAGCGTAAATTGAAAATGTTTCTAAAACATCAGAAGCCCCCATATTAGAGCCGGTGCCTCTGTGTGCCTCTGAAAGGCCTGGGCCAAAAGCATTTGTTATAGTAGTATCTGCGTCCGCTGTGAATCTTCTAATGCCCATTATTTTACAGTACCTCTGATATCTTGATCTGGATATTTCATTTCAAATATTACATCTTCATGAGCCTGCAAAAGTCTTCCATCTATAGTTGTGTTGTTTTCAATATTGTATCCAAACCCAGAGTACAATCCCCCACTTTTATTTACTATTTTAACATCTAATGTATCGACAACTCCTGGAACTGAGTTTAAAACTTTAAATAAATTTGTAATACCGATAGATTGGCCGACATCAAATTCCACGTCCAGTGCAGATTTTAATTGTGATACGGCAATAGACAAAACATCATATTTGTTAATATCTTGACTTCCCAATATTCTAAATTCAACTCCAAAATTAACAATTTTTGCATCAAGAATATCAATTGTATCATTTATCATCTTATGGCTATTCAGCCAAGTTTTTAAATTTGTTTTCACTATCGTGTTCGTTTGAACCAAATTATTATTTCTATCTTGAGATACAACGTACATATTTAAATTTCTTTTAAAAGAATCATGATCTTTTACAATAGAACATTTCTTGATTGCGCCATATGGCGCAGGCATTGAGTAAGCAGCAATTATATAATCTTGTTTTGTGACAGCTCTATTCTGTGCAGAAAAAGAATCTTTAACTCTCTGTCTTAATTCTTCCAACTCTGGTAATGTAACTGCGCCCAGCACCCTTTCTTCATTCGTCACCTCCAAACTGTCAATAACTTCAAAAACTGTGTTAGGATTTAATAATGCTCTATCTTCAAAATTTAGTTCTTTGCTTATTATGGTGTTTAATGAGCCAACCGAAGTATTAACAGTGTCGTTATTATTTGTTCTGTATACAATAGTCAATGTAGTGTTAGACGGCGCGATGCCGAACTTATCTGTCGCTATTAAATTGCCAGGATCTAGAGTATTATCCGTAACATGGTTTCTACCGTGAACTTTTAATATTAATTCGCTTGGATCTGCCACAGAATCATTGAATATTTCTGAATCTGAACCATAGCCAAACTGCACATAAGTTCCATCTATTTCATGTTCAACTATAAATCTTCTTGGCACTGGCACTGGTTTAAGAATATTATCTGCTTGTTCTCGATCACCTCGATTAATAACTGGAACATAAATCATATTTTGAGATAAATAATCAACTTCAAAGTACGAATGACCTTCTGAATCAAATATAGAAACAATTTCAGTTATATTTGTGTCTGCTAATTTAAGTCTTAAAAATTTCTGAAAATCTCCAACGGGAACTAGTTCTTGCTGCAATCTTCCTGAGATTACTTGGCCGTGCGCTTTAATCGCATAATGTGTTGGGGCGCCGGTGGAGGAATTAACTCTTGCCACAACTATTTCATTTTTGGGGCTGCCAAAATCAACATCCCCGCTCAATGTAAATATTGCTCCGTCCTGTGAAGATAGTTCCGCTCCCCTTTTTAACATTGGCATATATTTTGTATCGGGGCTAAGACCAACAGAAGTTGCCGGAACCATCAAATAAAAACTTACAATTCCTGTGGCAGAAAAATTTCTTTGAAACTTATAGCCTAAATTTTTACCATGCCTTATCACATTGTTGTATTCGAGCGACGTGTCAATAAAAGACTCATTTGCCTGATAGTCTAAATAAAATGATAAAATATCTCCAACATAAGCTACAGTATCAAGCATCAAAGCTCCAAATGAGGCGTCATTAAAATCTTTATAACTATCTGAATAATACCTTTTAGCGTATTCTACTAAATCATTTTTAATAGATTGATAATCTCTACTAGTGTACTTAATTGAGGTTAGTTGTCTAGACTTGTCAGATCTTGATATTTTTTTAGCCATTTATACCAATCCTTTTAGAAATAATTAGTATCAAGTAGCAGATATTTCTAGAAGATCGACAACATTAAGATCTGGCACTCTATATTTTATTTTCATGCTCAAGGTGCCCGGCTCAGCCTCTACGTGATCTTCAAAACCAATAAAATTAATTTCAAGAAGTTCTACAAAAGGCATATATATCTCTAATTGTTTTTCAATTCTATCAGAAATACCCCCTCTTACGGAAACAGTATCTTGTTCAAATAAATATTTTACTAGGCCAACTCCAAAGTGTGGATCCATCATTCTTTCGCCAGGTATAGTTAATAACAAATGTTTAAAATTTTGCTTAACCATTTCTATATAAGTTTTAGTAACTTTATATGCTCCATATTCACTATCTAAAACTAACGGTAATTTTGGTGATAATCCGGCCATTTTGGACTCCTATTATTATATAGTTTTAGAGATTCTAAATCTAAAAATATTTTTAAATTTATATATCGAATCTTTACTCCGATGGTTCCGGAACCGTGAGTGCCGAAAGCTGATCAGTCAAGTTTTTAAGGTCTGCTTCTGTGGCGCCGGCTTCTTCCATAATCTTTATAATCTCTTCCAGGGGAGTCGGAGAAACTCTATAGTCTTTACTTGTATCAAAAGCCCATTTGAGCAATTCTATAACACTATTCTGGCTTATCCCAAACAAAGATTTATCATATGGAGTTATCTCAAGAGATTGTTCAAAATTTAACATATCTCGTATTGATAATATAGCTACAGCTCTTTGAAGCGGGACGACATAACTAAACAAAAGTTTGAAATCATCTTTTTCCTTCATCTGGCTGAAGAGATCCCCGAATTTATCTTCATCATATTTTATATCATTCCACATCAAGCCATCGTCCGCTTTTACGTTATGCTCCAGTATTGGTAATACAATAACTTTATGACCTATTCCTTCGCCCCCAGTTGCCTCCGGTATAAATTCTCCAACTTCTTTCATAAAAAACGATTTTTCACGTTTCATTGCATCGTATGTATCAACTGCATGTATTTTTAAATTTGTTTGGAAATTAAAAGTCTGCCCGTCAAAGCTCGTGGAGTCGGTCCATGCATCGCCGGCGTCGCGGCCGGGCTGCCACATTGCTTTTAGTGTGTCATTTATAGTGCCCCAGAAACTTTCTCTACCTTGCCTACCGCCGTTTTTTATTGCTGAAAGTGGGTAACGTCTCCAGCTGCTGCTACTTTTATCTTGAGGAACAACATATGATAAACGCAAACCATAGTCTACATCAGCAAAACCGTTGGGCCCCGTCAAAGGCTTATCTTTCAAGCTTTCCAGATCTGGAGGTGTGGCTCCTGGAATCTTTATGATAGTACTATTTTCAGAAGAATCCATGGTAAAAATACCCAACGGTGATGGGGCAGCGGCCATGGGCGTATGTGTGTCAGAACTTATAAAGTCTAATGTCGATTCCCATAATCCTTTCTTATAATATTGTAAAGCCCAGTATAGATGCCCACCAAACAAAGCTGTCCAATTTTCCCCAATCGTTGCATCTGTATGCAGACCGCCTTCGGTCCAGTTGATATCTTGTTTGTGTTTGGTGTCTTTTTTTGTCCAACGCTGATCCCATGGAATTGTATATTTGTCATGGGCGGCGTCCGGGTTCCCGTGGGATCTCTGAAAGTCTCCCAGCTCATACGGATAACAAAGAAGCTTAGCCATGGATCTCAATATTTCTGTAGGTATGGGATCTTTATATTTAAGGCCGGCTGATGTTCGGAATGGTGCTTGGTTGTGCGTAGTTATGCCTATGGGCTGGCCTACGGGGTTGGCGGTGAGCCGGTGAGTGCCGAAGAGTTCCCGTTCATCCTCGTGGAGCCAATCAAATTTAGAGATATAGTTACTGGCAAGGTTAGGTATCTTTAAAGACCATTGCGTCGTGGTTGCGTCTTTCTGTATATAACTGGTATTGTACACCATATAAGCTGGATCGGGGCATTGCGACTCAACGTCGATGTCGAAGGTCTCGGTCCCTTTGCCACACAGCCCGTCGTACTTCGGATTATTAGATATGCCCCAATTTGTGGCGCCGCTGTTGGGATCGCTTTCTTTGTCGCGCCATCGCAGTTGCATATCTACCATTTTTATTAAATCAATAAGTGTTGTAGGTATATGAAGATTCAACCTTGGATCGTTTGGCTGCGGGACCGGGTACATGCCCTTCATCGTTTTACCACCCTCTGTCTGGTCGACGGCGTGTTTCCACATTGGCCCGGGCCGGCGAAGCCCGGTGCGGAAGTCCACGGTCTTGTCAAGAAAGCCTTTTCTTTTGACAAAATCATAAAGATTTCCCTGGGCACGTTTGGGAAATTTACTAAATCCAGCTTTGTCAGTGTCATGAGGATCGAAGTAAAAAGCAGTTAAATCACCAAAGTGATATCTAGAATAAAATCTAAAAGCAATTGTTTCTAAGTCGCGTTTTTCTTGCGGAGTCAGAAAATCGAAATCGTACATTTTGGCGCCTCCACCTGCAGGAGAATCGTATTCGACGTTCATGAAATCACCGATTTGGGGCGGCTGTTTGACGGTCTGCGGAATTGGGTCGTTATCGTTACTACTATGTGACATGCCGTAGGGCTCGTCTTCGAGGCTACGAAGACCCGGAGGGATATTAAATGGCTTTCCGGCGTCGTCTTCGGCGCGCCCGGAGCCACCCTCAACATAGCCCTCAAACTCCGCAGGAAGTTTAGGGTCCTTCAACTGAAATTCAAGCAATCTTTCCATAAGAGCTATGTGTCTTTGTATTTCAGCAGATCTAGAAACTACCATTTTTTTAGGATCGTCGGGTTGGAATTCTGCGAGTTCTGCGCTGAGTTCAATATCGTTGTCTTTAAGGAAGTCGGCCATTTGGGCAGCTTTTGAACCATTAGAAACCAGGTCTCGTGCATCGCGGGTGATGTTTAGAAGTGAATCATATCCTTCTTTATCGCCGTAACATTGCTCGCCGTCATTGTATACTTTATCGGAAAGTTCTTGTAGTCTTTCGTTAAAGCCCTCCGGGTCAAAAAGCTGAGCCCAATCAAACACCGAGGCCGCCTTATGTTTAGGATTCATGTTCCCAAAATAAGTAAAGAAATTACCAATAGCCTCTGTAAACTCTTCTGGATTCAAATAAGCTGGGAATTTTTCGCCGTCTTTAAGCCAGCCGGCTACAGGATTTCCTCGATGTTCAATTGGCAAATAATTAGCCCATGCATCAAAAAATTGTTTAGATAAATTTTTGTCTTTTATTGTCTCTTTTAAATTACTCTTAAACTTAATTTTTATATATTTTTCTAAAATAAACCCACTGGCTTCTTGTTCCCCCCTATCATTAAAAAATCTTGGAAGTGCATGTAAATTATTTGTCAAATGATATTTTGCCAGCTGGGCTGCGTCTTCGCCGGATGTCTTCGCGACAATTTCGTTCATGGCTAGTTTGACTTCCTGAATTTGTACTTTATGCTCAGCTAACTGCTTGCGCGCGTTTTCTATCGATATGTCCTTCTCTACACCATAAGCCTCCATCCGTATAACGGCGGTGAGACCTAGGTCTTCTTGGCGCGCCGCTCTGCGCGATTTCGTTGCTTCACCGGTTACTGGATCGACCACCTTCACATATTCAACATCTTCAGGATTCGCAGCTTCGTATTTGAGGGGAAAATATTCTGCTAAATCATCGTTTGTGCTATATAAATTAGAATCTGGATGACATCGAGCTAAGTCATAAACTTTGTCTCTCAAAAATTCTGCCAGATCCGGGATCCTTGGCTCGCCGGAGCCAGCCAATACTCCAGCTACTTTGTCAGCAACTGTTTTTGATTCATGATCTACTAATGGCATAATAGCTTCGTATATGCTAGGGTCGTCTTTTATCGTGTTCAGATCCGATGCAACAATCTTTATTTTATCTCCAAGTTCTTTGCCAATTGAATCCCCAATTAATTTAGAAAGTAATGCTTTCATTGGGCCGCTGCCAAAAGATAATTCTGTGTCAAAAGCTGCCGAAGTTATAATCGACTTAAACACTCTTTCCATAATTCCTACTCGAACTAAAAGTCTAATTATTGCTGGTCCTTTACTCCAATCTACTTCTTCAATTACTATTTCGTCCGGAAGATCATCTTCGTTCTTCACTCTTTTTATTATAGGATCTGGAGGATATGATATTAATGTCTTCCCAATTGTAGGAACAGTACTTAAATCCGATAAATCAGAGTCCGCCATGGAAGCTTTGTGTTTATTCGCAGCATCTTTAGATACATCATTTAAATCGATAAGGCTATCCACTCCGGTGTTTATGTCCTGTAATGCAGCTGCAACACCCGCAATTACTTTTTCATGCACAGTGTCAAAATCACCCCTTGCTTTATCAGCAATTCCGTATTTCAGTGATAATTCAGAAAGATCTCTTAAGATACTTCTAAAAGCAGTTCCATATAAATGTTTTCTGCCTTGTTTGCGTTCTGACAAAATATCTTTTAAAGAGTGCGATAATGACTTTCCGGTTGGCGCGCCATGGGCATCGTCTTCGTCTATTATCATAGACGAGTCAAAAGATGGGAGCTTGCCCGCGATATCCCCTTGCCCCGAGATTTGTCTCATAACCATCCTTTCAAATAGTTGTGGAGCAATTGGCTCGAGCGTTCGGAATCCGTCCCAGCCGGGCCCAGTTTGCCAATTTTTCTCAAGCACCTCTTTCGTCTTTGCAAGATAGTAACCTGGAGTTTGTCCATCCGGGCTGTGGTGGCCCATACCATCCCATAATTTTAGCAACTCTGTACTTCTATAATTCAAAAGATCGCCATTGGGATCGCCTGGTTTAACAACTGTAATCAAGTAATCGTCTGTTATACATTCAGTATCTTTGTCTAAAGGGTTCCATGGTTCGTAGTTTGCTTTTTGTGTCGGGAATATTTTATATGTAGCTTCATAAACTGGCTCTGGCGGTGGTCCCGGGGGTGGGTCAAGATCTGGGTTACAAAAAATTCTTTTAGGAGAAGGTTGCGGCGCGGGGATCCACCCAGCCCGTTTTCCAGTCGCTGGGTCGACTATCATTATTTGTTCATCACTTGTTGCTATTTTTGGAGTTAGAGAATTCCCACCGTGACCCTCTTCCCACTGCCCCCTGTTAACCCACATTGTGTCGGGGAGAATTGGTTCAAGCGTTTCAGGATCTATATACGCCTTTTTCGGGACCCAGCCGTTCCAATACCCAAGAGTGTCGATGGCCTCCGACCCCGCCCATTCAGCCTCCACTAAAATGATCTCCTTACTTTCAGATTTTGATTCAGTAAAACCATAAAGATCATAATAACCCCATTTATAAAAACTTAAAGCTCTCATCAAGTGTCCTCCAAAGAAGTTTTTTTCCCACGCCTTTTCCGTGCCGTGCCACTCGTTCATGAATTTGCCGTTGCCCTGGTAATATGGAAAGTCATGCCGATTGTCCTTGCCAATATCCCACACAAATACAAGAAGCTGTACTAAGACTGTTTTTAGATCATTCACAGACCATCTCGTGTCTTTGGGTACCCAGTCAGTGCGCGGGAGGAGATGGGAGGTTGCGGTGAAGACGATTTTTTCGTGCGTTGTGGTCCTATATCCACCGGGCTGGCTCTGGTCCCGGGTCCTTTCTTCGTGCTTCACCACCTTCGGCTTTGGCGGGGAGGTGTATGTGATATAGTAGCCTTTGTCAACGAATTCTTGGGCTTTGTTTAATTTTGCTAGCAGTACAGATATATTTGGTGTAGGATTATTATCAAATGTTGTGTCTGGTCCAGGTTCTGTGTATCTCCATGGCCTGGAACCGCCCATTCTAAAATTATAGTCAATAACCTTGGGCAACCATCCGTGTGGCCCACCTTCAAATGTTAACGGATTATAATAAAATGAACTAAAATATTTAGTGTCGGATCTTAAACGAAGATCTTTTTCCTGGGGTTCTTCTCCCAGTATATCATAATCAAGTATATATCTGCTATAAAACCTAAATGCAATTGTTGCTAAATCATCAAATTCTTGAGGCGTTAAATTATTATATCTTTCGATAAGTCTTTTATGAGGTAAATTAAACCATGATGCTTCTATAATTTGTCTTTTTTTCCCGGCGCCCGTCCCAAACTTGTTGTATATGCGATATGCACTTCCGCTCTTTCCACTTCCGATATATCCGGCGGCTTCGGCTGCGGCGTTTGCTGCGTCGTCGCCGGCTTTCTTCATACTTTTGTCGTCTTCGTTAAAAATACCATTATGTTTAAGTTCATAAAATACTTCGCCATCCCAATATTTATATCGAGCATCAAAGAGATCCTGCACCATGTATGATTGGAGGTCTTCCATTAATTTAATATGTCTTTTGATTTCATCACATTCGCTAGTTGCTCCTCCGCCGCGCTCCATTTCAACCGCTTTTTGTTCTAGATATTCAGCATCAAAAATATTAAATCTGTATTTATGATACGACGAAACGCCCATTGGTGGTGTGGCTTCCTCGTAAAGAAACAGTTTCTCTTCTTTCATAGAATCAATTCCTGCAACAATTCTTTTCAAAAATGGGGCATCTAAAAGAGCAGTGGCGAACTTACCTACGTCTGCTTTCATCGAGCCGCCGGCGCCTTCTATAATCGCTTTAACAGCGCTGGAATTCGAAGCTTCCATCGATTCAACTAAAATATTTTGTACTATTTTTTTCGTATCTTGTTGCACTTTTTCAGTTGAGTTGCTACTTCGAAGTAGATGTTTAACAGCAGAACCAAGCGCTTCTTTATCAGATTGTTTTTTTAAATTAACTTGCTCATTAATTTTTTCCTCGGACAAGCCTCTTTGTTGTAAAGCTTCTCTTAAAGTTTGTTCATAATTTGAACCTATATCATCGCAGAGTTTTACTATTGGCTCATCTGGTAAATCAGGCCGATCACATATACTTGTATCTACCTTCCCATCAAGAGATCGAAAAAATTGAATTACATTTTCACCGTTACCTAGAGTCCCGGGGCCGCCTTTTTCTGCTATAACTGTAAACGGCGGGGCATCGTTTTCGGGATCTGCAGCAAAATCCATAATAAACTTTAAAACTTTCTGCATACGTGGTGCTTCTACCGGCTCCGTCCCTCTTACAAGCATGCAAAGTTCACCAGGAGTTAAAGACGCCAATAATCTTTTTAAGAAGTCATTTGCATCTTGGCCCAAAAATAGAGGCGCGGCCGCTTTTTCAAAGCCTACAAGAGCTTCCAGCGGAAGTTGGCCATATTTATTTGTATCATCATCATCACAGAAGTCTAATATTTGCCATATTAATTCACGTAAAGGTTTGATAACTTCTTCTTCTAGCATTCTCATAGCTTCTTCTTCAAGCCTTTTCTTTGCCATTCTGACTATAAAGTCCCAAATAGCATCCCAAATCGGCCATTCATCTGGCATTGAAAAACTAATATCGCATTTTTTCTTTGCTGGTTTTTCATCCAGAGATTCTTCCGCGAACAAAAGATGATTAAGCAACCAAATTAAGGCAGCAACTGCAGCAAACGGGCCCAAAGCTATAACAAGACAAATTATTCTTTTTATCTTTTTTTCATTCGGGCTGTCGATAAGGCTAGTAAGCATTTGATCGGCGGCGTCGCTGCCCGTGTTAACCTGGTCGGATGCAGCGTTCTGCAAAGGGTCCATGAGTTCTTGATGACTAACATCAATATATTCTCCAGGAATTTCAAAACCATCTTCCATAATAAACTGGACAATTGCATCTACGCCGTATTCAGCGCCAACTGTCCTAATAATTTCGTCACAAATCCAATCAATCAGGTCTTCCAAACTTACCATCAGTCCAAGACATTCTAAAAGTTTAATTACTAAAGTCGGTATATCAATTCCACCTAAAATGTATGCATATGCGTCATGAACTGATCTAATTTTATTTGGGGCTCTTGGCATATTCTTCCATACCATGTCTCCAATATAATCAGAAAGATTTGTACTACTTTCATTAATTAAAAATTGTAGTGCTGACTCAGTTGTTAAACTACGTGAAGTTTGCCTGTGTTGGGAAGCTTCGTCACCTGAGTGCCAACCAGCTAACGACTTGGCCAAATCCATGAGAGAGCCTTTATCAAAAGATTTTTCAGGCTGCGGAAAAACATACCGCTCAATAAACTCATCAACTGGCATGGGTTCTTTCTGAGAAACCCCTGGAGCCGTCATGTTGCAAGGATCTTTAGCCGCTTCCAGTGTTGATGTGGCGGCCGCGGCTTGTGCTTGCATTTTTAATTCTTCTGGAGATGGCTTTCCGCCTATCGCTTTGTACCCAATTTCTCTCAAATTAGCCAGATACCATCTAGTGCCATGATTTGCCAATGGAGGCTTAGTAAACGGTAGATTTGTATCTTTAGTCTGGGGAGAACCCCAAACGTGGGGTGGCCAGGTGTCGCCTTCGGCAATCTTACCATCAAGAGAATCCTTGGCATGCTTCCATGGAATATTTAATCCTTCATCAATACCTGACTCGCCGCCGAACTGATTTTTCAGAACATAAGGAGTATAAATATTAACTCCGTCTGTTGCTTTATTTACGCGTCCAACATATATTATTCCAGGAATTATTCCTCGTTCGACGTCTTCTTTTAATTTTTTGGTAAGGTCTCCAGCAACGTCGCGTTGATAATATTCTTGAAACCCAATTTCAAATGGAGCTGCAGTTGCATGACCCTTCGAACGCAAAAAACTTACAATCTTATCGCCGGCGGCCTGCAGGTCTGCCGCATCCCTTTTGAAAGAAAGTTCAGGCCACTTATCTATTTCGTCACTACTATAAGACCGATCTAAGCTTGTTCCTGGTGGAGGCCTGTTATATTTAAAATATGACTTTGATAACTTTTTATCATATTTTTTTAGGCCGCCAGCTACTCTGCCAATTAAATCCTCAAACTCTATAACATTATTAAACGTTTGACGAAACTTGGGGAGGGCTCGATCAATTACAAGGACCTTTTCCTCCGGCTCGTCGTTGCTGATGGCTTTGGGAACTACTACTGTCGGGTCACCAAGATCTGCTTGCAACTCAATTAATTTTTCTTTAGAAATTGTAACAGAAACTACAAGTCGAAACGGATCTGAATCTTTAGGTCTAGGAGAAATCCACATGGGGCTCGACACAGAGACGGATCCGTCTTTATCACTCAAAAAAACTTCAAAATCTTTTTGTGCTAGAGGATCTGTTGTTGTGTATTTTTTACCCTCCAAAGCCCGGGGGGCCAACGAGGTATCGGCCAGTATTTTGTCTTGACTGAGACCAAAAGCTTTAAGAATTGTCCATGTGCCACGATTTCCTGCTTCCATGGACAACTCCTCGGCGACAGCGAGGAGGATGTTGAAGTCTTCGTCCGTGCCGCCGGCTTCGGCCTTGGCCTGAGACACGTCATAGTCCCATGTTCCTATTGAAAATATATTTCCACCGGTGGAAGCTGCTCCTGCGGAACGTGGACGTACAGACACAACAACTTCGTAAGTGTCCGGACCAGAAGTATGAGGTGGCGAAATTACCTCCTCAATTACAATATTTTCCATTAATGTTTTTGGCATATACTTTACCTACCACATTTAAGATGTCCAAACATTCTTACTCATTATATAAGTAGGCGATGTTGGCAATATTGCATTATGTTTTGTGTTGACCATGTTTGCTTTTAATGTACCAATTTTCGCCTCCTCGGCTGCCACAGCTACGACCTGCTTTGCGCAGGCGGTGCTGACTGTTGTGCTGGGGAATGTAAATCCGGGCATTACCGAGAAGGGTCCGATATCGGCGTGGAATCCGCGGGTCTTCGTGGACACCGTGGACACGAACCCGCCACCGGAGTTGGCGCCCGTGCCCGTGCCCACCGCGTCGAGCGGAGGAATCCAGGCTGGAGGCACTTTGTGTACGTGATTCATTAGAACTTCAGTAAGTAGATTCTGATCCTTCATAATAGCATTCATGCGTACATAAATTTCATCCATATATTCATAGATCCTAGCAAGGTGCCTGGCCATATTCATACCTTTAACCAATGGCTGCAGATCAGAATCATCATTCCCAGCAATAAAATTTATATCATGATAACCAACTATTCTTCCTCCTTGCGAATTTCTTGAGGAGCCGCCAGAAATTAATTTTATACCGCCATCTCTACTTATAATTCTCACAGCATCTGCTTTCATAGCAACAGCAGAGCGACCATTAATGTCTCCAACTGTGCCTCTAGCCAAGTTGAAACCTTGATGGGCATCATCAATATCCGTTTTTTGACTTAAGTAAATTGTTGCAGCATCTAGTTGGTTGTTCGGATTTAAAGAATTTACTTCTAGTTTTCCACCAATTTTTATTTCTTCTTTTGGCGATCTGCCTCCCATTCCAGCCGTAATTCTTACGGCAGAAGAGGCAGGATGATCTTCTACGCCGCCGAAGCCACTCCACAAACCACCTGGCCTATCTCTTCCCAGAATTAAAAAGGCATTTCCGCTTTTACTTCGAAGCACTTCTTCACAATTACCGTATTCATACGCAGGAGTGGCCTCCAATTTCATCCCCTGGCCGGCACCTGATTTCGCAGCGTGTCGATCTGCTTCAGAAAGCGATCTCAATTTCTTGGCTTTAGCCGCACTAAGACCAGAATAGTCCATAACGCGTTTTTGATCAATCATTACCATTTATATGATACCTCACTTTTTCTTTATTATAATAATTAACAACTACGCAAACTTATTTGCTGCAAAATATTTATGTGTAGTTGCCAACTTTTTACCTGTTGTACTCTTTTCTATAACCTTTATATTATATCTATCTTGATCCCAGAAGCTATGTGGGCTAAACTCTTCTCCAGAAATAAAATTTTCACGAGGTATCAAACACTCCCAATGCCATGGTTCCTTCTTATATGGATTAATCCCAAATTTATATGCATTTTGCCTAAGCCATTGAAAGCTCTTCGAAGCTTGTTGTGTTGGAATTGATTTCTCTTTTGTCATAGGAGTCAATCCATTATTATTAAAATCAACTGCAAGACCTGTTTGGTGTGGAGAATTCCACCCTCTTCTTTCTTTACCCAATCTTAAGTTGTTATATTCATCCAACAACATTGCTTCCCAAAGTTTATAATGATTAGTTTCGCCTCTTTGAAGAGCTGCCTTAAGATTGTTTGCATTGTTGTTGTTCTTGGCAAACTTCTGAAATTTGTTAGAATTTGGGTTCTTTAGCCAAGCATAACGAACTTCAGGGCGCGCCCTTAAGCCATTAGAGCTACTAAACGGCTCGGATCCGCCGCCTTGATTTATCCATGCAGAATTTAGTTTAGCTAAACGATCAGCAAAAAGCGTGTGAACTTTGGCGCCGCCCGGGATCTTTTTCAACAGAGGACTGTCACCGGGTAATGAAGCGAAGGCTCCTGCCCTTACGCGCTGCTCCAAATAAGGAGTATTTGGGGCTATTAATTGTATAGATGAGTCTACAGACGAGACGTCTTTGATGACTTTATAAGAAGCTATGATGTCTAAGGCTTTCGCTTTATTGAAACTATCTCTTGCACCACCCGCTTCTCCGGATTCGCGTTCCGAAGCGTCGCGACCATCTACGCCAGCACCAGGCAGGCCTGCCATTTGAGTTTCGTTGACTATGCCCAAATACATTCTTTCTGCCCTATTTTTCGGATCTCTAAAATCTACCCAAACTGCTTGGCCGGCAACAGGAAGTTTCATATTTAACCATTTCCCAATACACTTTGGATATCTTTCAACTAAATGTCTGTCTCTATCAGTTAAGTTCTTGAAATCTTCGTCATTTACAGGAAGCCGTCCTGGAACCCCGAAAGTGTCTATTTCCGGTATGCGCACCCTTAAGACAATCAACGTTCCTTCAGCACCATCTTCAAACTGATCCCAATATCCCAAGGGAATAGTTTTGTCATCAGAAGGCATCTCGTATTGTTTGAAAACTCTTATAACCTCTGCTATGTAAGGGCCAGTTGCTTTTAATATTCGTGTTTTATTATGATTGGTGGCCGCATCTCTCATATATTTGAAAGGTGTCGTTTGTGGATCAGTGGGTCTAGAAAATAATGGTGGCTCAGGCCCATTTATTCCATGTTGTATGCGTTCTACTGCCATTAAACACTTGCCTTTGTTATTTCAATCTTGTTTAGTGATTTTTTTGCTTTTCCAGCTTTTATTATCGCATTCATAACGAAGGAATAAGATTCTGCTGGCTTCCACCCTTTTGCACGAAGGACACAGTAAAGTTCCACATGGCTTCCATCGCTATGTGAACTTATGTGCCTGTGTGCGATAATTCCAAAGGCAGTGCTTGGATTAGCTGGAATCTTACTATAATTAAATGTGTTACCTTTAAGTGCAATAAATCCAATCTTTATTTTATGCGCGGAAGCCAATTGATTTACAAGTTTCCAAGTAGCTTCCATTTGTTTTGAAGTGGGCAGAATTTGGTTATAACCATGATACCACTTCCCCATGCCAAATACTGGAAAAACTCCTCCGTCAACTTCATTGATCTCAAGCTTTGTTCTCGCTGGATTTAAGACTTCGATAGCTATAGAAACATCGCTCCAGCTGCCGGCGTGATCATATCTCCAACCAACAGGATCTCCATGTTGTTGAACTCCTCCTTGACGGTCAACAGTAAAGTGTACGCCAAAATTTTGCTTTTCCAGCGCGGCATGCGTTAACTTTCTACCGCCATCAGGTATTTTTCCTTTGTCATAAGCCTCGAAACCCGCAGCGGACTCATGAATAAAAATCACAGTTGGCGGTTTGCGGCGGCGGAATCCGCTTTGTTCACCTATTCTTCCTTTATCTTTGTTTCTTCTTTTAAATATGTCGCCGGCTTCTACACCTGCGTCGAGAGTTGCTGCGGCATATAATGTTTTAGGAACTACGCCCGGGGGTGTGCCATTATTAAATAAGTCTTTTGTGCTTTCACCTTCACCCGGAGTGTCAGTGCTTTCACCCACTCCAGCCATTTGAGTTTCATTAACTGTGCCCAAATATATTCTTTCTGCCCTATTTTTTGGGTCTCTAAACTCTACCCAAACTGCTTGGCCGACGACCGGGCGTTTCATATTTAACCATTTCCCAATACACTTTGGATATCTTTCAACTAAATGTCTGTCTCTATCAGTTAAATCCCTGAAAGCTGCGTCATTTTCAGGAAGATCTTGTGGCACACCAAAGGTATCTATTTCAGGAATTCGCACTCTCAGAACAATCAATTCGCCTTCAGCACCATCTTCAAACTGATCCCAATATCCCAAGGGAATAGTTTTGTCATCAACAGGCATCAAATATGGTTCAAAAACTCTTATAACTTCCGCTATGTAAGGGCCCGTTTCTTCTAAGATACTCGTCTTATTGTGACTAATAGAAAAATCTCTCATATATTTGAAAGGTGTCGTTTGTGGATCAGTAAGTCTAGAAAATAATGGAGGTTCAGGTCCATTTATTCCATATTGTATGCGCTCTACTGCCATTAAGAACTTTCCTTTATTAATTCAAATATTTCATTTTTGTCTTCAGCTGTTAATTCATCTGAACTTGCTTGTCTCTTATTAAGAATAGCGACAACCTTGACTAACTGTTCATTAGAGCGCTGTAAAGTTTCAACATATTTTGCCGCAATTTGACCTACTTTTTCATGCCTTGTTTCGTCGCCAGAAAGATACATCATTACATCTTTTAAAAGACTATTTGTAATGTCTCGATCCTTTCGAATATTTTCAATCGATTCTTGTAAATATTTATCAACTTCTTTCACTTTGTTCTATTCCTGTCATTGTCAAAATTGTCACTAACCCTGGAACATTCTTTTTTATATACACGCCTGTAAACAAAGTTTCTGTTCTCCCACCTACATAAGACATTGCAGCATCCAAATGTTTACTAACTTCAGGATCTGAAGCAAGTTCTTCAGTTAATATTAATAACATTGTTCCTGTTTTTGGCTTCCCTTTTGGAGAAGAACACGGAGATCTTTTAATACAATTTTGAAAAATTTGTGCTCCAAGATTTGGGTCTTTAGGATCTCTGACAATTGTTGAACCAATAAAAATTCTTCCATCTTGTTTCAAAGTTCTTTCAAGGTCTTTTGAATCAAAAGTTTGGATTGGAGATTTTTCAGAAGACAATTTCAAAACTTGATTAAATAATTTAGAAAAAGTTTTGTTCGCAACTGGAAACATGTTTAACATTCCAACTTTACCACGAAGTAGTTCCACTTGTCTTTCGTTGTCTAGAACAATATGAGGATAAGAATCGACATCATTTAACAATGATAGTGCATTTTTTGCAATTGTGGGGTTCAATAATTCCTGTGCTGTCGGCCAAGAAACGATATAAACAACTTTTCCTCCAGCTTGGACGGAAGTTAAATATCTCTCAAAAACTTTGTGAAGAGATATACATGCACTTCCTGTACCTCCTCCGCCTCCAGCAAGAACAAATAACCAATCAACTTTTCCAAGCTTGGTTCTCAGAGCGTCTTCAACGACAGCTCCATTATTTTCAAAAACAGTTTTTCCATAAGAAACATCTTTTGCAACACCATCTGCGTCTGGTATAAGAACCAAGTGTTTAGAATCGATTCCTGCCGGCTGGTCTTTTTCAGTTGTGTTTACCAAAATGGTTTTGTTATAACCTAGATCTAAAAAGGCTTTTGCCATTTTGCCTCCTCCGCCTCCAACTCCAACAAAAGCACAATTTAAGGAAGAAGTTGCAGTGTTCTCTGGCAACTGTTCTTCGTGTTTCATTTCAGCTGACTCACTATAATGTTCTACAAAATCAAAGTCATCTGCAAAATCGTCTTCTAATGGGGGCTGATTAGTTTCCTCTTCAGACATAATTTATCTCCTTTATATGTAATAAATAGAATTATTTTATATTTTTCCTTTATTCCAATCTAACTTAAATCTATGATAACGAACCCTCATTTTATTTAAGTTGTTAACAACTTGTTTTGTATTTAAACCAGTTAACTCTCTCAAATAGAGATAAATTGCCTTTTTATTAAAAATTTCAATTTCGTTAGAGTTCTCCAAAAGTATTTTTATTGCTTCTAATACTTTTCTTTCATTTACTCTAAGATTTTCTTGATTCCAAAAATCGATTTGTTGTAAAAGATGAAACCAAAATTCTTTTTCTTCTCTGTCGCGGATATATTTTTCGTCAGTAGTAACATAAGCATGTTCTAGACTCTTTGATAGATCATCAAATTGAATCTCTCTTTTGTTTTTTTGTTGGTTCTTTTTAACTTTATGAATAAACCAATTTTTTGTTATAACACTAAAATATGAAAAAGCTTTTGAACCTTTAGTGGAATCGTATTTATCCAATATTGTTGTTAGCCATATTTTACATTCTTCGCGAAGTATGTCTATATTTGGGAGAGTAGAAAATTTATACGTATAAACAATTTTATCTACCATTTCATTAAAGGCCGGCTGTATATACACTATATATAATTCTGTTCTTTCGTTTAAACTGTTAGACAGAGCATAGCGAATTATTGCATCCTCATGCACTTTTGTAAAATAATACTTTTTTGTTTTATTCTTCTTCATCTTCTTCCTCCAATAAATCATCTGGCTCATCAGTTAAAGTGTATATTTCGCTATAATCTTTAATTTCATCTACGATTTGTCGAGAGTGTTGAACTAAGTGTTCTAAAACTGGTTCGCCATAAAACGTTTCTAGTTCGTAAATTGCATTAAGGTGGTTTGAAAAATTATCAAGAATATTTAATAAATCATCGCTATTTTCAGAAATAAAAAGTAATTTTGTTAATATACCTTTAATATACCATAACAATAATAAATTAATTATTACAGACAATGTTAGAAAAAAATAAATCATGGCTTATACTCTTTTAGCCTCAACTTTTCTTTTTCTTTTTTAACTTCCTCTTTCGTTTCTTCGATGTGAGTTTTTACAACTTCGCCAACTTTTTTTTCCTTTTTCAGCTTCTTCAAGTTTACAGGAAATAGGGGCAGTTTTTTTAAACAATCTTTTTCCCCACATTTTTCACACACATCTATAGCCTCTCTCATTAAATGGTGAACCATAAATATCTCTTCACAAGATTCACATTTATAAAGATATTTAGGCATTATTAAAAGTCTTCTTCTCTGGGCATAATTTTTTCATTTTCTTCTTCCTTCTCAGGAAAACGAAGTACTGGTGGGTTTTCTATAACTAGAACTCCGTCGACGTCTATAGATAAGTCGAATTCCCTCAACATTTCGACTATATCGCTTTGCTCCATAAGTGACTTTTGCAAAGCCATCATTAAAGCTCCCATTGCTTGGTTTGATAATTTCATATTATTTCTCCTTTTTTCCTCTAATATTTGGATATTTATCCATAAACCAATTACAAGTCCTTTTTAAAGACTCTTCAAATTCTGTATAATTTTCTTTTTTCCATCCCAAAGACAACAACTTTGAGTTATCAGACGGTTTTCTATATTGTCCCATAGGCTTTGTTGTATCCCAAATTATCTCATTATTATAGCCAACCATCTCTGCTATTGTCTCTGCCACATATTTAATAGAATATTCACCTGTGTTTCCAATATTAATCGTTGAAGCATTATTGTAATTCTCAAGCAAAAACAAAATTATCTTTGCAGCATCTCCAACATAAGTAAACTCTCTTAACGGTTCTCCATTACCCCATAAAACAACATTTTCATTATTTTGTTTTGCTTCATATATTTTTCTAATAATTGCCGGAATAACATGAGAATTTTCTAGATCGAAGTTGTCGTGTTCTCCAAACATATTGTTGGGAGTAATTGTAATAAAATTACAGTCATACTGTTGTCGGTACGTTTTTGTCTGTATATCTAGCATTCTTTTGGCATATGCATATCCATAATTTGAGAAATGCGGAGGGCCAGAATGAATTTGATCTTCAGTCAAAGGATAAGTCGCCTCGGCTGGATATATGCACGTACTCAAAAGTGATAATACTTTTTTAACATTAAACTTTCTAGCCATCTCCAGAACATTAGTATTTATCATTATGTTGTCGTGATAAAAAGAACCTAAATTATTCATGTTAACTTTTACCCCGCCGACACGGGCGGCTGCATGAATAACATATTCTGGTTGACATTCTTTAAACAAAGATTCACACTCAGCTTGAGATTTTAAATCGCAATCTTTGGAAGAAGTATACGTAGCTTCTGGCAAAATCTTTTTAATTGCTTTGCCAACCATTCCACTCCCACCTGTAACAAGAACATTATTCATGTGGCGGCCTCGTGTCATAGTAGTTTCTTATAATTTTGCAAACATAATTAATTTGTTTTACTTTTAGATCCGGGAACGACGGTAAACACAAACAAGTTTCATAAGCATTTATACTTTCTTTAAAAAACTTATCATCATTTTTGTTAAAAAATAACCATTTTTTGCCATTATTTTTATAACAAGGCTGTTTATGAAGGGGATAAAAAACATTTCTAATTTCAACACCACTTTCTTTAAGATGTTTCATCAGGTCTTCAACATTGTGTTTGCACTTTATTACAACTCTAAATGGAATATGATTTGATCTAACATCTGATTCTATTATTTCTACCGATTCCAAATCAGAAAATCTCTTTTTATAGTGATCTAATATATTTATTTTTTTCTTTATAATTGTTTTTAATTTTCTCAATTGGTTTAAGCCTAAGCTAGATTGTATGTCTGTTAATCTAAAATTATATCCAATTTGCGGATGAACAAACGAACCTCTCTTTAATCTGCCTTGGTTTCTTAAGTATAGCATATTTTCATATATTTTATCATCATTTGTTACTACAAATCCGCCTTCGCCCGTTGTAATAGTTTTGTCTGCGAAAAATGAAAAACATCCAACATCACCAAAGCTGCCAACATGCTTATCATTCCAGGTTATGCCAATCCCTTGAGCAGCATCCTCTACAACTTTTAAATTGTTTTTATTTGCAAATTTCATAACCTCGCCCATATTAGCAGACATCCCAAAAACATGCACAGGCATGATAGCTTTCGTTTTTCTATTTAAAACTCTATTGCAGTCCTTAACATTAATTTGTAAATCTTTATTTATATCAACAAAAACAGGCTTAGCTCCGCACATTTCAACTGCATTTGCAGATGCTATGAAAGTAAAGTTAGGAACAATAACCTCGTCTCCTCTTCCAACTCCAACAGCTCTTAATCCTAAATAAAGAGCGATTGTTCCATTGCTAGCAAAAACACCGTGTTTGGCGCCTATTAAATTGCACAATTTTTCTGAAAATTCTTTTGATTTTGGACCTTCTGTAATCCATTTAGTGTCGAAGGATTCTTTTAAAGCTAAAAAGTCAGACTCATCAAGATATGGTTGGAATTGATCAATTTTCATCATTTATATATTCCTTATCCACATCAACGCCATAATAAGGACCATTCTTAAATTCATATATTATAGTATCATTATCCACTACCTCAAATCCGTGGCCTCCATTAAACACTACAGCGCAGTCTCCTGACGAAAGCTCAGTTTCTAAGATTTTAGAATCGTCAATATCATAGAACACAGCTTTAATTCTTCCCTGCACCACAACCCAAGCTTCTTGAGTTTTCGTGGTGGCGCGGTCACATATGTTGTGGTGGTGAGCTGGAAACTTAGAATCACTATGGACTCTTTTTGCCGCAACTTGTAAACATTCTTTCTCGTCAGAAAGATTATGACGATGACTTGTTACTTCATCTTTTCTTATTAATGTAACAATTTGCACATTAGAATCAATATTTGAAAATATTTTTTTCAATCTATTCTCTCGTATCCTTTTTGCAATAAAATAATAATTTATAATCTGCAGGCTCTGCAGCCTTAAGCTGTTGTCGACCAAAACCAGAATATATTTTATCCACTCTATACCCACCCAATTTCAAACAATCGCAAAGAGTTTTAGGCGTCCATATTGTCATTTTTAACGAATCTTGCCACATTAATTTTTCATCTTGAAAATCGTGATAATGATATTTGATTTCAATAGTTTGATTGAACACGTCAAATTCTGGCGAAAGAACCAATCTACAATCCTGAATGTTTCTTACTTCTTTTTTTGGCAAATCTCTCATTGCAGCAACGCCGTTCCACGCGTCAAAAATTAAAGGAGCAGAAAATGTGGTCGCTGAATATATTGATTTAAAAAACGAGATTAACTGTTCAATATTGTGAATATGGTTAGGCACATTAAATAATGAAGTAGCCGCATTATAATAATTTAAATTCAAAGTTGAAGCGGCGCCATGCAAAAAAACAGAGTTCTCTATATCTTTTTCTTTTGCGCGAGCTATCATATTTTGATTTATGTCTATTCCTGTATATTTAATGTGCCTTGAAATAAAAGGAGCGTGACCTCCAGTGCCACACCCAATATCTACAACTTTGTCATTTTCACAAGATAAATCAAGTAGTTCCAAAATTTGAGATGATTCTAATTTATAATTTTTTGCAGAAAAAATTTTATCATAAACCTCTGAAACCGAACTATACATGGACCTTCTCGTAGTGTGATAAATATTTATTGAAAAGTTCTGAATTTTCTTTAATTCTTTTGTCCATTTCTAATAAAAACTCTTTACTCACTATTGACGAATAGAAAGATAAATTCGCAGTTTTTTTTGTAATAAATTCAAAACAATAACGGAACCAATTACTTCCTGAACGTGGATAAGCTAACAGGTATACTGCATCGGATTTAGGGTGAATAAGAATGCGGCCATTGATATCGCGGTGATGGCCATCTTGCTGGCCATTGTTAAAGACCACGGTCATGCTATAAACCCATTAAAATAGTTATTAGAATTTATATTCTTGTCATCAATAAAAAGATTGTAATATGGCTTGTCTAATTTAAGATCATGATACTTGACTCCCCATTCTTTTAATTGTTTTTCTGTTAATTCTCGCCAATCTATTCCTGTCAAACTTCCACGAGCAGTCCAATACACTATTGTATGTCCTTCGTCATATAAAGTATTTATTTTTTCAATTCTTTCCATTGCGGGAACAGCCTTATTATAATCCCTGAACGAAGAAGAATCGCTTCCAGGTATGTTACATATTGTTTCGTCTATATCAACATATATAACCATTGTACCAGATTCATTGCTCAATTTTAATCTCCTTTTCGAAGCCGGTGGCTATCACTATCAAAATGCTCTGTAGAAAATTCAAACAATTCAGAGTCTTCTAGCGCAATCATTTGATGTCTCAAGCCTGTGTATATATAAAAGTTTTCGCCGGCATTGAGGATTAACTCTTTTGCTTTTTCAACATCATCTTGATCTGAATATTTTACAAGAAGTTTTCCAGATTGCAAATAAAAAACCTCATCTTTTAATTCATGAAAATGCCATGAGCATCTTTTTCCTTTGTTAAAAAATAAAAGTTTACCGCAATACTCAGACTTGTTCACAATCCACTTTTCATATCCCCAGCCCTTTTTAACAAACTTCATTTCTGGAGTTTTATTTAACTCTGACATTTCTTTCTCCCACAAGCTAGCAACATTATTTCTTTTGAAAATCGAATTAATTTTCTATCTTTTGTGTTTCTCTCATAGCGAGTTTTCCATTTCAAAAAATCAGGAACTAGCATTGCTATAATCTTAGGAACAAATTTCAAAAATGGATATTTCCACACAAAAGGTAATTGATAAAAATACTCGCATTCGACGTCTTCAAATCCATTAATTAATAAAGCGTCTTGAAGTCCTTTTCTAGTAAATGGTTTAACATGAGTATAATCATTATAAAATGTATACATTTGACTCTTCCAGTCAGGAGTCATACAAATAAAAGATCCAGAAGGCCTTAAAACTCTCCTAACCTCACTTAAAAAGTTATCTGTATTATACACATGTTCTATAACTGACTTAGTGAAAATCGCGTCAAAAAAATCATTACCAAAAGGTATCTGTTCTTGTTCTATGTTGCACTTCTTAAAAATTATTTCTGAGTTATTCTCGTCACGAAGATCGATTCCATAACACTCCATCCCGTTTCTAGCAAAAGCTTTTAAAATTGTTCCTTTGCCGCAGCCGATATCCAAAATCCTTGGAGACTTATCTTTGGTTTCAAAAAAGCGATCATATATATAATTACATAATTTTTGTGGATATATATTCTTCTCGCCACTAGGGTACATTATTTCAGTGTATTTTGTCATCTTATAACCCTTTTATTAGCCACCCGCCGTCGACGTAGATATCTTGCCCTGTTATATAACTGGAGGCGTCAGAGGCCAAAAATATGGTAACACCAATTAAGTCCGATGGCTCTCCCCACCTCTGCAAGACAGTTTTATTTTTTCTTTCTTCGTAAGTTTTCGAATCAGACCAACTTTTTTTTGTCATATTCGTTTTCATATATCCCGGGCCAACATTATTAACTCTTATGTTATATTTTCCCAGATCATATGCTAAAGCCTTTGTCAACTGTTTTAGGCCGCCTTTCATTGCAACATAAGCAGGATTATCAGGAAAAGCAAGTTCAGAGTTTAAACTTGTTATGTTGATTATAGAACCATTTAAATTTTTTCTCATTTCCTCTCCAACCATTTTACTCAAAACATACGGAGCCTTCAAATCAACATTGTAAGTTTTTTCCCAAGCTTCATCAGAATATCCACCATAAGTTACTCCAGCGTTATTAACCAATATATCAATTGTACCATATTCATTAATAATATATTCAATTATTTGTTCTACATTTTCTTTATTTGTGATATCGCATTCTATAAAATTATTTTTTTCGTCTCCGGGTTTGATATCCAAGTTAAACACGGTGGCGCCGTAATCGTAAAAACCTCTTAATATAGCAGCGCCGTTGCCGCCGCTAGCTCCAGTTACAATAGCAACTTTGTCCTTTAACGAAAATATATTATCAATCATAATTCCTCCACTATCTCAACTAGAGAACCATCTGGATCTTTACAAAATGTCACTTTCGCAAATCCATCCGGTGAATATTGTGGAGGACTATTAAATTTCACATCGTTTTCTTTTAACCGTTCATATGTCTCATCTAAATTATTAACTGTCAAAGCTATATGAGAACAGCCAATTTGTGTTATCCTTCTTGTCATATCAGGCTCTTTCGGATGAGAACTATAATATAATAACTCAACCATGTCACCGTTTTCTAAAGACATTTTCACGGTTCTAACAACAACATCTTTTAAGTCTGAAAAATTATTAATGTAATCTCCAGATTCAACCATATCTTTCTTTACCTCAAATCCTAATAAGTCTCTATAAAATTTTAGAGATCTCTCCATATCACTAACCACAATTCCAGTATGCCTTATATTCAACACCATTATCTTATCACCATTCTATTCATTCGGACTTCTTCTGCAATCATCCCTGAATCAAAAGATATGGTATGAACTATAAAATTAGCAACCTCTTTCGGATCTAGAAAAGTATTAAAGTCTTGCCTCTTATCGTGCCTGGCCATTTCTGTTTTTGTTGAGCCGGGAGAAAAACAAAACGCGCGCACATTATATTCTTTCAATTCCTGGAATAAAGAACGAGTCAAACCCAAAAGTGCATGCTTTGTAGAACAATATATACCAGTTTCTCCGGAGCCATTATAAGCGGACGAAGAAGCAATATTAATTATGCGACCCCATTTTTGTTTTTTCATATTCTTGGCAAAATAATGAGAAAGAATAAATGGGACTCTGACGTTCAAGGAAAAGCTTTGATCGAAATCATCAATATCAGATTCCAATATTGATTTTATTTTAAAAACTCCGGCGCAATTCACCAATATATCAATATTTTTCATTTGGTTTGTCGACTGTTCTTTTACTTCTTCCAAAAATGAATCATAAGTTAAATCTCCTGCTAAAAAATATGAGTTGGTCTCCTTTGCTACGCTTTTTAACTTTTCTTCGTCTCGCCCAGTCAAAAATAATTTGCAGCCGGCGCTGTGTAGTGATATTGCGATCTCTTTTCCAATACCGCCTGTTGCTCCAGTAACTAAAGCAACTTTGCCATTTAAGCAGTTCATTATAAAGTGTCCACTTTCCTAAGTTTTTTAGCGATGGCCTTCTCGCTATCATATACAAATTTTTCATTACTTCCCAAAGACTTTTCAATGTCCCTGATATATTTAACAAGTTTGCTTAAGCCTCCAAGCTCCAAAGAGGCTGACTGATCCGAACCATACATAGCGCGATCCAAAGTAATGTGTCTTTCAATTGAAGTAGCTCCGAGAGCAGCTGCTGCGCAGCTGACAATAACCCCCGATTCATGGCCACTATAACCAACATCGCATTGAAAGGTGTCTTTCAAAGTTTTCATTACTCTTAGATTGGCATTTTCAATTTGCATAGGATATGTGCTGTTGCAGTGCATCAATTCATAAGGACAATCTGCATCTTCAAATATTTGTATTGCCTTTCCAATTTCTTCCATAGTGCTCATTCCGGTAGATATAAAAGTATACTTACCTTCTTCAGCAATCATTTCTAACAGCTGACGATGTGTTAACATAGCAGATGCTACTTTATTATATTTTAAATCATATTGACGCAAAAATAGTTGACTTTCTACGTCCCACGCTGACGCTAGCCATCTAATACCTTTCTTTTTACAGTGCGCGTCAATTACATCATATTCTTTCTTGGAGAACTCTAATCCTTGTTTTTGTTGTCTGTTAGTAGTCCCCCATGGACTTTCTCGAGGACGATCCAAGTCTTCTACAGAATATACTAAATCAAGAGTCCGTTTCTGAAACTTGACCGCATCGCAGCCTGCTCGATAGGCGCCGTTAATTAATTTTTTAACTAATTTTAAGTCTCCATTGTGGTTAATACCAATTTCAGCAATCACAAAAGTTTTATTCACTTGTCTCTCCTTTGGTTTAAGTGTTTTAAAAGAATATTATCTTTATCTATGGCATATTTTAACATATCAAAGTGTGCTTGTAAATCAATATCAATAATTTCATCACAAATATAAGCATATATTTTATTACCAAAAGTATGGTCTGCTCTTACGCGATCTTGTTTAATGATGTCTATATGGCCATTAGCTTCATAAGTTTGCGGAAAAACTTGTCTTGGCAAATTATTGTAGTTTTTAATGCCGTTATAATCATCAAAAAAATCTTCGCAATAATTATTTTTGATTTTAAACAATTTATATGGAGTACTGCTTGTTTTATTAACTGTTCTTAAAGATGACAGTTCGTTTTTGTTTTCAAAATAAATTTTAATGGCATCCTCCATAATGAATAAAGAACGTAAAGGAGTAGTTGGCCTCATCAACGCTACTTCATTTACATCAATGTTGTCAAAAAAATGATTTAAAAATTCCTTGTCAGGAGATAAATCTCCAGCAAATTCTTTTGGCCTCATAAACGGCACTTCTGCTCCGTATTTCTTAGCAATTTCTGCTATTTCTTCACTATCCGTACTAACAATTGTTCGACTAACGCCTTTGCACATATTACAGGCTGCTATAGAATAAGCTATAAGAGGGTGACCTCTTACTGTTTTTATATTTTTTCTAGGGACTGTTTTACTCCCTCCTCGAGCGGGTATTAAGGCTACAATTTTATTAGACATAAAGCTCACCCTTGTCGAAAATTCCATACCATGAATCTTGTTTTAAATTAATAATTTGTATACCACGGGCTTGCGCGCTCTCGTTTAAAACTTTTAAGTCATTTTTTAAATTAAAATCTAATTTTTGCCAATCATTATTATCTGGGATAAACACATTTGGGTTCGCAAATCCCAATCCATAATCTAAATCTAGCCCAGATACATAAATCGGATTAAACCCCATAATTATAGCAATTGCCACCATATGAACTGCAACGGTGTCACCTGTGCTGTAGTGTTCCGAATATCCAGATACTTCTTGAAGTTTTTCTTGTAACGTGGGCACACCAGGAACAATCCATTTGCAACATTTTCCTCCCCCAGTGGGCCCGAAAGGAAGCCCTCCAGAAAAGCCACCTCCTTGTCGGGGCGGCCGCCACATTGAAAAATTATTTCCATAATCAGTAAATTTGAAATTATGATTTTCTTTATAATAACGTTGAAAATTCTTTAATATGTCTAAACATTTATGATTTTTAAAATGACGTTGATCGTACATCAAATAATCAAGTTCTAAATTTTTAGCTAAAAAATCTCTATCTGAAAAATCCACTGAGCCGGCAAAAAGAACTTTTGAATTTTTATGCTCATTTATATTAACAGAATGGTTTCTAATTCTCCACATGCCAGTTTTATTAATACAATCTTGAATGTTCAATTCGCCATTGGCAATAACCCAATATTCCGGGGCACTATCAAAATAATCAAACCAATTGTTACAATCAATTCTAATAATCTTTTTTTGTTTTTCCAAGTCTGCAATTTGCTCTCTATGATTGTTGAGACTTGGCCCATGCATAGTTACAACGCAAGGAAAATTTTCATGCTTATCTATTATTTGTTCAAATTCTATTTGCATAACTACCAGACAAAATTATCTTTATAATGTTGTACGATCTCTGGCAATTCTGAATCAAAATTATGCTCTGGTTCCCAACCAATATTTTGTAATTTAGAATCATCCACCGAATACCTTAAATCTTGACCATCTCTATTACAGCTAAAATCTATATAATCATCATAATTTATTTCTTTTTTATTAAAATGTAAATCTAATATCTTTTTTACAGTATCGATATTTCTCTGTTCATAGTTACCTGCTATATTATAAATCTCATTAACCTTTCCTGATTCTATAATTTTTATTACCGCAGTGGCTGTATCCTTGGCGTGCAACCACGTTCGAACTGGTGTGCCGTCATTATGCAAGGGAATTTTTCTTCCTAATGATAAAAATTTGCAAGTTTTTGGTATTAATTTCTCCACATATTGCCCAATCCCATAATTATTAGTCGGTCTAACAATAACATATGGAACTTCATAAGTCCTGTTCCAAGCTAATATTAACTGATCTGCTGCTGCCTTTGTAGCCGAATAAGGATTGCTTGGCTTTAACAGGTCTGCTTCTTTATGTTTTCCATCAACAATATCACCATATACTTCATCTGTGCTAAAGTGAAGAAAAATAGGCATTTTAAAATGTTTCTTTGTTTTAATTAATTCTAATAAATTATGAACCCCATTGATATTAGAATGAACAAATTCTCCACTTTGAACAATAGAATTGTCAACGTGAGTTTCTGCGGCTGTATTGATTACATAATCGCAATCGTATAGCCAATTTAAATCATTAATATCCTTTCGTTCAAAAGCAAAATTCTTATATCTTTTAAACTCTCGCAATAAACTTTCATTCGACGCATATGTTAATTTGTCAACACCTCTAACATACCACCCTTTTTTTAAACATGCTCTCACAACATAAGAACCCATAAACCCTAAACACCCTGTTATATAAACAATTTTCATTTTAGACTCCTTTTTCAATAAAAAAACTATTCACAATTTTTCGAATATATTTTAATTTTTCTTTTGTTAGGCCGGCGTATGTCCCTAGAAAAAAAGAATTGGTCGCAGCCTTGTGTGCCACAGGAAATATTTCCTTTAAATCACCATATTGTTCTGCAATATCTGAATAAGCAGGATGATACAATAAGTTGCCTGAGAAATAATTTCTAGTCTGAATTTTGGCATCTTCTAAGTATTCCACAAAATCTGCTCTACTAAAAGAGGAGCTTTCTTTAATGGTTAGCAAAAAAGCAAACCATGATGGATTGGATTTTTCCGTTGCTTTTGGAAGATGAAAATATTTTTTATACGGTTTAAAAACATCTAAAAGATAATTGAAGTTTCTTACACGAGAAGAATGAAAGCTTTCTACTTTTTTAAGCTGCTCTAATCCAATCGCAGCCTGCATTTCTATTGGCTTAAGATTAAATCCTATTTCACTGTATACATATCGATGATCATAAATTATATCTTTATTTTGAGGAAGCCATTTTCTGAATCTATTCCCGCATGCAGTTCCACCAGTGACATCTCCTGGCTTTTTTGTGTTACAATAACAAGCCCTTCCCCAATCACGCAAACTTAACAAAACTTTATAATTTCTTACTTTGTTTGTCGCTACAAAGCCACCTTCTCCTAATGTCATATGATGGGCTGGATAAAAGGAACAAGACGACATATCACCAAAAGATCCTAATTTTTTACCATCATAAGTTGAGCCTAAAGCATCGCATGCGTCCTCTAATAGAACCAAGTCATACCTTTTAACCAACTCCATTACTTTGTCCATATTTGGGGGGTTTCCGAGCGCGTGAGCGAACATTATAGCCCTGATCTCTTTGTCTGTATCTTCTTCTAGCACTCTTTCAACTTGTTCCAAATCTAAATTTAAATCAGGCAAAGTTGAATCAACAAAAACCGGGATGAATCCGGATTGGAGTATGGGATTAACTGTCGTTGGAAAACATACAATTGGAGTAATAATCTTTGTTCCGACAGGGAAATTGTAAAGATTTTTAGACTTGAGAGCCGAGACCATCAATAAGTTAGCTGAGCTTCCGGAATTAGTTAAAATTCCATTGTTCATTCCTAAATGAGGCGCAAACTCCTCCTCAAATTGTCGACTCTTTTTTCCAAACACTAACCAACCATCGACCAAAGATTTAATAGCAGCAAGATATTCATCTTTTGAAAATACATCCCCTGAGTAGGAAACCCAATCTTCTCCTGGCGTCCACTTCATCTCTTGCCTCTTTTTATTTTCTATATATTCGGAAAGAGGCTCTAATATCTGTTCTAACTCACTCATCCTTCAAATAATCCCATTCATATGTTTTCCTATAAGAAGACCATGGTATATTTGTTTCTTTGTATTCATTTTGGAGGATTTTAATAACTGAAGATGTATAACCTTCGTGAGGATAAAATCCCCACTTTTCATGAAATTTGTCATGCGAATGTTTTTCAAATCTTAGATCAAAATCTGTATCTCTTTTATGTCTCTTGTTTGGGTGTGTAATAAAGATATCAGGAATCCAAATATTAATCAAGTTGTTTTTTAAAGACTCTAATGCCCAATCTTCGTTAAGTAGCATCGTATATGGCCCAAAATCAGCAGCAGGGCCTATCAATTGTAAAGCTTTAGAGCTAACCAAATTAAAATCTAGAGGTCCGTGACATTTAACTGTTCTTTTTGGAAGATCTAAAAGGTGCTTATTATCATCAGTTAGTTTTTGCCCTAGTTCAAAATTATGACATTCAAATCTAAAACGGTCTTCTCTGTCAGTATGAAATCCGGAAGTAGTGGTATCTGATCTGGGGCCATCTGAAATATCCCAGCTACGATCATTGGTACAAACAATCCAACCAATTTCATCTTCATATCCTTCGATCTCTTTGACTGCTCTATTATAAAAGTTATCAGTGTTGAGAACAACGTCGTCATGTGTTACTAAAAAATATTTTGTATCATCTTTATATTTTTCAACAAAATAATTAAAGTCTTTATACCATGGACCTCGAGTGTGCACAACCTCTAATAAAGAATTCTTTTTGACAACTTTACTTAAGACTTTATTCTCGAAAATTTCTCTTACAAAGCGCTTTGTTATTGGCACCTGTTTATGAACCTTGCCACTTTTAAACTCATAGGAAACAAGATTATCAAGATCGTCGACAACGATATAAAATTTATAATTGCATTCACCAATATTTTTCGAAATTGTATAAATTGCTTCAAGCAAATTTTCCTTAGCAACAACAGGTCCAACACTCGCAATAAAAACTAAAACATCAAACATCTATCTTCTCATCATTGTTTATTTTTAACATCCAATGATCCACCATTTCATCCAGCATACTTTCAAAAGTATATTTTGGAACCCACCCAATAACTTTTCTTATTCTTGAAGAATCTCCTCTTAAATATTTTAGCTCTTCCGGTCTCATATATTTAGGATTCTGAACAACATAATCTTTGTAATCCATTCCCAAACGAGTGAAAACATGCTCACACAGTTCACGAATTGAGTGCGTTTTTCCTGTTGCAACTATCCACTCTTCTGGAGTTTCATGATTTAAAATCATGTGCATCGCTCGAACATAATCTTTTGAATGTCCCCAATCTCTATAAGATTCTAAATTTCCAAGTTCTAGTTTTTCTCTTAGACCTTTTTTAATCTCTACAGCCGTTTTTACAACTTTATTTGTTACAAAATTAGACCCTCTTCTAGGAGACTCATGATTAAACAGAATTCCATTGCATGCATGTAAATTATAGGCATTTCTGTAGTGCCTGACCAAATTAAATGCTAATAATTTGGCACAACCATATGGGCTAACCGGTAGCATAGTGGTTGTCAATTTTTGTAAACCATCTTCTTCTACTGAATTACCAAACATTTCTGATGAACTGGCCTGATAAAATTTTGCCTCTGGTACAATTGTTCTATATGCTTCAAGCAAGTTCAAGACAGCTAAAGCGTTTGTTTGTATTGTAAAAGAAGGCATATCAAAACTAATTCTAACATGGCTCATTGCAGCTAAATTATATATCTCATCTGGTTGGACCTGTGTAATAATTCTTGTTAAAGATGAAACATCTAACATATCACCATAAAAAGTTTCAATAAGCCCATGTAAATGTTTTATTCTACTATCTTGATTTTCAGATACTGAACTTCTTCTCACAATGCCATATACTTCATATCCCTGTTCTAACAAATATTCTGCTAAATAACTTCCATCTTGTCCGGAGATTCCAGTAATAAGCGCTCGTTTTTTAGTCATTCTTCACCTCATACACAATGATAACATCAGCTTCGCTTTTTGTTAAACAATTAACTACTTTTAAGATGGGCAGCCAGCTGTAACGCAGCCACCTGGTGGAGGACTCGGACTGTCTTTTTCTGCTTTGAAAGAAGTCCCGCAGGCGCAACTTTTAACTGCTTTAGAATTATCAAATTTAAAGCCAGATTGATGCAAAGACTCAACATAATCTACTACTGTTTCTCTTAATTGAAAGCTGCTATAAGGATTTAAATAAATTTTAACCTTCCCCAAGTTAACTATAATATCATCAGGCTTAGAGCTTTCATCTACTTCAATGGTATAAGAAAGCCCCGAACAACCACCGCCGACGACGCCTACTCTAACGATGTCTTCAGAATCTAAAGCAGATTCTAGCTTTTTGATCGCAGCGGCTGTAAAAGTGATCACCTTCTATGCACTCCTAATTGAATCTTCGATGACATTGAATTTTTTGAGATCTTTGCCTTTAATTGTAATCAAAGGAGCGCTTTCCCATGTTGGGTTTGATTTTCCGCAACCGCTGCCTGCTTTAACGTCTCCCATATTGCTCTTATCAATAAAGTCATCTTCTGTAAGAATACTGTCATATCTTACTGGAACTTCTGAGTCGCCATAAGTTTTTGAAATAACATTTTGAATAAAACCCTTATCAACGCCACAAATGCATGGCATATTTTTCCTAGGATCAAACCACTTAATGTTCAGTCCTCTATTAATGATACCTTCTAGTGGTTCTTCAAAAAAGTTTCCAAGAGATACATGTTGATAAGGACATGGCATAACATCGCCATATCTAGAAATTGGAACCATTCTTTTTACAGCAATACACCCGATATCTCTTCCGTAAGATGGTGTCATGTGTGTGAAAATATCATACTCTTCTTCAAACTTTTGTAGAATAGCTCCTTCCTTCTCTGTCATCATTTGCTCTGTTTGATTTTCAAAGGCGCCAACTGGTTTTGCATAAACAACATAAGTACCAACTTTCTTCTCCTTTGCAAACTCTAGAAAATCAACCCATTCGTCTGTATAGATTCTATCCTTCCAAATAACAGTTGAAAGAATAACGTGCAAATCGGCTTCTTTACAAGCATCGATTGCTCTCATAGTTCTATCAAATGATCCCGGCTTGCGCCTAAATGTATCATGAGCTTCGGCAGTAATACCATCCAAACTCAGCTGTACTTTATCAATGCCTATTTTCTTTAAGTGGCTAGCTTTTTTTACATCCAAATTCCATCCATTGGAATCAATAACCAAATAAAATTTTTCTGGATTAATTGCTTCGACCAACTGATCAAAGTCTTTCATAATCAAAGGTTCGCCACCGGTGATCACGAAGTTAGCCAAACCCATTTCATCCGCTTCTTTTGAGAGTCTTCTCACATCGTCCATCTCAAATTTTCGTCTGCCAGAAGCCTCTTCCCAGTCTCTAGGAACATAAAATTTATCAATGCAACAATGTTCGCAATCCATATTACACATATAATCATATTGAAATTGAATGATAGCAATGCTCTGCCCATTTGCAATCTTTTCAGGATATTTCTTCATTTTTTCATATACATATGGTTTATAATTTTTTAACCAAACTTGACGCAAAGACTCATCTTTAACAGTTGTGTTTTGCATCACTTTCCCTTCTGCCATTGCTTGCAGCTCTTCTTTAGAGTAAACTGGTGCCTGGTCATATTTATTTCCCTCTAATGGGGTTTGAAAAATTGTATCGTGTGAATTAGACATTTATTATTTCCTTACTCCGCCGCGATATGAGTGGGTTGATAAGTCTGTTTCTTTGGAAGAATTTTCATTTTCTAAGACTTCAATCTTGCTTACAGGCACAAACCATATTTTTCCGCTTTCGTCTTTTACTCTGTATTGCGGGTTGATTCTTCCTCGAATATCATCTATAAAAACCTCACTTCCTTCAACTAAAGTTGTCGTTGTTCCATCTTTATTTGCGCTTGCAATGTCTTCAGAAATTACTCCGACGTGATTAATCACTCTCGACCATTTTTTACTATTTTCTTTATGCCAAATTTCTCCTGTGACATTAGATATAAATTCTTTTTGTGCCATCGGCCCTTCCTCTAGATAATTAGTTTGTCTTTAATATAACATATTTACTTTTTTTTTAAAAGACTTTTTCTAATCCTGTGTCTCTCAATATAGAAACCTTTAAAGATTTGTCAAAGTTTTTACGTATCTTTTTAGCTACTTCATCAGAATAACTCGCTGCCATAACAACAACTGCTTCGACCGGGTTGGTTTCTAGATTTTCTGCAGAGACGATTGGAACGTGTGTAGCAGGAGTATACTTGCCTTGTTTAAACGGGGCGTCATCTACAACATATTTTATTTTATCTTTTAAGTCTGCTAAAGCAATAACTGCTAATGCCTGATGGCCAGCTCCCCACACTGCCACACTTTCAAAATTATCAACATATTGTTTTATTTCATTTTTAATATATTCTTGATGTTTTTGAAAATCCGATATATCTAACTTCTTTCTTTTTCTAACGACTGCTGAAATAATATAATCATACCAAATTTCATTACATTCAACAACCTCAAGCCCATTGTGAATTAATGCTGCTTCCAAAGTATCTTTTGTAAAATAAAATAAATGGTCATTTATAAATTCTGAAAAAAGTTTATTTTGTATAATCATGTTGAAATTAGGCACCTCGATAAGACCTATTCCATCATCAGTTAAATTATTTACTATACCTTTAAGGACAATATTTGGATCTGGCAAATGCTCGAAAAAATTCATTATGAAAAATGCTTCGAAAGGGTGCCCTTGTATAGAATCTTTATCATTTTCAATATATTTTTTTGAAACATTCAAACCATTTGAAACGCAATGATCAACTGACTCCTGTGAATATTCTATACCATATGCCTCAACGCCAGATTCATTCATAAGAGATAAATATTCTCCCTTGCCGCAACCAACTTCTAAAACCTTTTTACCATAAAGATTATATTTTTCTACAAAGTTCTCAAATTGTTTTAACCTGAACTCTCTCATTTCTTCTGAAAACGCTGCAGCTCTTATAACCTCTTTATAATATGACACAGGATCATTCATTAGTTGTACTAATCCGCAGCCAGAACACTGGTATACATCTAAATCAACCCCATTGTCATATTGTAGGGAATCTCTATCTGGCATGTTTTGTGCCGCCTTTGGCATATTTTTATATTGCAAAAGAGGTTCTTCAAAAAGATTATTCTTGCAAACTCTACATTTATTTTTAGTATTCAAATTTTTTTCCTAATAAAATTTCTTCTTTTAAAATGTGCTTGTTTTCTTCGTACCATTTATACATATTTCTAAGTGAAACATCAATTGGAGTAAGTGTCAAATCTTTTATTTCGTTTAAAAGTAAAGAATTGTCTCCACTATATTCTCTTCCAGAACCACCAACTGTTATTTCTAAATCTTTTGAAGATATCTTTACAACTTTCTCTGCAACTTCTCTCCAAGCAAATGGCCTTCCGTGGCAAACATTGTATACGTTTTTTTTAGGTTTATTTTCTATAAACCATTCTATAACCTTAACAAGATCGTCGATATATAAGAAATCATATAAAGAATCTTGTTTAACATGAATTGGCATGCCAAGCGCGGCCTTACTACTAATATTAGAAATAAAACGATATCTCCAATCATCATATTTTCCAAACACAGCAAAGAGTCTAAGATTGTACACATTGTTGCTCGCTTGAGCATGTTTTGTCATCATATATTTTGATAGACCATATTGGTCTTTAGGAACGTGTTTATCAAAATAATCTTCATCCATCAACGACTTCCAGTTGTCGCGATCAAATTCAGCACCAGAACCAAAAAAAATCATTTTATCAAAATAGTCTCCACATCTTGCAACATTAGAAAACATCCTTAAGTTCATCTCTAAAACTTTATTTGGTTCTTTTGTAGTAAAATTAGGAGCAGCATCATAGTTTACAGCATTAATGACCACATCAAAATTATTCTTTTTAATGTAAGAAAAAACACTTTCTGAATCTAAAACATCTAGTTCTTTTCTACCTGGAGTATAAAAGTCATATTTGTCCTTAAGATTTTCAAATATATTTTTTGCTATAAAACCAGAACCGCCTGTAACCAAAACTTTTTTAGTCATCGGCAATTTTCATATTTGCATTAAATTCTTCTCGATCCAAAAGAGGCAAAAGATCTTCCATTGGTAATGCGATAAACGTGCCATCTTCTCTTTTATGTGTTGAATTTCTTGGCAAAGTTTCATGAGTGTGCAACATCATAACTTCACAAACAACGGGGCCATCTTCATCTAGCACTTCTTGAACTTGTTCATAAATATTATCTTGGTCCGTTATCCTAAAATATTTTATACCATAAGAATTAGAAATCTTTTCAAAACTAGGCAAAGTAACTCCACTGTTTTCTCCGCTAGCAAATTCATTTTTAAAATGCTTTTCTTGAGAATTCCTTATAGAAACATATCCCCCATTATTTAATACAAAATATTTGATTGGTAAATTTAGTCTTCTAACTGTTTCTAACTCTTGAATGTTCATTACAAAGCCGCCGTCTCCGTCGATACAAATAGTATGTCGGCGCTCTCCGGCGATACAGCCGCCAATGGATGCCGCAATACCAAAACCCATTGCGCCCAGTCCTTCGCTGTTAAATATTCTCATGCCTTTCGTAACTTTAAAAGATTGCATAGTGACTTCACTACAACAGCCTGAACTTCCAGGTATTAACAAGTCTGTCGGTTTAGCCAAATCAGATAGAACATCTATTAAAACGTAATTGTTGACATGTTCCTTTTGTTCCCAATATTCAGGAACAATAACAGGATATTTAGCTTGCCATTCTTTGCACTGTTGAAGCCACTTTGGAAATTCATTATTTTTTTGTTCTTTTTGATTCAATGCTTCTTCTATAAAATCTCCAGCATCAAAATCTATAGAACAGTCAACATGAAATTGCATTTTTTCAATTTCGGCAGGGTCAATATCAACAATTACTTTCTTTGCTTTTCTTGCAAAGTTTTTGTGGTTAAACGCTGTTTGACCATGATCCAATCTTGCACCAATAGATATAAACAAATCGGCAGTTTGTTGAGAAAAATTAGCTCCTCTTTGTGCCGCTAATCCCGGGCGCCCTACAAAAAGTGGATGTTCTTCTTCCATAAAATCTAACGACTTCCACGTTGTCATGACAGGAATATTTAAGAAATTAGCTAATTCTAAAAATTTCTCTTCAGCATTTGCAGATCTTATTCCATTGCCGGCAAGAATAACAGGTCTTTTGGAACTGTTTAATAATTCGTAAAAATAAGAAACTTTTTGTTTTAGTTCTTGCGTTCTATCTTCTTCTGACTCTTGTTCATATGACTTAAGTAAATTTATATCAATCTCTGTTGACTGGATATCAAGAGGTATCTCAATCCATACGGGGCCTTGACGACCAGTTGTTGCCAAATGCCAAGCTTTTTCTAAAACTGATTTAATATCATAAGGATTTAATACTGTAGTCGCATATTTTGTGATTGGTTTAACAATACTGACTACATCTATTTCCTGAAATCCTATTTGTCTTACTTTTTTGTCTCCTCTAACATCTTTACTCTGTACTTGTCCTGAAAAGACAATCACAGGAATCGAATCAAGCCATGCTGACGCTATCCCGGTAATAGTGTTCGTTGCTCCCGGGCCGGCAGTAACAAGACAAACTCCCGGCGAGTTATTGTATTGTGCATATGCCTCTGCTGCGATGGCTGCTGCTTGTTCGTGCAAAGTACAAACATAATTTATATCACTCTTTCCAACAGAGTCTATTAATGGTAAACAAAAGCCACCAGAAAGAGTAAAAATGTCTTTAATACCTTTTGTTTCCAAAAATGAAACAACGTAATCTGATAGTTTTGTCATTTTAGCTTTTTATTTCTACTAACTCTAAAGCGCATCTAATGCCAGTACTTGGCGGTACTCTATAACCAAAAAAAGTATGGAAGCTGCTAGCTCCTTCTTCTCCATATGCTAGTCCGGGAGGTATTATTAATTTTCTTTTTTCGCCAACTTTCATGTCTAAAAATGCCTCATCAAAACCTTTTATTGAATCACCCTTTTTATATAAATCGTCTTTTGGCGTTTCTTGTCCAATAACAAAATCAACAGGACCATTAAAAGGCTTATCTTCATATGTATCATCACAAAGCTCATCTACATATTCTTCGTTTTCATAATCATAATTTGATGTAGTGGTACCTTTAGAAAAGCATATTTCATAATGAGCTGATACTGTCTGTCCAACAACTGGCTTTTCTCCCGCACCTTCATGAACCTTCTTCATTTTCAAACCGCTTTGTGTTGCTGGCATATCATCAAAAGTCATTGTCTATTTCCTCGTCTAACATATCGTGAACCGTCTTTAGATAACCAAGACATTTTTCAATTTTATCTTTTAATCTCATGTTTTCTTCTAAAAGCTCACGATATAAATCTCTGTAGTTATCTTTAAACGGAGCAACAGCACCTTCGCTGTACCCTGTTTGATCTACTACTTTTTTTGTACCATCAGGTTGGCTCATTTTATTCCTCCTATTAAATCCAATGTGTTATAAAAGTCTTTCTATTGTTATTGCTTTGTATCTCTAAGTCTGTATAATAAGAATCGTTTGTGTAGTGTGTTGAAGAAACTTCTTCAATAACACACCCATTCCTAGTAGCAAACTCATGTCTAACTTCTGGCTCGATAGTAACTACATCTCCCTTCTTGAGAGCATGTAACTTTTCATTTAAATATAAGTCGACATCCCCATATAAAACAACAAAAGTTTCTTCCTTCTTTTTGTGATATTGTTCAGGATGTTTTTGTCCCGGAAGTGCAATAATCAATTTTTTACAATATTCACGGTTGATAACTGTAATCATGGTTATCCCTGTTTCATAAAAATTATCAATTCCATAATGATGGGAAATCTCTAAATTTGCTTGGCCGGGGTGAACAACATTTGATTTGGCCAAAAAATTCTTTACTTTTTGAACTATGTTCCAAATTTTTTCTCTTGTTTCAACTTTATATGCGCTGCCTAGAATAGGTTCATTTATTTCATATGTTCTGTTAGCAATATAATGTGTATATTTTGACATATCATTTGCTAAAATTTGTTCTGGTTGTGCTGGCCACGCATAAAAAACATTTGTTCGATCAATGGATTCGCCTTCTTCGATTTTTCTTTTGGCAAACGCGCCTCTCTTGAATTGTCTTAAGTCGCCAAGTTCTTTATCACTATTATTATGACGCTCTCCAGATACTCCACACATTTTTATTGCCTCTGCTGCTGAGTGTAACCACTTTTTGACTTGTTCTGGAGTAGCAGAATAAGCATTTTTAGAATATTGTTCTGTTTCCAGTGCAACATGTTTTTCAAAAACTTTTACACCTTTAGCAATTGCTAATTTAATTACATCAAAATTATTTGGATCTTCGTGAGTCGAAAAACCAATAGTCACGTCCTGATATCTGTCATTGAGAAAATCAATTTGATTTAATTGTAGAGAATTTACTTTGGTGGGGTATTCTCCAACACAATGCATGATTGCAAATTTCTTATTTCTATTTTTAAAGAAACTGATAACATTGTCTATATCGTTCAAGGAAGACCCGGCAGTAGACGCAATTGTAGGCAAATTTAATTCTACCACTTTATTTAAAAGTGGCCAATCAGTAAAAGAACAACTTGCAACTTTAATATAATCGAAATTTAATTTTGCTATTAAATCAACTGACGGCTCGTCAAAAGCAGTACAAATTGTTTTAAAGCCATGATTTTGAGCTTCTGTTTTAAGAAGATTAAAATCATCTTCACTCAGCCTCGTTTCTGAAAATCTTTTTACATATTTTAAATCAGTTCTGTCCTTATAATCAGGATGAATAAAAGAATCAATATCCCTAAACTGAAACTTGACTGCGTATTGAAAAGCTTTTATATTTAATTCGTTTACAATTTCTGAATATTTTCGAATCATATCTAAGCCATGTTGAACATCTCCCATATGATTGTTAGCAAATTCAAAAATAAATAAATTTTCAAACTCTACATGTTCCATTTCTTTCTCCAATAATTTCGTACAATTTCATCATATTTTATTTCATCTTGATGCACATCCCAAGTACATTGTTCGGAATGCCACCTGTAATAATAACCTAAAAAAACATTAACAGGATATATAAAAACGTTATTTTCGGCAAATCCACAAAATATGTCATAATCACCTGCTCCTGCTTCTTGTATGCCACTATTTTTATGGGCTTCTCCGCCATATGGAGTCCAATTCATCAAGGGATATAAGCTTTTGTGATACACTACAGAAGGGGTATTAACTGGACTTCTTATCATACACTGTTTTTTGAAATCTGTTAAACTTTTATAAAAATATGTTTGTTGGTCGGCAGTGTTTCCATTCCTAACTCCAATTATGGGACTTTGTATACATTTAATTTTTTCTAGATCGTGAGTAAGTATCTTCATACAATTTGATATATAATCGTTTGAGATATAATCGTCTGTTGACAAGAAAGTTATATAATCTGTTTCTAAAGTTTCAAAAGAATCATCTACCGCTTCTCTATATGAATTCTTATATATATTTGGCACTTGATGCACAGTTATTTTTTCATGTTTTTTTTCCAGCTCCAGTAAATATTCATACGTTCCATCTGTGCTCTCATTATCATATGCATGTATATCATAATTCTCATAAGTCTGCTGTAAGGCAGAATTAACACATTGATCGATATATTTCATTGAATTATAACATGGAATAACAATTGATATTTTCATTTTTTCACCCAATATCAATCATTTTTCTAACACGATTAATATACGTGTGATTTTCTCTCACTTCTTCTCTATTTTTTTCTTTTATTAGTTGCAGCTCTTTCTCTGGCATCTTAACATATCTTTCAACAGCGTCAAACATTTCCTCCGGAGTGTCACACAAGGGAACTTCTGGAAATAATTTTTTCATTTGTATTTTTCCTCCGCCATCACTGACTAGTGCCCCAGTTAATCCCAATCCTTTATAAGTTCTTTCATTAGTGTGATCCTGTGTGTGATAATGATGAGCATCATGTATATTAATTGAAACCTTGCTATTATACAGTAACAAATTTTCTTGCTCATATGTCAAGTTTTTTTCCACAAAAATTCCACATTTTAAATCAGACTTCATGAAAGGTTGAAAATATTTTAACATAATTTGACGTTTTTCATCAAATCCATTATTTGCCCAACCTCCAACGAAACATACATCAAATTTGTACCTTTCGTCCAAAATGGGAACATAATTAATTGAATCAAATGCTAACTGGACTATGTTAATCTCTTCCCACTTCCACTTTGAATAACATTCTTTTTTTTGTTCTTCACTAATTTCTGACCAAAGCCACAAATATATATTATTAGATTCATTAATTTGTTCAGTGTGTTCGCGCGACACAGCGCTTGCAAAATTTGGATGTCTTCCCCATGGCAGCGGAAAATTATTTGGTTGAGGGAAAAAATAAGCTCGATTAGAATTTTTTAAAACATCGACGGCTTCCTGAGTTTTTATAAGCCAATCAACCGCCATTATATCATAAGATCCTTTAGACTCATTAATTTCTTCTACAGTTGTATATTCCACAACATTAAACCCTTCATGTGCCCAAGCGGATTTATACCCATTATTAATTGTTTCCCAAGCACGGTGAGGAGGCTTTTGTATATAAATTTTCATTTTAAAATCTTTTTGACATTGTTTACAATCTTATCACGCTTTGATAACATTATATCAATTAATTCCTCACCTTTTAACTCAAACCATGGTTCAAATGATGCTCCAACCAAATTATTTGTTATTACTGAAACGTTCATCATTCTAGCCTCCACAACGATTCTAGAAAGAGTTTCCGGAGTCTTTGGAAGAAATACTAAATATTTATTTTGTCCTAATTTTTCTAAAAAGCTGTAATAAACATTACTTTGAATTAATTCATAAGGATATTGCTTATATTTACAAAATCTTATTGCGTCTGATGTATTTTTGTGAAGTATGTTTGATTCCATTACAGAATAAACATCCTTTTTTTCTTTTTTCGAAAATTCCTTTATTTTCTCCAGACTGTCTAAAGACCAAAGATTGCCACTCAAATTATATATGTTGTCTAGGCCAAGATTCTTCTTTATAATATCACAATGAAATTTTGATTGACCAAACACAGCTTTGGCATGTTTATAAAATTCATAATTTATAATCTTATCTTTTGGAGCTTTAAAATTTTCAAAATATGAAGGGTCTCTTGTGACTAAATATTTATGATCATGTTCGTAAATTACATAATCTGCTTCTTTTATCAACAAGTCTATGCAATCTTTTTGTAGTCTTAAAAAATTAGCAATTACAAACTTGGATTTAATATTTTCATTAATAAACGTCGTGTTGACAACGCTAGAATTTATTTTTTCAACTTCTGTGCCTTGTGAAATTAATATTTTAACAAACTCATCATTGTTTAGCTCACCACCTCCCAGAAGCCCATCTTTAACAAAAAAATCTGCTATTAGGATTATTTTCATCAAGCAATTTCTTTGATATCTAAACCACTTAACCAGTCTTCAATTTCAAATTCTTCTTCCGGGCAAATAAAATCAGCAAACTTTTTGTATTGCTTTTCTTCGGTGAAGTTTTTAATTATGTATTTTTTAAGATCTGCGGCCTGCTTTTTATATTGCCCATAATTTGTATATACATCGCGGAGGTTCTTTTTATAATTTCCCTCGTGCGCAAAACACCAAAAAGAGTCTTGTTGTATAACTCCGGGCCAAACTGCTTCCTGTTGAACTTGTTTTAACACATAATCAACTTTAGCAAAAAACGGTCTCATCTTTTTTTTGCCCTTTTTGTCCTTTTTGGGAGCGTAAAGAAAATCATTCTGACCACTCCAATTTGGCGCAAGCACAGGAAGCCCATTATAGGCAGCTTCGAACATTGGCAACCCAAATCCCTCACCATGAGAAAGGTTGATTAAAGATTTAATTTTAGAATGTTGATATAAAGAAACTAATTCTCCGTCGCTCATATCTCCATGCAATAAATAAATTTTGCATTTTCTCTCTTTCCCTAAAGAAGATTCAACAACCAAATCGTGCACTTTCTTAACAGTCTGATATCTATCAATAATTGAATTATTTCTTATATTAACCTTAACGACTAACCCGACTTCATCATCTATGAATTCATGTATAAACCATTTAATTGTGTTTTCTAAATTTTTTCTTGGGCTCCACTGGGCCACCGTCACAAAATTAAAATCATAATCCAATTCTAGATCAACGTTTTCGGGTTCAATGGCGCGAGTGGGATAATTCACCACCTCAATCGGAGTCGTACACTTAACATCTTTGAGTTCTTGTCCAGTTTGTTGGTCAACGCCATCATATGATGTATCCAAGTAAACATTTTTTGCATGATTCGAAACTACAATAATTTTGTCCACAAGCATTGATTTTTGAATCCATTCTGGCGAAACTTTAGTTGTTTCGATGCCAGCTGTGTATCCAATATTTACTGGCGCCATTCTTTCCCATTCATTAGGAATCGTTACCTGCAAAGACATATCATAATGACCTCCATTATTTTGATGATGAACAGTTTTTTGAATGATAGAATCCATCCAACGACGCTCTTCATCATCATCTGAAAGCCACCCTGTTTGGCCCCAGCCAACAGGAAAAAGATAAATATCAAACCTATCTTGATATTCTCTTAATGATCTCAATGCAAATCTTGTCTGCTCCCCATACCCCGATCTTGAAAGAGCTGGGCCTCTGACTATTATTTTTTTCATGCTACCTCTATTAGTTTCCAAGCTTGGTGATTTTTTCTATTTTCCCAAGATCCTTTTTCATTATACACTTTTGTAAAAATCTTGTCCCACTCATTAATATATCGCTCATGTCCATAATTTTTTAAAACATGTTCTCTCCCCTTTCTTCCTAATTCCTCTCTTTCCTCCTTTGTCAAATTATACATTTTTAACAAAGCGTCAACAACATCTTTTTCGCAAACTCTGTCTTCATAAATAAATGGAACTATTTGAGAACCAATAATAGCTTTTGATGCAGGTTCAATTCCAAAACCAAACCATTCTTCGCCGTCCGTAACTTGTTCCTGCAAACCGCCTGTCATAGTTACAATTATTGGGGTTTCACAAGATAATGATTCAAAGGTAGACAGCCCAAAGCCTTCAGCATCTGATACGCTGATAGTGCAGTCTGCCATATTATACATCATAGCCATTACCTCTGAAGGATATTTTTCCCTAGATATCAACACCTGACCATCTGTAAGCCCCAGCTCTTTAATAATTATTTCTAAATCTTGACCATTTGGGTCTTGAGGATCTGTGTGCATAACGAGAGATGCGTTTTCATGTCCAATTTCATCAAGAAAAGTTTTAAACCAGTATATTAAACTACCACTTTGTTTCCTTCTTGCATTTCTACTGTTCCACATTACTATAAACTTATCAATATTTTTATCTTTTGGAAAGCTTTGATATTTAAATTCCTTAACTTGGTTCTCTGGATATTTTTTAAACACATCTGTTTGCGTCGTATGGGGAAGATATACACTTTCCACTTTTGGAGCAACATTTTTAACAATATCATCTGTTACCTTTGATATTGTTGCAACCAAATCATTTGATTCATAAAATGGTCTATTAAAATTCGGATAAGGATAATTATCCCAAACATGATAATAGACCATCGGGACCAACGACCGAATTTCGTTCTCCATCATCCACAACCAGTCCCAAAATCTAGGATCCGTCATAAACCATAAAACATCCGGGCGTTCCCTATGAAGCATAGAGCGAATCATGTCTTGATTGCCATATCCATCGACAGGAAGTATAATCCAATCGCCATTATACTCACCTACGTTTATCGGAGTATAATCAGAATGTTGAATTGCACCGCCCAAACTAATAAATTTATATTTACCAGTTTCAAGCATTCCTTCGATCATCATTTTTGTTTGTAAGCCAACTCCGGATGGAGACAAGGGATGATCACTTATCGTTAAGATCTTAATTTTTTCTGCCAATTTAACCTCTTATGGACAATGTTTTGTTTTATAAAATTCGCAATATCTACAAGACAACCTATTTTTCACAAAGTTTCTATTATTGATATTGTACAATGCTTTGTCCAAAAGTTTAAGGGCATTTTTAATTTTTTTATTACCGCTTAAGACTTTAAATAATTCAACTTTGTTTTTTTTAGCTGTTCTTTTGAGAAGTGCGAAGTGCGTTTCAATATTATCTAGTTCAACGTTGTGTTTTTTGGAAAAATAATATTTGTAATAAGTTAGCTGATAGGTTGTCATCTTGTCACTCTTTCTTCTCGCGTCCCATCCCCAAGAACAGGTTTTCCAGTCGATAACATGATATTTACCATCTTTTGTCTTTAGCACCAAATCAACATAGCCTTTAAATTTAAAGTCGTGTGTTTCGATGTCTTCAAAAAGAGCCTCTTCTGTACAAACAATCTCATATTTACCAAAATACTTCTTAAGAGCTGGCTTGATATAATCTAATAATTCTAAGCCTTGATCTTTCATCTCCAAAGCTAGCTTTTTATTAAAATCGTAATTATCGTCTGCTAATTTCTGCAGAGCTTCCTTGTATTTTAATACAAAATATTTATCTGATTCTGTATTTTCATTCAACAACATGTTTTCACATGTATCATGAACAGCATTTCCAAAGGCAGTATATTCATTGCCTTGAAAAATTTTAATTTTTTGTATATTAACTAAATTATGATAATATGGGCATTTATCCCAATTTTTTAATTCAGAAAAAGAAACGTGTTTTTGACTCACTTAATACCTCGCTGACTCTAATAATTCTTCTATTTTAAAATAAAGCTTAGGACTTATTTTTTTTAAATATTCTCTATCTTTAAGATGATACTCTTCAAATCCAATAGCAAAATATTCTCTCAAAGATGTGACAGCGTATGGTGAAACAAACAACCCCATACTTAAGCTAGCCAGAAGAGGATATCCGACTTCTTTATAAAGAAAGTCATCAAAGCCTACTGAATAATCAATATTTAAAAAATCTTCCATTCTAACATCAAAGTTTTCATTTTTAACAATGCTATACAGCCTTTTTCTTTTTCCTAAAAACTCATTTTTGATTTGATTATCATCATACAACTCTTGTTTTGCCATTTCTTCAACAGCGTGTGCAATTTCATGTATAACATCGTCAACCATATCATCTTCATCTGTCTGATCGTTTGTTATATACAGAGTTCCTTCTCTGTACATAGCATTTACTTCTCTGTCTATTAATTCATCAAATTGTCCGACAATAATTGAATCTATATTATACACAAAATGTGAAGGAATCAAATTTTCAACTTTTTTGAGAACATGAAGTATATCAAAATATTCTGGTAGAGAATCTTTTATATAGACTTGCACATTATTAAAAAATTCATAATGAGTCCTATCTTTAAGTGTTTTGAGAGATGAACTTTTTATATATTCAACTATATTATTCCTCGTCGTCATCTTCACTGTCTGACAATTCTTTGCCTACATCCACATCTGCTAATGCTTGCTGATAGCCTCTAACCCAATTTTCTTCAGCAACAACTAAAAGAAACTCAGGAAATTCTTTTGCTACTGTTTCAACAATCATTTCAACAGAAACATTTCCATCCTCTGGTTCACATTTAGTCCCAACGTAATCAACGAGCCAACTTTTTAACTCAGTGTCCTTTCCGACAACCTCATCGAGAGCTGTATTGCTTTCTTCCTCTGTATCTTTCCATTCAATATTCATTTTTATCTCCTTATAAAATTTTTGCTGCTAATGTAGCAACTTTCGAACGCTCTCCTCTGGTCAACGTAATATGACCAGCAACATCATGATCTTTAAATTTCTCAACAACATATGTTAGACCATTTGATGTTTCATCGACATACACATTATCAATTTGTTCAATGTCGCCAGTCATAACAAGTTTAGTGTTTTCTCCAACTCTAGTTAAAATAGTTTTTATCTCATGTTGTGACAATTGTTGACACTCATCAATAACAATGTATGCATTAGAAATAGAACGACCTCTGATATAAGTTAATGCTTCTATCTCTATTGTACCATCATTTACGTATAAGTCAAGCATTTTTTTATCGGAGCCCATCAAATATTCTAAATTGTCCTTAATTGGACTCAGCCATGGTATCATTTTTTCTTCCATTGAGCCCGGCAAATAGCCTATATCGCGTCCTAACGGTTGAATGGGCCTAGTTACTATCAAACGGCGATACGTCGACTCCTGGCCATCCTCGACGGTCTGATGGAGCCCTGCAGCTATAGCACAGAGTGTTTTCCCACTTCCTGCTTTGCCAACCAACGTCACAACTGGAATACTGGGGTCCATTAACAAGTCTAAAGCGAATTTCTGTTCTTTATTTCTAGATCTAACACCCCAAATATCTCCATTATCAATAATTTTTTTAAGTGAAGAATTGTAACTAACAAATCTAGCCAATCCTGTTTTCTTTTCGTTTGAATTAGAAACAAGCATGATCATCTGATTAGGATAAAGTTTTACTTCTTCTTTTTCTAAAAATATATCCTCTCCATCATAAAATTGGTCGATTATCTCGTCATCAACTAAGTGTTTTGTAAAACCAGTATATAATAGTGAACTATTTTGTACAACTTGGCCAACTGTATAGTCTTGTACCGGCATTTCTAGAGAATCGCATTTAATTCTCATATTAATGTCTCTAGAAACTACAATTATTTTTTTATTGGGAAAATTTTGTTTTTCCGCAAGAACTGTGCCAATTATCATATTATCAGGATCTGCGGAAGATAGTTCTTCCGGTAATAAAGAAACATCACAATTCTTGATAAAAACTATGCCTTTGCCTTTCCCTATTCTAACACCTTTTTTAAGATTTCCTTTTTCTCTTAAAGAGTCAAGAATTCTAATTATATTTCTAGCGTTTAAGCCGACACTATCTTGTCTTTTTTTATGTTTATCTATTTCTTCAAGTACTTTTAGTGGTACCAATATATCACTTTTTCCGAATGCAAAAACAGAATTCGCATCAGTCAAATAGACGTTTGTATCTAAAACATATGTTTTTTTTCTTACAGTCACATTAAATAACTATCAGTCAATACTTTCTGGTGGTTTAGCGGTTATCACTTCCGGTTCTGAAATAACGACAACGTAAATTGCATGTACTCTTTCTTGATCCATTTCATACGCCAATTCTAGCATTCCATCATAGTTTTGTTCAACTATTTCAGCCGCTGGGAGAGATGTTTCACTTTTCATCGCTGCAGAGCTGGCTACACAACCGAATAATACTAAACTAAAAAATAGAAAATTAAATATTCTTTTCATGTTTTTTGGATTTCTCCTTTTACTATAATACAAGTATATAGCAAGAAATTAAAATTTGTTCTCTAGTTATAATTAGAAGGAAATTCGATATATGAAAAAAATAGTTAAGTACGCAGCAATCTCTATTATACTTATAGTAATAATTTTATTAGTTTTTTCTTGTGGTTTAAGTTCATCTTATTTAATCAGTTCTGGGCTTGATGAAGGAAATAAAAACTTTAGAGAATCATTTTTAAAAGTAGAGAATAAATTTTCTGCTAGAGAATGCATAGAAAACGAAAAAAAACAACAAACCGAATGTACAATAGAAAGAATAATATCGTCTGCTTCTGCTTTTGTTGTTAGTTCCGGGAAAGCAGGCTCTTATGCAATTACTGCGGCTCATTTCTGTGAAGATGACATTGAATTACTTTTAAAGTCGGTTGTTAGGGGCATTCCAATAAAAAAAATTCAATTTTATGCTTATGATATAGATATGAAAAGATACGACGTCAATGTCATAAATTATGATAGAAAATTAGATCTATGTTTAATTTATGTCAAGAAGCTTCGAAGAAAACCAGCACTAATTTCACAATACGCTCCGAACCCAGGCGATAAAACATATAATTTAGCTGCGCCCATGGGTATGTTCAGCAAAGATATGATTCCCAAACTAGATGGGTACTTTGCTGGCTATTATTACAGAGATCCTTACAACAAGAGCCAACAATTTGCAATTTATTCAGTGCCAGCGATTGGGGGGAGTTCTGGATCTCCTCTTTTTGATAAAAACGGTTATATAGTCGGAATGATTCATTCAGTTAATATAAGATTCCCATTTTTGTCATATTCCCCAACTCATGAACAATTAAGAAAATATATTCATGAAAATGTTCCTTATTGAGGGTTCTGTTGCTTTTTCTCACTTTTGGTTGACTTAGTATAACCATCTTTATACCAACCTCCTCCTTTTAATGAGAATGAGCCTTTGGACACAAGTTTTTTGCACTTTCCGCCGCAACGTTTCTCTAATGAGCCACTAATCACTACATTGTCGCACTTAGGCGCCGTTTCATCGACTTTTTGCATAATTTCGAAGGAAAAATCGCATAATTGGCACTTATATTCGTAAATTGGCATAATTCACTAAATTATTTCGTCTACAAGTCCATACTCGAGGCATGTCTCAGCATCGAACCATAGGTCGTGTTTTAGTATCTCATTAAGCTTTTTTTTGGGAACTTTCGTGTGTTCGTTGTAAATATCCTTAATAATTCGCATAAAGAGGTCACAATTGTCTAAACTATCCTTTAATTCTTCGTATTTGCCCCACATCCCGGATGATATTTGATGAATTAGCATAAAAGCGTTGCTTCTTATCTGTCTATGGGTGCCAACGACACTAAAAAGAGTCGCAGCAGAGGCTGCGCAGCCTTCTACCACTGTGATAACCGGTACTTCGCACGATTGTATGTAATCTACAGCCGATAAACCAGCAAAAACACTGCCTCCGAAGCTGTTTATGTGCAAATATATGTTAGCGGGCTCATTTAAACCCAATAATTGTGCTTGATTAAGCAAATTATCATTCAAATTTCTTAAATTCTTATTCAAAACAAGGATTTTCTGCCTAGAAACCTCTGAATAGTAGTAAATTCTGTTATTTGTTGTCTCAACAACGTTGTTTTTGTCACTAGTGGCAACAACTGGGGTGCCTTCTTTGTCTTTTTTGTCTTTTCCGGCCCAAAATATGTCTTTCATGCTCGAACCTTCTTATTTTTGCCCTTTTTTCTCTGTTTTTTGCCTTTTTTGTCGACTTTTTCTTCAAAAAGTGGGTTTTTTCTTAGTTTTACGACATATTTTAAGCCTGCAGGGCCGCATCGTTTAACTTTTACCTGAATTTTATCGTTTTCAGACAAAAGTTTAACTCTTTTCTTATCTGCATCTTGATATTCGTTAAAATATGCTATATTTTTCCAAGATTTACTAGTATTTTGATCAGTTTGATCAGTTTGATCAGTTTTCTTACGTTTTATTGCCATTTTAACCTCTTGTTGTGTTATACTTTCAGTTTTTTTACGTTTCGAAACCATTTTTACCTCTTTAAAGTGTTGATTAGCCCAGCCCTCAAATCAACGGATCCACCCTTGGGGTCATTCATGTGGTGGAGGCGGTGGGAATCGAACCCACGTCCAAAAATCATCAAATATACTGTCATTCACAAGATTATCTGGTTTTTGAACCAGCAAACTGCTCAGTAGCTCAATTAAACGTGCGCACCACTTATTTTTATAAAGAAATAAGAAACTTTTTGCTAGTTTTGGAGAATAAGGCCACTAGCAGCCTCAGATTACGCAGCTAAGGCGTAATCAACTTCAACATTATCGTTGGCAGTTAAAAAGTTGAATGTTTATGCTGTGACACTCACACAGTCTTGCCAGAAATACTATCATAATCTCTGTCGAAACCATGACACCCCCAAATTATAAAAGAACTGAAATAAGTATACATTATTTTTTAATTATTGTCAAGATCTTCAAAATAATTCTCTGTATTGTACTTTTTTATTAATTTTTTGAAGTGATCTAACTTAATACCTAAAAATCTGGCTGCTTCTTTCTTAGATCTAGTAGCTGAAAGAGAATATTTTAATATAGCATCTCTAACTAAATAAGGAATTGCTGAGAATATAGGTATACCATATAGATAACCTCCTACAGATTTAGCTGCTAACTCTAATTTTAAAGCAATTATCTCTTCTAAAGTTAAATTATTTAACATAACTTCAAATTCATCATGAGATTTATTTTCTTTTCTTAATTTATTACAAATAGAATAATATCTATTTTTTCCTTGAATTTTCTTCTTTTTGTTCCAATTCATATGATTATTTACTTCAGAAAGATCTAAAAAATATTATAGCACATATTTTAGCAATTGTTAACTATCATCTTTCGTTATTTTATCTGACCCTTTTGTGCCAGCTCCGGCAGGAGTTAGTTTATAGACTATTCCTTTATTGCGCAGCGATAATGCTCCTTTAATTCCTGCTGAGAACGGAGGCGGAGTTGAGTCAGCTCCGCAAGCAGCAGCGGAGCCAGCTGGTAATATATCGATATCTGCTAAATATCGATCATCTGCTTGATAAGAATATCCAGCATTTAATGTAAAATCAGAACTTATGATAGGTTTTGTGGTTTCTTGACATTTTTTCCATGCTATAAATTCATATGCTCCAACATCTATATTCTTTAATGTTATTACGACCGGGGCGCCTTTGGCGTCCACCGTGTGGCGTCCGTCTTCTGGGCCCAGAAACTCACGTTTATATCCACGTTTATCGCCGGTCCTTAACAATGTGTTCACTGATGTATCTCCGGCGTCGACTGCGTTTGAAAACTCGGATGCAATCTTAAAGTCTGGAGTAACATCCAGACACCAATCATTTTTTTGGTTTAATTCAATATTGCCGGCAGTCCCAGTAACACGTAATCCAGGATTAACTCTTTGTTCAGTAGAATGAAAAGCTTCTATATGCGCGGCGCCGTATACGTCGACTAAATCATAAAGATTCGTGGAGGCATAATGATTATTGCCTGTTCCCAAACGAACATTTCCAGTTAATATATTGTATGTGTGCGCCACATTTACATCAGAATCAATTACTAAGCCAGCGCCATTGCTTGGATCTGAACCACATCTTGCAACAATATTGTTTGTTATTGTATCAGGGCCAACGGCGTAGATCCCGTATAAACTACAACTCAAAACAGTATTATTTATAATAGTAGCTCTTGTAGATGAACCAACGGCTATTCCTTGTGCAAATCCATAAATTACATTGTTTGAAATAATATAACCATTGGCTTCAGTTCCATCCGCAGAGGCGATGGCAGTACCGTTGAAGGCGTTGGGGTCCGGACCGGCTCCAGAATCTCCCCACATGCCACCTCGAAATGTGCAACAATCAATTCTAGATGGCCAATCTGCCTCATTTTTGAAGTTGGCGCCCAAAACGTTTGATAGGCCGCCGAAGCTTTGACTAAATTCACAATTTAAAAATCTTGTTTGTGTGTTTGTGCCGGTTTTATACACATATCCACCAGTTTTAATCCATCCTCCAAAATGAAAATTTTCAACTATTAATCCATATTCACCGTTACCGCCTATCGCTGCACCTGGAACGCTGTGGCTATTATTTTGTAAATTAGAGCTTCCGCCGCCTTCGATACATGGCCGGCCCGAGCCGTCGGCACGCAGAGGCCAGCCCCGGATTGTCAAGTTTTTTTGATTTTCACAATCTATTACTTCTTCATATGTCCCAGAAGCGACAATAATAAGTGCTCGAGCGCCTTCCGGATCTGCTGCAGCGTCAGTTGTACCTGCGGCGTCTATTACATCAATTGCTTTGTTTATTGTGAGATAAGGATTGCCTTCCGAACCGTCACCTGAACTATCATTACCAGTTTTTGCAACATATGTAGTCGTGGTAGCAGCTGCAACATCGTCATAAAAAGTTTCGCTATTCCCTAAAGTAGTTGGCATAATAACTTAATTAGTTTCTATTTTATAAATTTATTCCATGGGTTCCAATTCTAGTTCTTCGCCCGGTACTTCCGGTTCAAGCTCTAGAGCTTCTGGTTCTTCTAATGGGGCCTCTTCTGGCGCTAATTCTACAGTTTCTTCTTCCCTAGTAGCTGAAATCTCTGCTTGGACTTCTTCTTCCCATGTATCAAAATATAAATTTAATTGTTCTTTCATGTTATCATAAAAAACTTCTTCATCTGTAGTATTCCCCATTCTATTCCAATAACGCAATAAAGAAGCTTTCACTTCGGTTAAATTAAAAGTGTCAAAAGCTTGTTTTATACCTGTAACATCCCCATATTCTACTCCGGGAATTTTAAATGATTCTAATTCCTTGTCTTCTTTTTCCTCGGGTGTTTCTTTTTCAGGCTCTGTCCCCATTAAACGATCATCTTTATCAACTGAAATGGTAATTTCTTCTTCTTGTTCAGCAAGATCAACTTTGGAAACCTCTTTGGTATTGTCTCCTGGTGCCTGCATCGCGCTTTGAGTTTCAAGAGTTCTTAAAACATGATAAACAATGTGTTCTCTGAACGTTTCTCTTTGCTCTTCCGTTGATTTTAATTCTTTATATCCCAATTTAAGTCTTTTTAAAAATCCTGTGTCCAAAAATAAAGAATCTAAGAAGTTTTTGCCAGTTTCAGGATATAGCGGCTCTCTTTCTTTCTCTTGAAGAACTGCTTTGCGGATTAAATTTCTTAATTTTTTTTCTTCGTCAAATTGTTTGTTTGTTCTTCTTTCTTTTACAATTTGGATAGCTTTACGAATATACTTTCTAAGCTTAAGTTCATTTATAAAATCTTCTCTACTGATTTGCATATGGAAAATACTCCTATTTGTTTAATAAATAGTTTAACACATCGTTAATAAGCTGTTCATTTTCTTCAAGCTTCTTTTTCTTTTTTGGTTTTGTTTTTCTTGGCTTAACGATAGCTGCTGATATACCAACAGAACCCATTCCCATTCCGGACATTTCTTCTAGATCTTCTGGCGGATCCGAAGATATAGAAATTGTAATTTTGCTCTTTTTGTTTTGAAGCTCTCTGCAGTTTGGATCTTCATAACAAGCCTCTTTGTCTCCTGCTGCTCCAGCAACGAAAGCTTGATAGCTTGGATCGCTTTCTTCTGTTTTGACCTTCGCGAGGCTTATATTTCTGGTTTCCGCAGAAGCTCGCTCTCGTGCGAATCTTTCTTCTTCCTCTCTTTCTATTTCGGCATCAAGCATCGCAAACACTTTTGCACGATTGATCTTTCTTTCGTCATCCGTGCGGATTGGAAGCTTGGTCGTGGTTGAATACCCCGTGGGGATACTATATTTATTAAGCCAAATAAATGCATTTCGACCTTGTATTATATTCTCAATCTCCGGTTTAGAAAGTTTATAACTTTTTAATTCTTTTTCAAACTTTTCATCATCGAAGATACGCATAAGATTTTGATGTTCGTCTGACATAACATTTTGTTCCGCCTCTTTCCAAATTCTCTTAGCTTCTTTGCTCCATTGATCAAGTTCTTCAGGAGATAACCGGTGCTCGCCGGCGAAAATATCTATTTCTGTTTCTTCTCCTAGAGGAGGTGCGCTCTTAGTTCTTTTTGTAGACGGTCTTGTGTGTCCTTTCCCACCACCAGTATGTTTGTTTCCGCCTTTTGTGATGAGCCGAGTTTTCATGCGAGAATGTTTAGCTTTCACTTTCTTTTGAAAAGGTTCAGTCTGTTCGTCCAGAGCTTCTTCAATTAGCCTGTATAAAATGGAAGAAAGTAGTCCTTTTTTTTTATTTTCGGAAAGTTCTTCCGATTCTGGCTCCAAAGATGGCTCTAATTCTATTTCTGGTTCTGGCGGTATACCTAAAATAGACAATGCCAGACTTTCATCAACATTATCTGGAAGAAAACTTCTAATTTCTTCGTAATTTTTAGTTTCTATAGCTTTTCGAAAATCAGAGGCACTCATATCGACAGTGTAAGTGTAAACAAGTTTGGGGTCGAGCGGTTCTAAAATAGTAACCATTTCACCTGTTATGTCATGTTTAAATCTAAGTTCGTCTTCGATACCGCCTCTATCAAATCTTCCCGCTGCGTCGGGAACTCCTTTTGCATCAGGTTTTGTGCTGGCGCCAAGAAGTATACAATCTTTTAATTTATAATTTTGTGCTATCCATTCCATGGAAGTTCGAACCGGGGAATTGCTTTCGGATTTTTGAATAATAACATTTCTTAACTTATATGTTTTTTTATACAATTTCCACATGGCAATTGCTGAATCGATACCAACTGCTGCTTGATCTTTCTTTTTTTCTCCTCTTGAAAGTGGAGACACAAAAACAAAAACTTTATTTGCAATTTTAGAATAATGTTGCACCATTGACAAATGTTCTTTATGCGGAGGCTTAAACGCGCCAGGAATTAAAGCAACTGTTCTTTTACATTTCAAAGGATCTGCATCCTCGTCTTCGTCTTTTCTAAATGTTGATGCCATTCCGCCAAGAATAAAATCTCCAGTAATTTTTACCATGTCAACGCCAAAACGTTTTTTATCGACCAAGACGACGCCTTCATGATTTTCGGCGTCCCCCATATCACTTGTCAATGCATTAAGAACTTCCCTACCAAGAACTCTTGTAGCATGATAAAAAATAGCACCATTGATTGCGTTCTGTGCATTAGTCGAAGAATCTACACCTTCTGGAACTGCCAAAAAATGTGATAAAGATTCTTTATTTAAGACGGCAATATAAATTTCCTTGCTTAAAGCTCCTGATTTTTCACCATTTGCAAGAGTTACGGTTTCATGTCGTGGGTTTTTTGCTATCTTTAACCAATCTCGTAATAGTGCGGTTTGGGAATCATTAAACTCCTCATCATAAACAACAGTAAATTTTTCATCCAGCACGCGGTTTAAATCAATACTTGCTATTTCTTTAAAAGCTGCCGGCACAGTTCCATAAATTTTAAAATTATGTCTCTTGGCAACTTTTCTAACTTTATTTAATAAAGATTTTAAAGCTTTTTCTTGTTTGCCATCTAATGTAAAAACTGTTGAGAAAACGTTTCCCGGGATATCAGGGGGCCTTGGAATTCCAGGTCTATATGCTTTTTTAGATTTTTTTTCGTATATTTGTCCTACATTATGAATAGCAAGAAAATCATGATCATATTCCATAACATTGGTTTGCCCTTCGACATATTCTGTATTGAAAAATAATGTTGGATTATCCCACATACCTAATGTTTTTAACTCTGACGTTATATCTGGTAGAGCTTCGTTAAAAATATTTAACAGATTTGTATATACCCTAATCATGCCATGGCCTTCTTCAAATCTTCTATGTAAATTATTTGATGTTAACCCTTGCACATCTAAAGGATTTAAAGAAGCTCTGTCGCCAACAAATTCTTTTCTTCCATCAGATCTTTCCACCACTTTAAAACTTGCATTGACGCCATCTATTTTTAAAGTAGCTTTATTTTCTTTCAAAGATTTAATAGCATCTTTAAAGAATTTTATTAGATCGTCGCCATCTTTAACTTTTGACAAGTCAAAGGGGTGAGGCATATGACCTCCCGCCGCGCCCATTATTTTTTATCCTCTTCCAGTACCTTTAGTTTGTCTTCGAGCATTAAAACTTTTTCTTCAAGTTTTCTTGTATGCCGCTTTATCTCACGTACATGCTCGAGAGCAATTTCAACTCTTCTTTTTTCTGTTTGAGACTTTGGATTAAGGTTTCTAAGGATTTCACTCAAAGACTGAACATAACTGCGCACGCTTGGAGGGCTGTGACCTTCTCCAATCAAAAATTTGCGAGTCATTGAATCCCAATCTATCATTTACTTTTTTGTATATTCTTTTACGAGTTTATTATAAAGTGAATCTTCCCACCATTGTTTAGTAGGTTTTTTTCCTTCATTAACCTTGACGCGCTTCCCACGCCCGGGATCGGCAACGTGCTTGTCTTTATTTTCGGGCCGATCTGCAGCGCCACCTTCGTCCAAATCCTCTTCCTCTTCTCCCGGGAGTTCTTCCTCTTCTTCAAGATGAACTCTCTTTCCACGACCAGAATCGGCTACATGTTTATCCTTGTTTTCAGGACGATCAGCCGCTCCGCCTTCCTTAAGGTCCTCCTCCTCTTCGGATACGTCTTCCGTCGATTCTAGAGGCGTTTCTGTGTCTTCTAGTATGTTTTTTTTGCTTAGTGCCGTTTGTAAAGCTTTTTGCACTAATTCTCGAATAGTTTTCTCATTCATGAGATTGTCTCCTTTTATACCTTTATAATTAGTTTCTTCTAATCCATTTGTCTGCATTAAATCACACCAATCTCTAAAAACCATATTGCCTCTTAAAAAAGCATCCTTTTCCATCTCTCTTAGATGAGGATCTTTTTGTGCATAGCCTTCTTCTGTTGCTCCGGAATTTTCAAATTTACCGTTACAGTTCTGATGATGATGCACTAACTCATGAGATAAAGATCTCATAATGTCTTTTGGGTGACGCCCATCTGTATATAAAACAATTGTAGAACTTTCCGGTTCGTAATGAGCTGTTTTACCAAAGGGGCTTTGTGCGTTTTGCTGATCCGATTGTAATTGAACGCTTACAGGTTTGTTAAACCCTACTTTTTTTTGTGCAAAAGGAAAAAACTTTTCAATCAATTGAGTTAGAGCAGAAAAGTTTTTACCGGTATTGTTTTTTAGTGTGTACATTCTTGTGTTAATAATTAGTTATGTAATTTCTTTGTTGCCATTATTCGCAAACTGTGTCATCTATTATTTGCATTAAATTGTTAAATATTTCTTCTGAATCACTCGTCAGTTCGAACCATTGACCATTGCCAACTTGACAAAGATTTTCCCAACCTACAGAAGTGCCGGCCCAGGTCATAGCGTTTGCTGTAGAACTGGGACTAAAAACAAACACGTTCAAATCTTTTACGCCACCTTCAAGTTTCAATATGATATCGTTTGTTATCAATGGATCCATATAGCTTTGCCCATTTTCATCTGTAAGAACAACAACAACTCTATTTGCCGATTTTGGATATCCTCTCCAACTTAACACAAAGCTAGGTATCGGAGGATCTGAATATATGAACATGTTCGAATACATTGTCATCCAAGCTAGCTCGAGATGGTCATATTCAATGAAATTAGAATTTGCGAGAGGATAAAGGGAAAGATATATGGCATCATACAACATTTCACGAGAGCCATCAATTGCAGTAAAGTCAGTTGTAGTTAGTGCTGTCAAGAATGAACTGAAACCAGAAAAGTCATGTTTTATTTTTAAAGACTCCGTAGCTATATTCGACCCGCTATCCTGTTTGATAACTTCATGTATCGGCCCAAATATCAATCCCCATTTAATGACGCTTTCATCACTATAATAAAGAGCAAACTTACTAAGGGCAGATATGATTGCCTCGACTTCATCGCTCATAGAACCAGATGTATCTAATATAAATAATACATCTGTGTCTTCCATATCGTCTTCTATCTCGCCATCGCAATTGTCATCTAATCCATTACAAAGTTCTTCCGGTAAAGGTAGCACTTCCCCTAAACACATGTCGTCAATAAAGATTTCCTCAAGAAAGTTTCCCCACTTTCCAGTATTACATATAAGATTTCCTGGTTTGCATATTCCAATATTTAATGTTTCCGGCGGCCCGGTATAGCACTGTTTGAAAAGATCTTCATCTATTTGCCCATCACAATCATCATCATGATTGTTGCAAATTTCCGATATTATAATACCTTTATATTCATCACAAACAACATCTGGCGGAGGAGGGAAATAAAAACAAGATGCTTTGCACTGTGTCATTCCAAATTCAATACATAGCTGTCCTTCGGGCGGATCCACTGCGCATTCACAAGTCTTATATCCTTGTCCACAGATTAGAGGGTTTTCCATACAAGGTATTAATATGCCAACGTCTCCGACGCCGCAAACGCAATCTAGATCTTCATCGATGTTTCCATCACAATCGTCATCTTCAGCATTACAGTACTCTTCAACTGGTTGTTGTGCGGTACAGCTGACCCACATACCGCCAAAACATATCTCATACCCTTTTTCACAGACAGTTTCGCATTCTTGAAGCAAATTTTCATCTATAAACCCATTGCAATCATTATCAATTCCATCACAAACTTCTTCCGGTAGCGGGCCACATTTGTCACATGCATTTCTTTGATGTTCATCGATTTCATTATCACAATCATCATCGAGATAGTTACAGATCTCTTCTTCTGGTTCTTCAGCGGTACAAATTATTTCGCCTTCGATGCAATATGCCGGCGCAGTTTCACACACTGTTGTACATTCGTAAGTTCCTTCGTCGATTTCGCCATCACAATCATTATCCTCTAAATCGCATACTTCATCATCATCGCACTTCCAACAGTCTGTTAAATCAACTTTTCCCTTGTCGCAAACCACATATTGCTGCCCGGGGAACCCTTCGTCAGTTTGGCATGTCTGAACAGCGATTATCGGATCTGTGGGATCGCATTCGTGTTTCATTCTGCAATTGTCGATCATAACAATTTTAAAATCATCACAAGTGTCGACAATTGCTTCTGCGATCCAATATTCTTCATATGGAGGACACCTTAACCAAACAGCTTCCCAGCAATCTTCTTTATATTGTGCAGCTACATCAGGTTCTTGTTTTTGGATATCCTGTATTTGAAAGGTATCTGGCGGCGGGGCTATTTCTGATTTGGTATCTGTTTCTTGTTCTATAATTGTCCAGACGTCGTTCTTTGGGATACCATCAACTATTTTAGGGTCGACCTTACCGCATGCAACAAACAAGAACAACAATAATGTTATTTTAATATATTTCGACATATATTAGTAACTATGTCATTAAAACAAGATTAAACCAAAAATACAGCATTAATGCCAAGTATACCGCAAAAGCGAACAAAATTGAATAGCGCGCAATTTTTTTGTCCTTGTTTTTTCCTAAAATATAACAACCGCCAATCACAAGAGCTAGCTTAGCGCAAACAAAAAAGCCTGCACCATATTCTAAGGCTTCGAACATTAAAGGGTTAGCTTCGATTGCGATCTTGTTATTTATAAACCAAAGTGTTGCGTAAATGTCAATTAAATTGAAAGTAATAATATAAGCTATTAAAATATTATAAAACATTGTTATTCAAGGACATCATCCTATCGTAAGCTTTGGTTCTCGCATCAAGTAGTTTTTTTATATACTCATTATTTCTTAAAGTTTTAAAAACTAAATTTTCAGTTGAATATATGCCTTTATCCATGATTCCGCATCTTCTTAATTTCTTAATCTTATCTCTTAATATTCCTGAAATATTATAAGCGGCTTCATCATTGTTGTCTTTCATGAGATCTCCGATTCTATCAATCTGCCCCATCAGATCTTTTACTTTTATTTTTACATTATTGTAATCTATTTTTGGTGTCATTTTATTTGGCTTAACATGCCACTGATCTTCTAATAAAGAATACACTCCTGTAGAAATATGTGGCTCATTTATATCCTGAACATATATTTCTACTTCATGATTTTTAATCATAATCTGATGTGTCTTGTTCCAATCTCCTTTTTTTGCATTAAAAAGATCTCGAACTAATGTGGTATTATCATCCATGTTTCTAAAATCAACAACAACATGAAGATCAATATCAGAGTATTCTGTCCAATTGTAATTTGCCAGAGAGCCAGTAAATATTATGTCAATTATTTCATCGTTAGTAACGTTTAACTCATCCATGAAATCTAAAGCAATTTGAATTAAGCGACTTGAAATCTCTGGCTTGACTCTATCTTCTGACTGCCAAACATTCATGTTTAACGAATCTTTAATTTCTAGAGAAGGCAGATCTATTTCATTATTTTCTGCTGCTTCTAATAAAAATTTGATCCATTTGTTATTCATTTTCTTTTAAATATTTGATAACTTCTTCTTTAATAACTTCTTCGAGATATTCTTTCCAATGTGGACTCTTCGGCGCGCCCCCTGGCTCTTGCGGCCCAAGATATTCACCAGCTTTAGTTTCTTTTTTAGCGTCTTCTGCTTTTCTAATTGCAAGAAGAAAGTCACTGTATATAATTTTTTTTATTGTAGGGTTTGTAAACGAGTCGGTCATCATGTTTAATGATTCGTCATATGGTGTGTTTGGATAAGTTGTCTTTAATAATAATTTTTTTTCTTCCTCTGTATAAGACTCCCACTTTTGCAAGGACCACCTGGTCTCCTTCAGCTCAAGTGCTAATTCCATATACAAATCCAAGGCAGAGGGCGCCCTTAATTTCAGCTCTTGTGATATAGCGTTAATAACCTCTAAAAATGTTTCAGTTGACATTTTCCCCACATTCTGTAATTTTTTAGCAATACTAATTTCGTCGAGATACTTTAAAGTTTCCTTTCTTATCAACTGCTTAATTTGTTCTTCTGTTAGTTTCATTGAGAAGTGTTCCTTTATTTTCTAGTTAGCAACGTGGCCAATACCAAAATAGCTACTAGGCCGACTACGCCATGGCTTCCCAATGCAGCTGTAAGGGCAACAACGTTGCCTACAACATCAACAGGGAAAAATGCTACGTTGGCTCCAAAAAGCACTTGCAACACTACCGCCAGTGCCAATAGCGCAACCGAGGCCTCTGTTGCCGCTTTCAAACCTTCTGTAAATTTTTGTAAGTATTCCATTTTAATATCTCCTTTATTTGATATCATCCTCTGTTACGAGGGTGTAGGTAAACTTGTTATCATATTTTTTTGCAGATAACTTAATTAGTGCCATAAACGCGTTAAAATCTCTTGCGGACTTAAAAACTTGACACCCAGCAGAATATCCATTGACGCGTTCTGTTTCGCCAACTACAGCAGCTCTATGAATGTTAATTCCAAAGTAGCCTTCCTGGATTGTTGAATCGTCCATGTCAAGAATTTTATCTCTATCGTCATCGCGCCAAACTTTTACTTTGCCATTCTTTTGACAAAGAGCATCGTACTTCCCACGGTGCTTAGAAACTCTGTAAACGCCCCTATATTGGCCGGGAACAAGAATCGCGGCTCCATCTTCATTAATGGGTGTTTTGAGGTAACGAATGCCTATATCTGTGGTTACCTGATAACTGTCCACAATCCAATTTTTATTATCGTCGCGATATACTAGAAAGAGGCAATCATCAAATTCATTTGCTTTTGTTTGATTGCTTCGACATCCAATTATGTTAACATTGTGTGATTTATTATTATCGAAAAATGCATAATTATTCTTCTCAAGAACGCTCTGCAAATGTTCAACAATAAGTTTTGCATGCAAGCCTTTTATTTTAGCCATTTTTTAAGCTCCTTTATTGTATTTTCAGCTGAAGTGTGTTTTATTGCAATTCCACCGTTGGCGCTCCATGGAAATAAATATTTGTCCATATCATCAATTAATATATTTTTACTCCCATCTTCATTACGAGCATATCTATGCTTGCTTGTGTTTTCTTCAAATCCTTCATCTGTTCCGGCGATGATAATTTTTTTTGGGCTTGGGTTTAATTTTTCCAGCCATTGTCTTTTTCCTTCATTGCAAGCTTGATCAATAGTATCATTAATTTTCCACGGGGCAGATAGAATAATTGGTTTGTATTCTGAAATAAATTTCCAAAGCTTCATTGCATCTGCTTTTGGCGGCAAATCTGCCCAAAATTTCTTTCTTTCTTCGCGCTCGCCGGCTGATAAAATATCAAATATAGCTTGAGCACCTTTACTAAAATTAGGATCTTGCTGCAGAGTTTGCCACAACATGCCAGAGTTAATAACTTGAATAGCTTGTTCTTTCGCATCATCTTCCATATCTGCGAACACTAATTCTTCTTCCACTCCGGCTTCAAGATTAACTAAAACACCATCCATATCACAATATATTTGGTGTGATTCACCCTTTTCTAGAAAATCTTTCCATTTTTCTGTTATTTTATCCATACGTTAAATAGTTTATACTTTTTGTTATATTTGAAATATAATATCATATTCTCGCCTTTCGACGTCATATGAAGTTTAAAGTCGTTCTTCCCGAACCACTGTAGTTTATGAACTTTAAAGCCCATGGGGTATGTCTTCCTAGTGAAGTGTGTCATTGTAGTCAATTTTTCTCTTAATCTTTGGGGACTAGCATGCACATTATAAGAAACAATGGTCTTCTTTTTTTTATTTGTGGTGACATTGCCTGAAACCATATTTTCTGGCCCGACAACAGAAGAAATAAATTTTGTGTTAAATTCTACTTGTCTATAGAAAAAACTCCTAGAAATTTCGTTCGGAACAATTTTAACGCCCAAGAATTGCCGAAGATATAAATCTGCTAGCGGATCACCTGTTGGAGAAATGGCAAAAGTTGTTAAAAAAGTTGTTAAAAAAAGTAAAGTCTTCATATTTTATACCTAAAGAAGTTATTAAATAGACCAAGAGGCCTATAAATGAAAAAAATGTAATTACATCAAAAGTATCAAAATTTTTAAAGAAACGAAGTAATATGTTAATTATTGAACGCATGATACTATTGAATAGATAAATAGCATCGTAAAACTCATAACACCCCAGTCAAATATGTCTAATTCGAACAAATGGGCGATTTTTTTCATTCGTGGTTATCCTCCTTTTAAATGTTTTAATTTTCCCTCTTTAATATCAACGCCGATAGACGTTTCTACCCAAGGAAATAAATCCTCAAATCCATTATTCCAATATACCCTCCAAGCGCCGACACCTAAAGACGATACACGCTCCAATAATATAGCGTAATTACCATCTTTTTCTATTAACATGTCTCCTGGGGATAGATTCATTTTTTACTCTTATTTTTGTTAACAACCTTAGTAATAGGGATCACATTCAGCATTGCATTAAAATGTTTTTGAATTTCTTCTTTAGTGTGTTTTTTGTTTGGCCTTTTGCCATACATTGTTTCAACTTGTAACCATCCACGGCTAACAATAGATCTAAGAGCAGAATGAAGTTCATTGTGGGTCAAATTATCTAAATTAATTTTAACTTCTTCTAGTTCTTTAAGAGCCTCTTCATAATAATCGAGCATCATTGTGTTTTTCTCCCTTTAGTTTTTTTTATAATCCGGGTCTTCCGCGCATTTGTCGTGTTGCACACGAAATCGATGGGCGCAAAGAAGAATATCAATTTTTTTGATATTCCGCGGAAGTATTTTTTTAAGTTGATTATAAATTATTGTTTCTCGCATTGTGACTAAGCGATTTTTTGGATTTATATTTTCTATATTCATTATGCAAATTCTTCATTAACATGTTCACACTCGTGACATCGAAACACTTGAACAGGCAAGAACATGACTTCGCCAGTAGGTGAAACCAAAGATGATACTTTCTTTAGTGTAAAAACGGGTGAAAAATATTTACAATCACAATTTTCACAACAAACATTTTGGCAATCTTCCAAGCTTATATTTAATTTTTTTGATGACATTTTTTTCTCCTTAAAGTAAATATATCATTATAAATATTATATCATATTTTTATTAATAAGACAACAATTAAAATCGAAAATATTTTATACTATGGCACCCTCTGTAGGATTCGAACCTACGACCTACAGATTAGAAGTCTGTTGCTCTATCCAACTGAGCTAAGAGGGCTAGTTTTAACTGGCTCTTCTAAGCTTATTAATTCTATCTTTTAGCTTGGACATTATGCCAACGTATCCATCTTTTTTATAGATTCTACGCATTGCAGCTCGATAGCTTCGCGATTTTGATACGCCATCAATATATATGTCGCACATCATCCAATGTTTATCTTTGAAAATGAAGATAAAATCAGCTTCAAATTCAGACTCATTGGATATACTAGACACAATTGTTTTGACCTTCGCGAATTTTTCTCCTCGAAGCATCTTATAGTCGGTTTGGTTAGGAAACTTGACCGAAAATTTTTTATCCGGAGAGAAGTACTTTGCATAACGTTTAAGCATCATCTTCTTAAGAGCGTTGGTATATTCTTTTCGTTGTTTGACACCTAATTCATCCCATTGCGAATGAAGAGTGGCTTTAGCGAAAACATCCCAAGCGATATTCTTTTTTAAAAATTGTTTAACGGATCGCGGAAGCTTTTTGTCGTCTCTAATAATGCGATCTCTCATCTTGTTAATACCGTTGGGATTAAGTTGCTGCGCTATAACATATGCTTTATACTGGTGTGAAAGAACAATTTGTGGATCTTGCGCAGTAAAAATATATGCAGTAACTAAACTAGCTAATAGTATGCTTTTCATGATAGTTGCCTCTTCTTTAGGTGTTTATGTTTTCCAGAATTCGTTTGAATTCGTCCATTTCGGATCTAGTTGATTTGTTTGCAAACAAAGTGTTAATAAGCCCACTGCTGCTTTGAATCTTTTTGCCACCGAGATTCCAAATCATTTTAATGCCAAGCTCATGACATACAGCCGCTTCAGGTGTGTTAACAGCTGTTCTATCGCCGCCGTTACCGAACATATCTGGTTTAAGGCGCTTTAAAGCCTCACAAACAGTACCATCGTCGTCATCTACGGCAGATACTTCATAAACACCTTTAAGCTGTTCTAAGAGGTATTTGCGCTCCTTATAGGGCATAAATACGTAGCCTTTCTTGCGTTTAAGCCATGCGTCGCTGTTTAAAACAACAGTAACATCGCCCAGTTGCGCAGCAGCCTGAATCATTTTAACGTGACCAACGTGAATTGGATCCAATCCACCGCTGATAACTATAGTTTTATTCCTCATTGTGGCCTCTATTTTTGTGGGCATCTTTCCATAGCATATAGCAATTATAATATACGTATATAAAAACGCCTGATAACATTATTAATTCAAATATCATTTCTTAGGCTTTGTGTAGCTCCATATTAAGCCGCCCATAACAAACAAATACACTCCAACCAATATTATAATATTTATTTGTTCTGTTGTATAGGCTTCCATTGTTCTTTCTCCTTCTTTTTATTTTTGAGCTTAATAAAGTCTTCTAATCGTCTATTTGCCCATGGATCATATGAATCCTGGTGAACACATTCGCCCAATACACTATCTTGGCTAATGTTAAACACACATATATGATCGGCTCGACAATCTGACTCTGATTGACATGTATCTCTGGTCTCGCCTGAAACTCTCATCATCGCCGCATTATAGCAACCTGCAATTGCGACTGTTGTTAGTACTAGTAATAAAGATTTCATTTCTATCTCTCCTTCAATACTAAATATTTGCAAAATTTTTTTTTAGCTAAAATTTTAAGCTAGCATATACAAATTGTTCCCATATCACTCTTCTACAGATTCTAAAACTATTCTTGATTCAAAGGAACCTCTTTCATCGGACTTCTCGTTCACACGCTGAGCCAGTTCCTCTTGGGAATAACCCATGGCATCGACCAGAGCGCTGAAAACTTCCAAAATATCTGCTAACTCTTCTAGACATGGATCTTCTAGAAACTCATTGACTTCCTCAATTAATTTCTCTTTAAGTTTAACCTTGTATTCCTCTGGTTCAGCCACGTGGGTTCTAAAATTTTTCCCTTGAGCGCTCATTATAGATGGAATATTATCTCTTATTAATTTGTTGTAAATTTTCATATTTTTAAATTTGGGTTTTTTTATTTGTTAATCCATTATAGCATATAAGAACTTTTCTCTCTCTGTTAAAGCAATTGAGTATCCTCGCCATAATTCTCTCTCATCCTCCCAACAACACCATGTATCGAATCCTTCTGTTTTGTTGACTAACTTACAAGTTTTAGCAATTTGAGTCCACGATCTAAATTCAAAACCGACTAACACTTCCCACTCTTCTTCAAACACATCATATATAGGCAAACCACTATCTTCATATAATGGCCTAACTGCAACTCTCCCGGGACTCCAATACGCCGGCAACCAACCATTACAATTATGTTCTCCCTTAGCTAAAAGTTCGCCAATATAACTGTTACTGGGATATACCCATTCTGTTGCCAACTTGTATGCTTTTACAAATTCTGTATGGCAACTTGCTATATCATAATTTGAAGGATTAGTTGTTATAAGTGTTAGTAGTAATATTAAAGTATGCATTTTTAAATTTGGGAATTTTTTTTAGCTGGTTAACGCGTGTACTTAGATCCCACTGACAGGCCGGCCCCACTACGACCCTTATTCCGGGTGTGGGGGGGGAGGGGGGTACCTGATCCCCCGCGCTTATTCTTTTTCGTCGATGTCGGCTTTGTCGATTTCGTTGCTGTCAATACCAACGCTGTCAAAGTCAAGGTTTCCAACGTCTCCGAATACACCGAAGTCCATTACATCATCAAGGCTGTCAACAAAGGCGTTTATGTCAAGGTAATCATTCATAAGTTATATCTCTCTCTTCTATAGGGAATACTGAATACTTTTTATATTCTTTTTATTATTGTTCTCGGCTATACGCCGCAGGCTTTCAAGAATAAGGCCGGTTTGAAGTTGGGGTTGTCCTTCTGAAGCTGCGCCGCAAGGTTACAAGCTAACACTCTGAGGGTCGCGTTGGACTTGCCCAATACTTTGACCTCTGAAGTTCTCTTGATAGTGTCTGCAATAAGTTGATAATCTTTGCGGGTCATTACGCGATCACCTGAAGGATACAAAGGGCGGAAGGGACAAAGCACGCGGCAAACTGTGCGACAACTGCCAGGGTTCTAAAGTATTTCAAATCTCTCTCTCATCTCTAAAGGGTATAACTTATTATCTCATATAGGCGAGGGCATGTCAAGTAAAAAAGATCTTTTATTGAAACTTTTTTTTATGCCCTCGCCCATGTCCGGTTAGGACTTGTAGGAAAAGGAGCCTTTGTTCTCCTCGATGAAGGTTTCGATCTCTTCTTTGATGGAAAGCAACCGGGCCATTTGTCCCGGGTAAAGGGTAACGGGGAAACGTCCCAAACCATACACGCTCAGCGCGCCTTTCTGGGAGACTTTGAGAGACAGCTGTTTAGGCGTGTTCTTCTTTTTCTCTTTCAGTTCCGCTTTGAGGGTCGCGATCTGCTCTTGAAGGTTTGCGAGGTCATTCTGATCTTTGGTCGCTTTCGCTTTGAGGTCGGCTGATGCCATGTTTTTTTTCTCTCTCTTGAAGGGTATAGACTGATTATAGCAAAGTTGGGGGTAGTTGTCAAGGTTTATTTTCCAGCGACTCGGTGTTCGCCCGGCTTCCTGTGCGTATCCGGTGGGCGAGGTCCGGTTCTGAGGCTTGCCCGTTCTTTACTTGCTATGCCTGCTCGATGGCTCGGCGTGTTATGGGGGCGCAAGTATTGAAGCGGGCTAGCACGCCCTGAAGTCAATCTGTCATTGTGTTTTTTCCTGTTGGGGTTCTGAAGGGGGAAATGTGGACCGGCAAAGCCGCGTAGGGTTGGCGGGCGTTTTGCCCTTTTTCGATTGTTATATATATATTATAGCACAGGGAAAGCGAGTTGTCAAGAACTTTTTTCATCAATGATCTCGAGCAGTTATCTGCTGCCGCGTTGTAAGTGTTGGGAATCATTGGGAAATAAAAATGATCTTTTTTTGCACTTTTTTTAGTGGGCGCGTTGGCACGGATCGTGCTATATTGCAGGAAGTGTGCCATATTGGGGGGTTGTACTAGATCCAAACCACTATGAACCACTTCTTTGATTTTCCTAAATAAAAACAACAAGTTAGCCAACATCATATAAACCATCTACTTACACCCTATCCTTTCCCTAATGATTACCAATAGTTAGCTTAGTCGCCATCACATACGGCAGGTTGCGACCAGTTGTCATACTGCCAGTCGGAGATCATGCCGTCTTTACAGAGGGCGTCTGTATAGTTGTTCCAAGATTCACGGCGCAGGGGAAGATCGGGGTGGCAGTTGTACCGCGTTTCCTGATCACGCACACCGGGCATGATCCATTCCTCAAAGAAATCAACGGCTTCCGCCCATAATGTAACTGTATCTAAATCTCTCATTTTCTCTCTTTCTATTCTCTCGACTGTTTCTAATGCTAGTATAATGAATATTGCGTATAACGCCAGATACATTTTTTTTCTTTCTCGATTATTACTTCTTTAGTATAGCACGCTGAAATCATATTGTCAAGCATTTTCTTTCTTTATGATCTCGGGGACTTATCGCTTCTGGTGCTGTAAGTAGTTGTTATCATTACTGAATCTTTTTTTATTTTTCTTGTTCTCGGGGATATCGCAACCATTCCTTATGAACGCTGACCAGACCATAACCAGGCAGGGCGATTTGATAACAGGACTTCGCCCGGTTCCCCAGGTACTCGCCAGCATCGGAGAAGTCGGTTTTGCGGGATTTCCTAATGATTACGCCTACTTGCCCGTGTCCCTTGAGAACGTCATGACGATCTTTGCCTGCTAACACGTAGTCCCAGAGTTGGATGGTATCGCCTTTCTTGAATGATTTCATTTACTTACGACCTTCCAGCTTGAGGAATAATACGTATAAGGAGCACCGACACCTGCGGCGACAATCAATACTTCATCCCCCCTGCGGAATCGATCACCGAGCAGCCTTGTGATTACCCCGAGCGTTCCACGGGGGACAAGATGATCACCGCACCCTGATCCGTTGGGGTGCGTTACCTGAACCAAATCACCGACTTTCATGCTATCACCTCAAAATGTCCCTGAGTGTAGTTACCACACCAAACTTTTTCACCCTCGCAGGAGAGCATAACGTCAACGTAGTTACTCAGAGGGGGGTTGTTCATTGTATCGGGGCGCACATCAACGACGATACCCACACAACCGGCTGGAAATGGCCCGCCTGGTACATGGGGATTATCCCAGACTGCGCGGGTGTTTGTTACTAAGTCACCGACTCTCATGATATCACCTTGATTATTTGAGATTGGAAAATCATAATGGGCTTACCTGTCTCTACACGATGAACCCACCACATGCCGCCCTCTACTTCACTTGTGAAGGCTGGACCCAAGACAAGAGCAACATTCTCTTTCCTGCTGCCTATCTGTATCATATCGCCTGTTTTGAATCGCTTGTTCATTTTTTTCTTCATCTCGATTATTATGTACCCATTATAACACGGTGTTAGTGCTTTGTCAAGCATTTTCTTTTTGAATGATCTCGGGAAGTTAGCGGGTTTGGGGTTGTAAGTTGTTGTTATTGTTGGGTTATTTATTTTGAACTTTTTTTCTTCAATGATCTCGGGCATTTACCCTAGTAATATGGTCGCGGAAGGGCGGCATAACACCCACTCATCAGTCAAAGCTCTCGCTCGTGATCCTGCATGACTACCGATATTTGGCACGACCATACCCTTGGGGTATTTGGGAAGGGGGAAGGGTGCGCCTGGCTTTGTTGCCTAGGCCCGGTGATAAGATGCCTCCTATCGGTGGACTAGCGCACCCTTCGCCCCGTAGAGAGAAGGCGGGTTCGATCACATGGTTTCGGGTGGCAGCAACCACCTTCTTTACCCAGGGAAAGAGGACCGCAACTGTGCTTTTTCACCTTCTCTCTCTGCCAGAGGGAGCTAAGATTAGGGGGTCAATCCCAACCTTGCCTTATTCCCCCGCGTTGACTAAACGCGAGCAACCATTATCAGGCGTCTCCGCGACTACCCCTTCAGGCAGGAGGGATTCAAACCCCCCTCCTAATAATGCCTCTGGCTTTCGTAGCGTGCTACAGACTCACTTTGTTGTAGTCTGACTAACAGCGTGCTCGACCTTTGAGGTGGTCAGGTTCTCACCTGGCTACTGTCAGGGCTCCACCCACACGCTACTTTTTTCTATATTTTCAAAGAACAATCCCATTATACCACAATGGGGAGTGGTTGTCAAGTTTTTTATTCCCCTGACAGGAACATATTCAGCGCCTCGACGCCCAGGGAGTAACAGACAGAACCATCGCTCAAGTCCACGACATTACTGACTTTTTCGCCGTCTTGGATTGAATCAAGTTCTTCCTCTGTAACACGGACAATGGTTGCCTCTGTATCCCAGGTTTCGCCATCTGGCATTACTACAATAAACATGATTTTTTTCTCTCCTCGATTGTTATGATACCATTATAGCAAAAATTTTCTCGGTTGTCAAGAACTTTTTTCGCTTTTTTTCATTTTTCTTGTTTTGCCAATGTTCTCGGGCACTTAGCCGAAATGCAAGATTGTTTCGTAGGGTAGACCGTTGGGGGTTGCAGGCTTCTTTACTGCCTGACGTACTGTAGTATTTGTTTCCATACCTGTTGTTCCTTTCCTTCTTTGAACCAATAAACACTAACTATGTCGCCATAGCCTTTTTTTGGGTTTATGTCTATTATTATTCCTATTCCTTTGTCTCTTCTCGTTCCGTACCTTCTGTGACACACTAAGTCACCGAGTTTCATCATCCTTTCCACTTGAAGTCGCGACAGGCTTTCTTAGCCTTTTGTTTTCGCTTATCCCCGTGGTTGCCTGAACCAGTCCTAAAGTGGGCGTGAATCGCCAGCCAGTTCCGCAGCTTTGGTTTCTTCTTCCTTCTCATTTTTCAACTCTTCTTCTCTGTTCATGGCGGCGACAAAGCCGATCTTCCGTGTTTTGGGCTCCTCTCTAACCTCGAACCCCTGTGCTGCCAAGAACCCCTCAAGGTCATTCTCTGACATTCCGTTTCCGCTAGGCACGCCAACAGGGTAAGGCGCGATTGTTCCATTTGCTCTAACAGGGATAATCAGGGGACCGCTCATTTTCTCTCTCTCGTTGAGGGATTTTCGATTGTTTCTGATACCAGTATAACACAGTAAAAATGGTTTGTCAAGCATTTTTTTCACTTTTTTATTCATCAATGATCTCGGGTACTTACGATCTCATAGTAGGGGTTGTCGTCGATGCGTAGACAGGCACCAGTCTCAAATGTGAGAGCATCGATCAAGTCTGCATACCTAGCCACACCAGAGGTTACTACTTCTCCTGTGGTGGACTTCCAGTCTTCCTCTGTTATGGCACTGACGATATATAAGCTGCCATCAATACACTTTATCAAATCACCGACTTGCATTGATTACCTTCAACTGAATAATGGGTGTCCAAAATGTTCCATAATCTCCCCAAGCTACTTTACAGGTTGGACCGACTCCTCCGCCTGTATCCCAACCCATTTCCACTATGATACCAGTTAGGTTTTTGTGATACGTTGTATCTGTTTTCTTTCTTACCAAATCACCGACTTGCATTAGTTCAACACCTTCAAGTGCGAGGGGCGTACGCATAAGTAAGTCTCTCCCGTGTTTAGACACAGGATCTCACAGCGTAATCCGCCAAACTCATTACGAAACATCTTCAGAATATGATAATATCCCGCGTGCATATATAACTTTACTAAACTACCGACTTTCATAATAATCTCAGTAATCTATCGCACGATTGACATGAATATCAAAACCGTAGCCGCGTTGCTCGATGTCCTCATAGTCCTCACCTACACGGACAAACCTAAACATTTCACAGTTTTCCATATCCTCATCCATCTCACAAGTGAACTTTTCGATCACGTCCACGTCTGGGTAGCCATCATACCACTTGATACTTGACCATCTGACAAGAAGATGCCCTTCTCCCTGATAGTCTTGATCCAGTTCACAATGATCTGCGAATACCAGACCCTTTGCTCCGTCATTGGTTGCGAGGTGTGCCAAAAACTCAGGCATAATCTCTTTGTTTACTGCCAGAACTACTTCTGATCTGTAACCCATTTTCTTTCTCTCTCTTTCTCGATTGTTATATTAGTATTATAGCACAGTAAAACTGACTTGTCAAGAACTTTTTTTATTCAATGATTCTGCATATTTATGCAACTTTGGGTTCGATGGCTACAATGCGCTCGTTGGTCTTGAAGTACGGGCGTGCGGCGTGCTCCTTAGTGGTCATCCACATACGTTGACATTTGCTCGCCTTGGGTTTGGGTGCTTCAAGGTCAGTCAATAAAATATGACCATCGAAGTTGCGAGAGTTTACATACTCTGTCGGCGCATTGAAACAGGTTCCTCCACAACGTACACGCTCCCATTTGCGCTTCTCTCCCTTCTTCCAAACATAGACCTTATCCTCTGCAACACCAGTATCAAAGGGAATAACCGTGAAAGAAGCAAGATCTGACAGACTATTCAACTCTGCGAAGAAGCAGGCAAGCATAGCATCACTGACTGAACCAGACTGGTCAATACTAATAGCGATACTAGCCTGACGGCGAACCTTTTTGCCTGGATGAATGTACGGATACCTTTTATTGATTCGCTTGACTGTGCTTGTCTTGTTTGCTCTCTGTGAAGTTTTCACAAAGTATCGCAGGACTTTACGCCAGTCAATAGTGCCAGAGATGCGATCAAGGATCTCTTTGCGTACAGCAGAAGGGACAGTTCCCCAGCTATTAGACTTACTAGCTTCCTCAGATGCTTTCTTGAGTGCGTCTTTCAGACGCTCCTTAGCAATCTCTTTTGTGGTCTGATCAACTTCTTCCCACTGTTCATGGGAGTCGAACTGTCCGTTACCGGGCATGCCTCCACCTTCGCCTTCGCCAGGTTCGCCACCGTCACCCTTGCAGTCGCCCTTTTCGCCTTTGCCCTTGCCTTTCTCTTTGTCAAAGTTCTCGTCTTTCTTGAGTTTTTTGAGGTATTGCTCGGCAGACAGATGAGGCTCATACTCTGCGAACATATCCTTTCCAGGCATAAGACAGCCTTCAGGCAACTGTCCCTGCAAGTGACTGTTGATAGCCAAGTCTGTAGCATAGTTCCACAGCATCATATTCTCGCCGTCAGGTCTGCGACCTGTCACATGCTCAAAGATAAGATGATAAAACTCATGTTTCAATACCGCAGTACGCTCTATATCTGTGAGTCGAGTAAAGAACTCTGGGTTATACCACATATGAAACTGAGCAGACTTAGGATCAACAAAGACTGCTGCTGTGGGTATACCTCTGTTCTCGGACTTGTCAATACGACGGGACAAGGCTGCAAAGAACGGTTCATTCATAAGCAGGCGCGCAACGTGCATATTCAAGTCAAAGGGTGTGGTTTCTTTTGTTTCTGCTTCCACTTGTTCTTTCTCTTTTTCGATTGTCATTGTACTAATGATACCACAGTTGATGTAAGTTGTCAAGCATTTTTTTTCTTCAATGATAACAAGGAGTTAGGGGGGCTTTCGCCCCCCATCGAGAAAGATTGTTTATTTCTCTTCTTCCTTCTTATCATCAGGGTTGTCTCCCGTCAGGAGTTCTACCAAGTGAGAGCTAACAGCCCTGCCATCTACCTGACACTTATGGAGTTTGATGGTATTAGCCATCTCTCCTTCCCCGAGTACAGTCCACAGTTTCATGGCTACCTCACTCGGGAGTGCGACGAAGTATGTGGCAAGGTTGCTGACCTGTTCTTCTGACAGTTCATCTTTGAAGCACTCATTTGCCTGCATCTTTTCTACCAGAGCAGAGTGATCATTGATACCAAAGTCTTTGACCAGTTTGATGTTGCCTTTGTCAATGATGTCCTCGGGAGTGACAACTTTAGCGTAGTTCTCAACATAATCGTTGAAGGCTACAGCCGCTTCAAAGCCCACAAAGCCAGAGGACAGGTTGAACAGTGTAGCACTAGCGCCCTCTTCGAGCAGCTTAGTGCGGTCCAGTACGGTACTAAGCCGGTCCCAGGAACGACGGGAAGGATATACCTTATTGGGTTCAAAATCAGACAAGTGTTCGAGATGATTGCGATTGTTGTTCACAAAATCCCATACTGTAACAGCAACACGGTCCTTTGCCCAATCAAGCCAATCTTCTACGGTGGGCTCTACATCATAGACAGTCCAGCGATCAATCTCGGCAGGGTCCATCTCTCCAACCTGATACTGTTCGCCATGCTCGCCGCCATTGATGGCAGCGCACACAACTGTACCAGGGTGCAGTCGATTTCCGTTGAGGGTGCGACTGTCGGTAAGCTGGAAGATGCCCTGACGGACCTCTGGCGTAGCACGGTCTACTTCATCAAGGAACAGGATGCAAGGATTATCACATGCAAACTGAAACCAATCAGGAGGACAGAAGGAAGTAACATCGCCGTCTGTCTTAGGTAGACCGATCAGGTCGCCCTCTGTCATTTGACTAGCGCGGCGCTCGATTACCCGGTATGCAGGCAGATCTGTCTTGTCGTCGCGCACTACGATACGTTTGTCATCCCAAGCCAACTTCTCAGCAGTCTGATACACTACCTGTGACTTGCCAATGCCGTGCCTTCCGCGCAGCATAATGGGATAGATTTTACTGTCTTGTTCCCCCGTGATAACGAAGGGTGCAACCAGTGAAAATGTTTTGAAATCAATCGCCATTTATTTTTCCTCTTTCTCGATTGTTATGATACTATTGTAGCAAATGTTTGCGCTGTTGTCAAGTATTTTCTTTCTCAATGATTTCAATGACTTGCGTTTCCTTGTACTATAAGTAGTTGATTTCATTGGATAAAAAATATTTTCGATTGCTGAAATATTGTTAGGCTACTGCCTGTTCTTCTGTTATTTCTTCGCGGGCTTGGGCTTCTTCCTCATGACGACGAACCACGTAGTAATGACCTTCGTCTCTCAGCCTTTGGCGAAAACGCTTTATCGTGTCTTTGTCTGGTTCGTCAAACCAACCATCAGGAGGCTCAACTTTCTCTGAAGGCACAGCAATATCGTACTCATGTCTTTGCCTTTCGTTATAGCACAAATCAGGGTGATAGGGCATGCCGACTTCCAAGTTAGTGTACCCATAGCGATCTTTGACTTGCATCTTTGCAACGAAACAGTTAGTGCCGTAATAGTTCTTTTTGTTCTGGTGATCAATCCTGTCCCACACAATATGAGTTATGAACCCCACCGCTGGAACAACATTGTAGTTTTCATCGTAGTATTCCTCAAGATGAATGAGAGCACCGATTCCAAGTCCAGTCGCCTTGATATGCTCATACGCGGCTGCGCGATATACAATAGCAAGGTCAGTCTCTACTTCGAGATGCGCTTTTATCTCTTCACAGGTTGTGACGTTGTGACCTTCTCTTCTACAATAGCTACAAGAGCGCGTTTTCTTGTTCTTCTGTTCTCTATCGTATTGGGCAACATAATAGCTATCATCGCCGTTCTCTTTACGATCTTTTTCTATACTCTTTGCTCTGTCGGGACAACTAGACCTATTGTGTCCTCTTTCCCAACAATGGCTGCAAGTTACAGTGCGAATGTAGTTGCCCTGTTCATCTCTAAAATATGTCATCCAGATCCTCTCTCATTTTTTGAACGTGCTCCCATTATAGCACGGTCGATTACGATTGTCAAGAAAAAAATTTCCTCAATGATTTCCGGCACTTACCACTGTTACGTTCGGTGGAATGTCCGGGTTGCAGGGAAATGTTTTATGTTCTCCGTCTGTTGTTATTATAGTAATATATTTTGCCTTGTCATATTGTCGCGTGAACCTAGCTATAACAACACCACAAAACTCCTGCTTGTACAGATCAAGGAACTCAACACTGAGCTTATATCCCTTATAATCTACTCTCACCAGATCACCCACCTTCACTGATAACCTCCGGTTCATTTTCTTCTGTTACCCAGGCATATTGACCATCATCCCACACAGCCCAATATCTAACTTCTTCTTCTCTCTTGCAAGGATCATGGGGATTTTCCACGATCACATGCTCGATCTTGCAGATAAGCCCGGTGCTGACTGGACCTCCGCACTCCATATTATCTACACACTGTATCAAATCACCGACTTGCATTTATGATCTCCAAGTCCATTTCAAGATACCTACGCGGGTGTTTGAATCCGTTGAGCTTGATTCCCCACGTACAAGATTCCTGACCACAGAGATCCTTGAGGTGAGGGATATTATTTCCGTAAGTTGTACATTCAATAACCAAGCCTATTGAACCTCTTGGCACGCCAATGGAAGCTCTCGTTATTCTTACTAAATCACCGATCCTCATAAAACCTTCAGACTCCACGCGCCCCACCAACTAACACCATCAAGCTCAGAGTACCCCGTGTTGAACCATTTGACCTCACATTCATATCTCAACTCTGGATTACAGTGCAGGCCAGGGCGGGTAGATTCTTTTACCTGTAATACGATGCCGCGCCAGTTTGTGTGACTGCCTGCCTGAACTAAATCACCGACTTGCACTTACAATCTCCAAACATGCGCCTGTCAAACGATGATACTCCACAGGATTCTCATACCTTACGACTATATCACCGAGAACTGGTTCTATTTTCCATACCATAGCTAGTTTCCCTTGTCGGGCTGCGCCAATGTAGGTGTTGATCACCAGATCTCCAACTCTGAAGTTTGGCATTTTACTCTTCCTCGATTACCACTGAAGCAGAACACTCTTGGCAACGAGCAGTAGCCAAGTCGGATTCAATCGGACAGCCAGAAGCCTCCATGATATCTAAACAGTCTCCATTTTCATCCAAGAACCAAGTCTCGGGGACCATAGCAGTCATGACAAACTCTTTATGATCAGGATTGTTAGGGCATCGCAGTTTCATATTTTTCTCTCTCTTTCTCGATTATTATGTTACCATTATATCAAATGGTCGCCCATTTGTCAAGTTTTTTTTCGCGCTCGATAAGTTCCCGTATTTGTTGAACATTTTCGATTGTCGCTGGAACTAAATGATCTTTTGATATCGCAAACATCGAACCAACCACATTTGACCAGTTGACAAAATAGTAATAGGGGTTCTCGTCCAACACTATGCCCAAGCCATAATCTTCAGAACTTATATCTTGCCATCTGCCTCCAGTCATCCTACCTACAGCAATAGGATCATAAACAACTAAATCACCGACTTTCACTTAGAACCCTCAAACCATCTTTGGCGTAAATACAAGTGATGCCAGGAAAACGAATCTCCCAACAGTCCCCTTCCCATGTCTCTCTGATAAGTACACCAATCTCCCCAACAGAACCTTTGGGTCCAAAACACGTTGTCTCTATTAGATCACCGACTTTCACTTACAACCTCCAAGTTCACAACATGAGTCCAAGTAGGATCGCTGCCGTCGAAGGGCACCCACCAAACACATCTGTCGCCTACGCGAGTTACAATGCCAAGCTGTCGTTCATCCTTACGACCAGCCCGATAGTTGTATAACACTAAATCACCGGCTTTCACTTAGCAACTCCAACTGGCTATAGGGCAGGGAAGTAGGTTGACCATCCCAAAAAACTTCGGCGCGCCTGAGAGACTCATGAATACTGTTGTCCGTGATTCTCAGGAATATCCCAACGTCGTCGCGTTGTTCAATGCCGTACCACTTTACTTTTACGAGATCTCCGCGCTTCATACTAATCTACTCTCAAGAATGGATCGCTTTGAAT